ATAACATTCGACGGCGTCCGCAGATACCTGTACGGTCTGTCTATGTGCAAAGGAAAGTACGACATTTCACGCTTGGACGATTCGTTCAGCGCAAAAATAAAAACACAGACGTCAATATGAGGATAACCGACAGCGGAATGGAAATCAACTCCGGAAGGAAACTCCCCGACGGTATGGCGAACGACCCGTCGCGCCGCTTCGTCTATGACAAGCACTGCGGCGGCAACACGCTGTGGGTTCTGCTGTGCAGTTTCAGGTCTTCCGAAATCGGGGTCTATGTGTCAGGCGTCCTGTTCGACAGAAAGTCATACGAAACGTCCGAATACATACCCGACCTGTTGGAGTTGCACAGGATTACGGAGAGACAGTGGGTTAACGGTATGCTGTCCGTCCACTATGAAAGGATATACAAGGGATATTTCGCGGGCGACTACGACAGGGCGGTCAGATTGGAAAAAATGGTCAGGGAATACCTGACACTTAACGGAGAGACCATAACGGACGATATGACGCTTTGTGAATCACACATATTGAAGTTGGATGAATACAACAAGTTTTTCCTATGAAAAGGTTTATGTTAACGGCACTTGCGGCGGCAATGTTCGGTTGCCAACCATACACCTCGACCGAAAGCGACAAGTGGGTCGTGGAGTCGAAGAATATCAACGGACGGGCGCAATGCGTCCTTGAACTTTCGGACGCGGAAAATCCGACCGACATCATACGCATAGAGGTCGGGGGGCACACATTCGACAGAGTGTCCGTGGGCGACACCTTGGATTGGCGCATCAAACACTGAAACTATGGCAAGGATAACAGACAGCGGAATCGCAAAGGAAGCGACGCGCAGGAAACTGCCGAATGGTTTTTACGAGACGCCGTACAGGAAGTATTTCTTCGACTGCGCTTCGAGGGACTGCGACAGGGTGCTTTCCGTAAGGTTCAACAAAGGCAAAGTCTTCGGCGGCGACCCCAAACTACGGATATGCGTCATATTCGACAACGACATCGGCAACGTGTCGGACGACCTCCGTCCAATCATATTGGACGTATGCGCAATCGACGGAACGGAGATATGGTTCGCGAAACACAACAGGGAATGGATGTATTCTGTGGGAATCGGGAAAAAATACGAAATATGCCGCAGGGCGGAGAAATTTCTCTTGGAGTATATCGAAACCTATTTCGGTGTCGAATTGGCGGGGTGGGAAATGGAGAATATCAACATCTGCACACCGGAGGACGTCGTGAAATATATACAGAGGTTCGAGTAACAGTTCATATAACGACTATGGCAAGGATAACTGACAGCGGAATGGGGGACGACGTTCTCAAGAGGAAACTGCCCGAAGGGTTGAAGGAGAACTCACACAGGAGGTATTTCTTCGACCCGTACTGCGGTGAGGGTGACCGCGTGCTTTTAATCAGGTTCGGTGAAACGGAGAGCAATTTCATTTCCCCGAAACTTTGGATAGGAATCATTTTTGAGTACGACAGACGCAATATGACAGCGGACCTTTTTGAACTTCTGCGGAAGTTCAACCTGTTCGACCGTTCCGATTTCAGATGGATTAAGCAGAACGGGGATTGGTTGTCCGACCACGGTCGCGGCGACATCTGCGAAACCGCCGTCAGGATTGAGGAAATGGTGTACGAATATCTCGGAAAATACACCGACTCCGACCTAAAAGGTTGGGAAATAGAAGTTATCGGCGTATACAAAATCAATGAGATTGTGGAATATAAGCAGAAAGAAATGGTATGAGGATAACGGATGCACAAATGGGCGAACGCCTGAAAAAAACGCTTCCTGAAGGTTTCAGTGAGAACAAGCGGAGAAAGTTCTTCTTCGACGACAACTGCGTGGAATGCGAATATCTCCTCTACATCTCATTCCGCAGGGGAAACGACGTTTCTGACTGCTTCCACGCAGGCATTTTCTTCGACGCCTGTTCCGACACATTGTCGGAGGAGGTCTGTGAGATACTGCACCTCGCTAAAAACTCGCGCAACCTCAACCATCTGTTTATGAGCGCGGACTTCGATTCGCCGATGACGTGCGGCGTCGCCGCGCTGTGCGGTGATGACAGGCAAAGAAGGGAAACGCTCAAGGAAAAACTAATCGGGTATTTGACCGACAGGAGGATTGTGGATATGGACGGACTTCACATCACACGCCTTGAGGTCATAAAGGCAAAGTCTTTCATATCGCTCGGCGTGCAGGATTATGAAACCTGACGCAGTTTCCATTATATTCAAATAAAAGGAAACGAAAAAGAAAATGAGGATAACGGAAAGCGGAATGGAAAACGGGTTATATGACACGAACTATGTGTTCGCCCACTATGGCGGCGTCGAGCACGACGGCGAAGGCAAACCCGTGCTGTTTTTCGTATTCACAATAAGAGGCATAATCGGCGAATACGACCCGTTCAGGGACAGAATTGAGACGCGCAGCGTGCAGGAAGTGTGCAGTATGCTGAAGTCCCACCCGTCGTGTCTGACGGTACTGCCGAGCAGGAACGTGCTCACGAGCAACTACACTTTCCACATAAAGACCGTGGTGTGCAACGGGGACGACCTCCTGATAGGGGCGTACAAGGAGTTCCTGATAGACCCAGAAGAGACCGCCGAACGCATTTCAAACTCAAGATACAGCATTCGGTTCGACAAATTCGGGCATTATTGTTATCTTGGATTGGTTAAAGCGGTATGAGACTGACGGACAGCGGAATTAGGAACGATGTTCTTACGGACACAGGCGTGGGGGTGCAATACTGCGGATTGTGCAGGGATTGGAACGAAACCGAAAAGGAGATTTTCATCGTCACGGTGAAGTGCCCGTTCCTGAATTTGGGCGTCGATGGCAACTTCGACATAGACGCGGAGGAATTGTCGGAAATGATGCGTGAGGGGAGCGGGGTCGTTTTTTACGCTACAGACAAAAGGCACACAAGACTGCACGGCGTGGGACGTATGTCGTTCGATGTGATAAACTCGATACACTACGGGGATTGGGCGTCATTGCATTGCGTGCACAACGTGGAGAAGTCCGACCCTCAAAAGGACGCTGGACTCCTTTCAGACGCCTCGTACATAGTTGCCATCGCAAAAAGAAGCGACAGATATATTTTTGAATTATATGAGATTGATGAATAGCGGAATATCGGATGCGTTGCACTGGCGAAACCCCGTGTTTGCGAATTGGTGCGGGATTGTCCCTGACAATGAAGGTAGTCCGTGCTGCTATTTCACATTCACGATAAGAGGTTCCGTCGAAACGGAGTTTTACGACAATGAACGCGTTTCATTCACACGGGCGGAGCTTACCGCGAAGGATGTGTGCGGAGTGCTCAAAACGCACCCGTCTTACCTGACTGTGGTTTCCGTGAAAAACGGAAGACTGTCAAAACTTGACAGCAGGTATTTCAAAATAGACAGCGATGCAATCTTGTTTGAGGACGACCGTTTCACGATAGGTGCATTCCACCGCGTCGTGCGCAACCCCGCCGCCGACGCCGAACTTATTTCGGACACAATGTTCAAGTGCTCAATCTCGAAAGTTGGGGAGGGGTGCTTTTTAAGATTAACCGAAACCGTATGAGAATAACAGACAGCAGGATTAAAAGCGATGTGCTCGGAGCGAACAATGTGTCGGTTTGGTACTGCGGCGCGGGCGTTCGTTCAAACATATACGAGTTCGCAGTTAAATGTCCAATCAGGTGCTTTGACGAAAACAGTTCGCGCAAAGCAATCGGCGCCGACATTGCCGCCGAAACCATAAATTCCGCCGCAGGTGACGGTGCGTTCATAACTATTATGAGGCAGCACCCCTGCTACAGGTCTAAAAGCAGGTTGGATGAACTTGAGTCCCGCACCTTCAGGATAACAGGTGCTCGGTCGGAGGGCGATTTCGCCGTGATTGAATGTGAATATCAGTATCGTCAGACAGACCCGCAGAGAGACGCCGACATCATTTCAAACGCGTCGTTCATTTGCCAACTTCGGAAATTCCGAGGTCTTTATTTTTTGGACATAATAGAAAAAGTATGAAAATAACTGACAGCGGTCTATCGGAATCTTTGCGTAACCAGAACATTGTGGAAGTCTTCCATTATGGGGATGTCCCTTGCGCCAACGGCGTCCCGACTTCGACGTTCCTTTTCCACATATATGGGGACATTGAGCAATTCACCTACACAGATGGGGAGTGCGAGATAATCAAGAGCGTAAAACCTATGAAAGCGCTCAAAGTGCTGAACAGGTTTGACGGATACATAATTGTGACAAAGAAACCGAACAGCGGCATACTTGCCGACGAGGTGTGCGACCGCTATTATGTCAAGGGCGCTGCTTGGTCTTATCTCAACAAATACCTCGTAATACAGGCGACGCACAGTCCTTTCTCGGATTCGGCAAAGGTCGCCGATATGCTTTCGTCAGTGAGGTTCGGTTGCTTGCTCGTCTGTTTCACATCTTCGTTCCACATAAGTCTGACTGAACTATGAGAATAACCGACAGCGGAATATCAAGTCAAATCTTGGACAAAAACAGGATATACGCGCAGTATATAAGGACGGCGCACGCCTACGGAAGACCCATTCACACGGAGTTCCTGTTCACGCTTGGTTGTTTCGGCGAGGACAGCGAACGCATAGCGGACGTTCTGAACTCGCGCCCCACGACATTGGTTTTCTACAAAAGCGCCGAACTCGACGGCACGCCGTCCAAAATCAACAATATGAAGCGGTTTGTATGGAACGTTATGTTTGCGTTCACAGCAAAGGGAAAACTGTGCCTGACGTGCAAGCACTGTTACCTGAATTGTGCGGAAAGCGACGCGCTCATCATATCGAACACGGATTGGAAGGTCACGCTCGACTACGGAAGAAAACCCGTGACGCGACTGCTTGTGTACGAAGTGCACAAAAAATGAATTTCCATTATATTCAATAAAACGATATATCATTGATATATCACACATATTATGAGGATAACTGAAAACAAACGGATTGCGGACACCATAACGGACAAGAACAGGGTCTATGCGGAATTTCTCGGAGTGAGGGAAAAGGCGGAGTTCCTGTTCACGCTCTACTGTTTCGGGGACGAGTCATTGTCGGTTGCGGATGTTATTAACGACAACGTGGGTGCTTACATATTCATAGACGACCTTGCCGTCGAGTCGAGAAATATGTCGAGGAGCGTGTATGCCGTAAGAAATGCGGTCGCATACGGAAACCGACTCGAACTCCAATGCTGGCACGAGAACCAAGACAATGACGCCGATAGCGACGCGATGAAAATATCGGAAATGAAATGGACTTGCGCCATCAGTCAGGACGGAAAAAACGGATGTCTTTTTATTGATTTGAATGAACTTATGAACGAAAACGACTGCGGAAAATGAGACTTACGGAAAGCGGAAACATATCGGACGCAATAACGGACAGGAACATCGTTGATATGGAGTTTCTGCATTCGAGAACTATACACGACGGGTACGATGCGTCGGTGACGCAGTATTTCTTCCTGCTAACGACCCCTTTTTTCGGGAAGGAAAGCGAAGCGGTCAAAAAGGAGATTGAACACAAGCACGCCTTCCTGTATGTGACGGACAACGGGAAGTTAGGAGATTTGATAAGCAAGACCTATGGAATCGCGTCGGTGAGCGCGGAGCGCGGACTGCTCAAAATGAAGATTGGCACGTTCGACGATGAGCAGATTAAGAGTATGGACGAGGCGAAATTCATAGCGTCTATGGTTTCCGAAAAACGGTTCAAGTTCGACTTGTCCCACCAGCCTTATCGTTATCTTAATATGACTGCAATATGAGACTGACTGAAAACAAAAACACATTGGACGCGATAACGGACAGGAACATCGTTGATATGGAGTTCCTGCGTTTGGACAGACTGTACGACATCAACCGAGTGTGGACTTCGTACATTTTCAAACTGACGACCACGTTTTTCGGGAAGGAGAGCGAATCCGTCGCAAAGAAATTGAAAGCGGGTTTCGCGTCCATACACTTCTTTACGCAAGGGAGGAAAAACGTATGCGACAACCGCCACAATTTTGAGGTTATGTCATCGCAATGCTTCGGAGAGACGCTCGAAATTGTTTTCCAAACCCCGGCGTATACATTTTCGGGGGTTATCACCGACGCGAAAAAGTTAGCGGCGGAGGTGTCCTCGAAGCGATTTGTATTTGAAGACAGCGGCATCGACGACGACCCTTATTTTTACCTTTACGCCATCGCCTTATGAAATTGAGTGATAACAGGAATTTTTCAAAACAATGCAGGACGCTTGGCAGTGACCAAGTGTGGGTGCATTTCGACGGGGTGGACAAGCGCCGCGAGACGCACTACGGAGGCGAGGTGTTATCCAACGAGTACAAATTCACGCTGTACACATCGTTTTTCGGAAAGCACCCTGAAGAGACTGTCGGAAAAATCGGATGCAGGTATGTGGAACTGTATTTCAACGATATTATGAAATGCCATTACTATCCGTACAGGGGTTACGTTTATATGGTGAAGGCGGTCGGCGGTGAACTTGCCCTGTCATTCTCGTTCATCGACCCCGCCGCTATGAAGGGTGAGTCATCTGCATTTGATTTCGCGGAGAAAGTCTCATCGGCGAAAGTCGGTTTTGAAATCGAGGAAGGAGAGTGTTGGATGAACATAAAACTGAAGGAACTATGCGAATAAGCGATAGCAATAATATGACAACACTCAAGTCCCTGTTCGACGATATATGCGATTTCTTTGACAAGAATCCGAAGTATGGCGTCCAACAGGTTGTTTCGTTATACAACGACGGGTGTGTGATGCCGGACACTGTTGTGGGTGTCGTGATAAAGAACAAAAAAAATGGAAATCACAACAAACACTCTTGTCGCATACATTCCTGTCGAATTGAAAATGGTGGACGGTGATATGAAGACAATCTGCGACACATTGCTTGCGTTCCAAAACAAAAACTCCACGACAGCGGTCGATTTTTACGGGAACAGCGGATTGGTGAAAGCGTGGAAATACCCGAAGTCCGACCAAAACGACTTTGCAGAAGTCGCCGCGTGCAGGAAACTGATTGTCAAATACCTGTCCGACAGGTCTGCGAAAATCAAACACCGAAACATAACCGTGACAAGTATGGGTGTCTATGACATAGACACATTTGAAATCAAATGGAGAGCGACGTTCAAAATGGAAGGACTATGAGACTGACTGACAACAAAAATATTTCGCAGAACCTGTTGGACGCCAACCGTGTAAAGGTGCGAACGACTGGAACGTACAACGATATGTGCCGCGGACGGCAATTTTACTTTTTCACGCTGCACACAAAGTTCTTCGGTGAAAAAAGCGCCGAAGTCCTGAACAACGTGAGAAACAGGTACACAAGACTCATACTCTGCAACATTTTTGAAAAACATAACGACCTTTCGTGTATGAAATACATTGTGAACGACGGGAAGGTTGAAAACGGAGGGTTGACGTTGGAGTTCGAGACCTCTATGCCCAATATGAACTGCGACAGGGCGGAGACCCTTTGTGAAATCCTGTCGAATGAATTTGTGAGGTTCGACATCGACATAGAGAGAGGCAATGAGGTGATGTATATCAAAATGCACAAATGCTATGAGACTGACTGAAAACAAGGATATGGCAAGGGCGATGGAGGACAGAAACGCCGTTGAGATGATGTTCAACGGCACGTTCCCGACAGGACGGAGGGGCAAGTACATATTCACCGTCAGGAGCAAGTTCTATGGCGTGCATACAAAGGACGTCGTTGAACAGATATATAAATTGCAAATGGGGGTTCACACGATAAGGGGTATGGCGCTTTTCATCAACAGGGCGAACTCCTGCTACTCAAAACTCAACGCGCTTGAGACCTTTATATTCACAGTGGACGCCATCGACAGGGACGACGACAACATAGTCATACAGATTTCAACGGATGCGTATCCCGACTACGAGTGCGCCCAATATGACGCGGAGGTCGTTTCAGGAACAAGGTTTGATATTGATGTAGTAAAGACAAATGCGGATTTCATTTACGTAAATATGTACGAGATTTATGAGACTGACTGACAACAAAGATATTTCGCGTAATCTGCTTGACAAACACCACGTGAATGTGAAGTTCCTCGGCACGAATTGGGCGGATGACATCAGCGTGGACAACAGAGAATTGGTGCGGTATTTCTTCACGCTGCACACAAGGTTCTTCGGAAACAAAAGCGGGGAAGTCCTGAACAACGTGAGAAACAGGTACACAAGACTCAAGCTGTACGGAATCTTGGACGAACGCGGCAATGACGAATTTCCGAAGGTGTACACTGTCGAAGGCGGCAATGTTGTAGACGGAGAACTGATATTGCAACTTATAACGTGCGACTTTCGTATGACGCAAGAAATGGCGGAGCGACTTTGCAAATTACTGTCGGACGAAACCGTGGATTTCGACATAGAGAAAGGCAACGTGGTGATGTATATCAAAATGCTGAAACATTATGAGAATCACTGAAAGCAAAAACGTATTTGACGCGGCGATGGACAAAAACAGCGTGTTTGTCAAATTCGACGGAATAAACATTCTGACGGAAGATGAGTACGAAAACCCATTGGACAATATGAATTTCACAATCGTGAAGAAAGAGTGGGCATTCACTATGCGCACGAGATACTTCGGCGATAACTCCAAGACCATTCTCGACAAGATATACAACAAGCACGCGTCTTTGTACCTCGAAAAGGTTGTTGAGAAATACAAATACTATAATTGGAAAGCGGACATTGTATCCGCGGATGTCGCGGGCGATGTGCTTGAAATGCGGTTTGCATTTACGCAGATGGTTCCTTTCTCGCAGACAGTTCCTTTCTGCAACGATGAGGACGCTGTGGAGTTCGCAGTCAAGATGTCGGAAACAAGAATGCGTTTCTGGACTGCTGGAGGCAATGGTTGGATGAACATAACAGCGGAACTATGCGGATAAGCGATTTGTCAAACCTTTCAGAACTCGTCACCGACAGGAACACCGTGTTTATGCAGTATATAGGCGTGGAGGTTCTGCATTGCGACTGCTTCACGCAGATACGCAACAAATTTGTACTCACAACACCATTCTTCGGAAAGTACTCGGAGGAAATCGCACGCACAATGGACGGGAAAGCGGCATACCTGCACATAATGGAGGACGAATTTCACAAGATGGGTGACGTGAAATGCACCCTGTACAACATACAGTCCGTGAAGTGTATCGGTGAAAAAATCAAACTTGAACTTCTAACTCATAGGAGCAATCGTCCAAAGGACGACCTGCAAAATGAAGCGGACAAGATTTCAAACACAAGGTTCAGATTCGTATGGCAAAAGTTCTTGAATGGAATGAATTACGACCTGATTATGATACGTGTCAAAGATTGAAAAAAATTGCATTATATTCAATAAAAAGGAAAAGTTATGGAAAATGTTTTTTATGTAATCGCAATCGCACTGCTTGTATGTGCAGTCCCACTCGTCCTGTCGTTATGTATGGAGTACCTGCCGTTCATATTTGACAGGAAGGCGTGGAGAACCTACAAGAAATGTATGAACTCGGAAGCGAAACTCAACACAATATTGGATGAGGTCGTGGCGGGCGAACTGTCGCACATTGAGTTCTACTTGTATGAGGAACTCAACTATAAGGCGTATATCGTCACCACACCGACACGCAACTATTTCGGAATCATTGACGGGGAGAACAAGGAAGTCCTGTTCACCTCGTTTTGGACATTTCACGCAAAAAGACTTGTCTCAAAACTGAAAGGCGGTTCAAAATGAGACTGACGGAAACCGACCTTATCAAGAGTGAGAAAAAGGAATGCTTGCAGTTCAAACTGTATGGTGGCGACTTTCCGTTTATGTTTATGCTGAACACAAAAAGCACAAGCATAAGCGGAACCTGTCTTGTCGGAGCGGTCTGTTTACAAGTACAACCGCGAACTCAATGATGCGTATGTGCATATCAAAATCATTGACATCAGAAAAATTTCTTCAAATTTGTGGTGATTTTTTTGATTTTTTTCATTATATTCAATAAAACGATATATCATTGATATATCATAAAAATTGAAAACTATGGAAGTAACGATTGAGAAAAAAATCAGCATCAAGCACTGCAACGACTGCCCGTTCTTTTATGTGCATACCGACACGAGCGTCTGCTTTGACAGTTTTGACGAACCGAACTATGATTGGTTCTGCACGCACGAAAAGGCGGTCAATTCGGGTACCGAACTTGAACAATACAACGAGAACGGCAAAGTTTCTCTCGGAGGCTCATACAACAACTTCGCCAAATGCGAAATCCCGACTTGGTGTCCCCTCAAAAAATAAGACCTATGGAAAAGAAGAAAGTGTATCTCGCATCGTCTATGTCACCGCGTTTCAGGGAGACAATCGCCGCCGCAGCGGAAATCCTGCGCGGTCGGTTCAGCGACGTGTATGTGCCGATGGAGCATTTCGTCAAGAACGCGTGGGACTACCCGAACAACGAATGGGGTCTGATGGTGTTCCAAAACGACCTGAACGCGATTGACTCGTGCGAATATGTGGTTCTCCTCAACTACGGTCGCGCCAACACTACGGCGGGGTGCGCTTGGGAAGCGGGATATGCGTTCGCGAGCGGGAAAAAGGTGTTCGTGGTGGACATCAACGAGATAAAGGGTGAGGAGGTGGAGGAAGGCGACATAGACAGGGACTTCGTCACTTCGCTTATGATAGAGAACGGCAGATATGCAACCATAGAGGGACTTGACGGACTTGCCCGCTACAACTTCTATGAACTGCCGAAAACGAGAACAAGATTTGAACAGAAATAACAATAAAAACAAACGAATATGGAAAACAATACAAATGAAAATCAGGAAAAGAACGGGACACGGAAACCCGACCTTACAAAAATCGACCCCTCGCAGGTCACAATCGTAAAGGACACCATCAAACCGCTCGGAGAACTCGACACCGCCATCGACCCGAACACGGGTATTGAGGTGAACATCAGGGACGTGCGTGAGCGGGTGGACGTGGCACGCGGCAGCGTACACGCGATGAACCCCTGTTTCGGAGCGTTGCTTGAGTACGTCAACTTCATCTACACCTTCGACGTCCCCACGCAGGCGACCGACGGAACCCGCCTTTTCATCAACCCGACTTGGACGAACACACTCACGGACGGCGAAATCCGTTTCGTGATGATTCACGAGTTGTTGCACTGCGTGTTCAACCACCTGAAAAGGGGTCGCGGACACGACAAACGACTCGCCAACATCGCGGCGGACTTTGAGGTGAACGGCGCCGCGTTCATCGACAAGTTCGTCAATCAGGGGCAACTCGACCATATCGGGGCGTACTATGCGGAGAAATATACCAAACACCCCGACACGAAGGAAAGCGACCTGTGGTCGTATGAAATGATTTACAACGACGTCATCAACCGCAAAGACCTAAAGGTCGAGGCGCCGATGTTGGACATCGTTTGGCCAAAGTCAACGGGCGGCGGCAACATTGAGCGGGTTCCTTCGTCTGCGGAGTTCAAGAAAGGGTTTGCCGACGCTATGCACAAAATCAACGAAATCCTTGAGCAGAACTATCGCAAGATGTCCAAGAGACTCGGCGACAAGTACACGAAGGACGACGTGTCACGCGCCCTTGAAAATTCAGAGAAGGCAATCCAAAAAATCAGAAAGACCCCGAAGCGTGACGACTTTCAGAAACTGATTGACAGAATTGTCGGAAGCGGCAACTACAGCGACAAGGAAAAGAATATGATTGCCGACATCCTGAAAACCGCACAGCGGAACGGAACGAAAACCACAAGCGTCCCCCTGATGGGGTTTATGCAGAACACAATGGGTTTTGCGAGCAGTCCGAGCGATGGCGGAAAAGACCTTCAGGATTGGATTGTCGAGCGTATGGGTGAGGGAAAGAAGTCACAAAGCGCTCTCACACAAGAAGAGGAGGAAAAGGCACGCCAAATTTTTGAAGCGGTCAACAAAATCGTCCATAACTACGACGACTTCGACGCAGACCGAGACATCGAGGACGACTACAAGACCTACAATCAGGGTTGGGACTACGCCATTGACAATGCCTGCTCGCAGATTAAGCAACTTGTCGCAACCATCGCGGGCGACCCGATGGGTGGTCTCGGTGGTATGCTCTCACAGATGGGCGGCAAACAGTTCAGACCCGCTCTCCCCGCCGACGCGGAGGATTTGAACATCCCAAGACCCCCGCATTATGAACTCTACCTCAATCAGGGGAAAGGCGGCACAGGCGACAAGACGAAAAGACTTTCAAACGAAGACATCATCAGTCAGCAGGAAGGCGCCAACATCGCAAGAAAAGCGGGTTACAAGGGCGAGTTCACAAAAGAGGAGGAACTTGACGACATCGAATCCAAGTGGGAGGAACTTTCAAGTCAGATGGCAGGCAAGGAGGGTTCGCAACTCATCACACGCCACCTGAAGGACATCGAGGCATCCCGCTATAACTGGCAGCACGAACTCCGCAAACTGATGAACCGCGCAATGAGCAATTCATTGAAGTTCAGAAACGAGTGGGGCGAGAAAAGAGGTCTTGCGCGCGACACGATGACACTGAAGCACAAGACCAACAACGATGCAATCAAGGACGTCGTGTTTCTCGTGGACTGTTCGGGTTCCATCTCCGACAAGACCTTGAGCAACCTGTTGGCGGAGTGCTATGCAATCACAAAGAAGTGCAACGTATATGACGTGACCTACGCATACTTCACCACCCGCGTCGAACTCGTCGAGACCACCAACACGAGACTTGCGGGGAAAATCAGCGACGCTGCGGTTATGCTGCTCAAGAGATGCGACAAGCACGCGAAGGGCGGGCACATCACTGGCGGCACGGACTTCAAGAACGCCCTCGATTGGGTATCCGAGAACGGCGGCGCCCGCTGCGTGGTTATGTTCACCGACGGTTACGACGAGGTTGTTCCGAAACCACACAGCGTGAAGAACCTCATTTGGGGCGTCTATGACAACCCCGACTTCAAGTCCGCGGACAACTCACGCGTGGTCTATCTCACGACCCAAAACGAATAATATGAGAATCAGCGACACGAACATTATTGAACAGGAGGTCACGCTTGAAAGTCTCCACGAGGCGTTCAAGGAACGCTTCCACAAATACCTGTCAAAGGTGTTTTTCAGCGAAGACCCCTGCTATTACATAATCTCGTTCAGGGACAATTACATCTACGCGCCCGCCAACAAACTGCAAAAATACTTTCCAAGACCGAACGATTATTGGAACGTAAAACGTATGTTAAGGGACATTGAGGACGCGGTGATATACAAACCCGACGTCCTGCACCCCGAAGACATCACACACATAAACGAAGTCATCAAAAAAAGCAAGAAGTTGCAAAAGGAACTCCCCTATGTGTTTGACGCGGCGATGGACAATGCCAATAAGAATTTGGCAAGGCAGAACCTGATGGAGCAATACGGCATCTGCGGAAAGAACAAGGAGTACCTTGAAAGTCTGTATGAGAAAATCAGGTGCGCTATGGAAAAATGCAATGTCACGGAAAACACTGTCACAAGATGTGTTTTTGACTTGATACCGAATGCGGACGAAGTTCTCCGTGACATCATCCGCCTTGTGTTCACCTCATACATCAGGAACCCGATAGAAGGTCGCACCATACTCGCCGTACATCTGATAACACGGATGGATGACGGCAAGTACAACTATGAGCAGCAGTTTGACTGCTTTGGTGATATACGGCGTGCATTGTGCGTACACCAACTTTTACGCAACACCGATTTTGACAATATGATTGAAATCATATTGGATGATAAGAATGGAAACGATGGGTTAGGTTGGGAGAAATATACGTTCAAAGACTATGATGATGACACCTATACTTTCATTGAGTGCCTTATAGACAAAATGTGTGAACATATCACCGAGAAGGATGTGGAGCGGTACAAGAGGCGTGCGAAGAAGAACATTGACAACAAAATCAGCACCGAAAGATTTTAAGCGATGAGACTGACCGAAACCGAATTTATGTCGCCCTACACATTGGTCGCCCTGCACGAGACCTTCGCGCCGAGATACTATGACTACATATCAAAGATTTATATCGGCGACGACCCGTTCTTCATCACGGATGATGCGTTCTACATAGAGCGTCTTTACAAATTGACATCTATGCTCGTTGACGCATTCGCCCACAACGGCGGTATCCAAAAGTTCGGTTATGATGACGTCACCTCCGCAACTTGGTGCATTGTCCTGTATGCTATGCACGGCGAGGATTATGTGGATGATGTGAACATTGAGCGCACGGAACGCCTCTTTTCTGCGGACGTGGAGTTCGCCAAGAGTGTGTTCAAACTGTTTGACAGTGCGATTGAAAGCGCGGAACTGTCGCTCAAAAAAGACGACCTGATTTCAAAGCACGCTATGGAGGGTAAGAACAGGGAGTTCATTGAAAACCTCCGCGTTTCCATAATGTCCGATATGAACCTTATGTACTGTGACCTGTTCAACGACCCTATGCTCACACACACGTTCACAATAAATGATGTGGTCAATGAGGTGTTGAGGTATGCGTTCACGACAAAGATGGTGCATCCAATGGGTTTGGGCAAACGGGTGTTGGTGGCGGACACAATCGTCAGGTATTATAATATGTACAAAAATGACGGTTGTGAAAAAAACCCCAACATAGAGTGGAGCGTGGTTATGTCGCTTTGCAACCATATCGTCTGCAAAAGCAAGGGGGTCGGTGCTATGTACGACCAATATGCGGAGGCGGGTTACAGCGGTGACGAATGCTATGACAACTCCTACCTGCCGAAGATTGTTACCGCAATCTGCGACAGGATTAACACCATCGGAACGAAACAGATTGACAAGTACAAGAGGAATTTGAGGGAAAATCTGAAAAAATGTTCCGAAACACAAAAATAATGAGAAATTTTATTATATTCAATAGGAAACCTTTTTATTAACCAAAAACAAAAAACTATGTTTGACAACGTATTCAACGGAATGTTCCGTACAGTGAAACAAGGATGGTGCCGTCTGACGCTCAACGGCGACATCGCGGTCAAGTGCGACAACAAGTACAAGACCTACAACGTGAAGAAAGGAACCCTCACCAATGTGAGCAACTTCTGCTTTGACGTGGGCGAGGATATGTTCTTCGTACTCCCGACAAACAAGGTGAAGGTCGGTGACATCATCATCGTCAACGACGAACCGAAGTGCGTGATTGACGCCGACAAGAACGACATCACGGTCATTGACTACAAGTCATCCGAAATCAAACACATCGTCCCCGAACGCCACATCTTTATGGGCAAGACCTATTTCTACGGAAAGATTGTCTCTATGTTCGGCGACCTCAAATCTGGCAAGGGCGTGGGCAACATTATGAAGATGATGATGATGTCCAAGATGATGGGCGGCTGCAATGCCAACCCCCTCACGGGCGGCAGCAACGGTCTCGGTCAGATGATGGCGATGTCAATGCTTATGGGCGGCGGCAATGCCAACCCCTTTGAGGGAATGTTTGACTTTGACCTTGACACCGACATTTGCGACTGCGATGACGAGGACGAGGACGAAGTGGAAACCAAACCCGTCAAGAAGTCAAAGAAAACCGTTAAAGTTGAGGAGGACTAATTATGGGTGCAGGAAGTTGGAACGAAGCATCATACCGTGATTACAGCGTGTCTGCTGGCAAATCATATTGCGCAAAGACACGCAAGGTCAGCGGTCAGGTGTTCAAGCAAAACAACATTGACAAGTCTCTTGACCCGAAACTTTTCAGCATCAGGGAGTGTGTCAATTCCGAAGAACACCCGAACACCATCCCCATCATCCTCGCTCTTGACGTGACGGGTTCTATGGGTGCGTCCTGTCAGGAGTGCGCGGAGTCTCTCAACGTCATTATGACGAACCTCTACAAGAAGTACAAGGACATTGAGTTCTGCGTAATGGGAATCGGCGACCTCGCCTATGACGAGGCACCCATCCAGATGTCGCAGTTCGAGTCTGACATCCGCATCGCGGAGGCATTGGACAAAATCTATATGGAACACGGCGGAGGCGGAAACGCCTATGAGAGTTACACCGCCGCGTGGTATATGGGTCTGAAACGAACCGCGCTTGACGCTTTTGACAAGCAGTGTCGCAAGGGCATCATCATCACGATGGGTGACGAACCCCTCAACCCCTACCTCCCGAAAGAGGAGTTGAACGAGAGCGTGAACGGAACCGAACAGGGAAATGTTGAGACACCCGAACTTTACAGGGTCGCAAGCGAGAAGTTTGACATCTTCCACATCGCCGTTGACGACTCACGGAACTGCTATCGCGCTTACAAGGAGGACATCCAAAAGACCTTCGGTGAAATTCTCGGAAACCGCCTGAAAGTATCAACTGTCAATATGCTCTCACAGACCATTGAGGACTGCATTGACGAGTCATTGAACGGAGTGTGCCAACGCTCCGCAGTGAACGAAGGCGAACTCACTTGGTAAACAAAACGCAATATGAAAGCACGGATAATAATCGGAAGCAACTATGGTGACGAGGGCAAGGGGACTGTCACCGCAAAATACGCAAAAAGCGCGGAGGGTTCCGTATTGAACGTCCTCACCAACGGAGGGGCGCAGAGAGGACATTCAGTCCTCACAAAGAACGGGAGTATCACCTATCAGCACTTCGGTTCGGCAACCCACCTCAACGCCGACAACTATTATTCGTGCTTTTTCATATTGAACCCTATGCAGTTCAGGATTGAGTATGACTCCCTGATTGTGAAACCGAAGATTATGCGTGACAAAAACTGCCGATGGAGTACTCCATACGATATGATGGCAAACGCAATATCGGAGGAACAGAAAGGCACCCACGCGACTTGCGGTATGGGGATATGGAATACCATCAAACGCTACCGAGACTGTTCAACAAGGGCGCTTGATGAGTTTGTCTCCCTGCCTGTCCGTATGCAGTTGGAACACCTCCACAATGTCAAGTCCTATTATGAGAGAACCTTGCGGGTTCCGACCCATTGGCTGGACGTGTGGGATTCCGACACCATCGTTCAGGCGTTCCTGTCCGACTGCAAGTTTCTTGCTGACACAGCAGAACCTGTGGAGGTGGAGGAACTCAAATACGACAACCTCCTGTTTGAGAACGGGCAGGGTCTGCTCCTTTCCGACACAGGGTTCAACACCTATGACACCACCCCGTCAAACACGGGCATCGCATACGCACTGTCAATCCTGAACAAAATGGGTGCCGCCCATATTGACGGAACCCCCAATCAGGGTACAATCCTGACCGCGCATTATGTGACAAGACCCTATCTGACACGGCACGGTGACGGCGGTATGCTGTCGGAAAGTTTGCGGTCGGACATCTCATCCTCTGTTGATGAGGACAGGACGAACCATTGGAACAGCTTTCAGGGTGAGTTCCGATACGGTCATCTTGACATAAATAAACTGAAAGAGCGCATTGAACAGAACGCTTTGAATGTCCCCTATGTCGTTGAGGTCACACACTGCGACGAGATGGACAGGGTTGGAGAGTTCAAAAAAGCGTTCAAGGACGTGAACATAACGGACAATCCTTTGGTATAGGATATGGCAAGACTGTCCGAAAGCGGAATAAAGGAAAGTGTCATTGGCGAATGGAAGTACGACGTGGTTGAGGAAATCTACGACGGCGACCTGAAATACGACCCGCATCTGCGGGGTTTCGAGAAAAGTTGCGCGGAGGTGCTTTGTGTGGAAACATCGCCGCCGTTCAAAAGACTGCTTGTGAGAATATACTACGTAGGGGGAAACCCGTACAGGAAGAACGTAAGAAGCGGAATCATAGAGAACATTCTTTCCATCAAAAAGGCGGAAGACGAATTGGACGGCAAGGAAAACAAGGAATCCAACATAGCGCAACTTCTGAAGTATTACATAATTGCGAAAAACGGAAGCGTGTTCAAAGACGCCAACTTCAATTTCCAAATCGAAAACTACAGGTTCCTGTATTGAAGCAAACCAAATATGTTATGAGACTGACTGACTCGCAGATGACAGACTGCCTGAAAAAGGACTTGGAACGCACGCTGATGTCGGAACTTGGAACACGCCTGATAAAAATGGCGAATGAAGCATTGAACAAGTCGGTGAGGGGAAGCGCGTCCTACATAGTTGTAGGAAGCGGGTGCGCCGACGCGATAAAAAAAGCGACTGAAAAACACAAAGACGATGAGACTGACAGACAGCGGCATAATTAAAGAGAACTTGCCGAAAAACGTGTGTTTGGAAAAAACTCCTTTTGGCAACACATATTTTTCCATAATGGACTGCTGTGAAGATATATGGACTGACAGGGTATTCGTAGTCTTTCCTGAAAAATACTGTATTCAGAAAAACACGAAAACAGTCGGTTTCGCCGTCTATTACGACAGAAACAACCTCACACCAAGTCTTATGCTTGCATTGTCGCATTTCAGAAAAAGCGATGAACTTCAAAATGAAATCGTATATAAGACGTATGTCAAAAGCAAAAAGTACAAAAAGGCGGTTTCGGCATTGAACGAATATGCGGAATTTGCGATAAACCTATGTTGGCATTGGAAAGATGTCCCGAAATATCAATTTGTGAAATATCCTAAACAATTTGCGCCTGTGTTTCGGCACCTGACAAACCCGTCACAACCAACAGAGTGCTTTCCTGAACTTCCTCTCTGACCTGTGAAAAATACAAACAAAATACAATCCTGCTATCAGCAGGATTTTTGTTTTTATAAATATAATCGGAATCTATTATATCACAATGGAAAATGTAAAGACCTACAACGATATGGTGAACGACAGGATAAGCGACGAAAAGGCGCTCGAATTGTTTGTCGAACTCTACAAAAAGAACCTCAACCTCACCGACAAGGAACGTGCCTTCGTGAACGAAAGCGTGAACGCGGACGAACTTCCCTGCGATGTGGACGCCATTGAAAAGACGATGGCGGAGATGCAGAACGAAGGGTTCCTCGGCGGTCTTGTCGGAGGAATCGGCGGTCTTGTCGCAGGCGACAAACTCGGCAAGGCGATTTGCAAGGCATTGGGTGTGACTACAGGTCCGCTCTATCAACTGCTCACCTCCAAAATCGTGATGACGGCAATCTGCACATACCTTGGAATAAAAATGTAGTTTATGGTACACATAAAGAGAATAGACGAAATGGTGGATACCCTGATTTCCTTTTTCAAGGATAACAGGAATGTGGACAAAACAGTGGACGTTGTCACGACTCTCATCGAGGACGGCGGTCGCACGAACGCGGAGGTTGTGTGGAGTGTCGAACTGAAGAATGACTATTTGGATTGGGCAGAAGTGGTTGCCACCGTGAAAAGTTCAGATTCCGACGCCTGCAAGGTCGGAGACAGTGTTGAAATTGAAATCTCCGAGGGTGACGACATCGACGATGTCGCGACAACAATAATGCAGGAGTTCGACAGGACAAACGGAAGATAATTCCGTGGAACGATATATCGTTAATATATCAAGGTTGGCGGTTGCCGACCTTTTTTGTTTATGATGACGAGAGTTTTTCTTTAACTGGCTTTTATAAATATAGAAAATAAAGCGTGATTATGAAAAACCACAGCATTCTTAAATACGATGATTTCGTGAATGAAAGTTTCGGCGACACAAAACTTGTCTTGTTTGAACCTATAAAAAACCACGGAAGTTACAACACAATTCACATAGAGGTGTATTACGAAAAGGGTTTTTACAGTTTCGGACAGAGAAAGGAGATTGAACGCGGCGTTTGGGTTCGCGTTGAACCTATGGAAAAAAGCGGCGACAGGGAGATATACACCCTGATAGGAAGCCCAGAGCATCCGACCATAGACGTTTGTGCGATGGAACTCGGCAGGATGAGCCAAACGAGGATGAACTCCGTCTACGAAAAGGTCAAAGAGATTTCTTCTGAAATCGCAAAACTTTATGATGAAAAGAAATTCACTGAAATAGAGATTATTCTGAAAAGTCTTTAATTTTAATGGATATGGCAGGCATTGTCTATCTTATATGCGACCCGCAAACTGAAACCTATAAAATAGGGGTGACCAAACGCGACATAAAGACTCGTCTCGATGAATTGCAGACAGGTAACTCCGCACAACTTTTCGTCGTGCATACCTATAAATGCGACGACCCCTACGGACTTGAAACTATGTTGCACAGAAGGTTCAGTCCAAAAGGAGCACTGAACGAATGGTTCTCGCTCGACTCGGACGATGTCAGCGGGTTCATAGAAACCTGCAAAAAAACGGAGGAAATAATAAAGTCCCTTTCCGACAATGTGTTCTTCGCAAAAGGCAGGAAAAGGAAAACTGAACTCATATAAATACAGAACAAACATTATGCCGCTCGACTATCCGAACTTCCTCCAGAAATTCAACAAATAACATAACAATAAAACACAATGGCATTCACACCACTTATAAGACCGTTAAACCCGCAGGGGACAACATTCTACACTTTTTCAAGCGCGGCAAGGGATTTGTCAAAATGCCTCGCCAACTCGCAGAAGGAGTTTGTGTTCTCGCATTTTGTCTGCATCGACATACCAGACATAATCAACGTGGCGAATTGGAACCACAACAGCGGGAGCGCATCGAGCAACAACAGTTCAATACTTCCGTCCACATACGACAAGAACTATTTTCAGTTCTGTGCGATAGACGATATGCTCGACCGATGCTACGGGGATTGGAACACGAGCGGTCACACTTCCGTCAAGACGTCGTCCCAACTGCTTGCCGAACTTTTGCAGGACTATGCCTACAACTTCGAGGAACTTCTGATTGACAAATCCGAAGACAATTCAACAGACCGCTCCGTTGCAGAGCGTGTCTTTTGGCATTTTATGGCGCAGACAGGCGCAATGAACTTCAAGTATGACGAAAACAAGGTGTCGCCTTCGCTTCTGAACAGGAACGAGAAGCGGTATGTCGAGGGAATCGACGAGGTGTTTGAGCACTATGACCCAGACACAAATACATATTCAGACCCGATAGACATCCCGTCTGAATACGCCTACAACAATGTGGTAAGATACATCGGCAACATAGACATCACCAACAATGTGGACATTGCCAACGAAGCGTACACCGAAATCTATGTGAACATACCGTCCGACGCAGGATGCACGCCGACAGTGCTTTTCAAAAGGGAAACTGACGGCAATATGCGTCCGCCGCATTATGAAGTCACACTGCACCAAGATTGGATACTCGGACAGACACAGTTGGACAACGCATACCCGGTTGACCTGCGTGCACTGTACGACACAAGGGACGCCAACGACACCGAATGCAGGTATCTCGTAAACTCAAACACCGAACCCAAAACAAGGGTGTATGAGAAAGACATAGACGCATATTGGAAATCATATTCGTACAAGACCGACTTTGACGGACTCTGCATAGACTTTGACGCCAACTCCTACAGGGAGATAACAATGGGCGGTCTTGCAGGTATGGACGACTTCAACAAGTCAAACAACTCCAAAAGTTTCCAATTCAATGCGGTGCTTGTATATTACGACATTGTCGACGTTTCGTCAGGAACCCGCACATCCAACCTATATGGGGTACTTTTCCTTGACGACATAAAATGCGAGAATTGGGACTATATGCAAAGATACCCGAAATATATGCCTGTCGCAGGCGTGCAGAACGGGAACAGCTATGGATTCAAACTGAACTTGAGAATCGACATAGAACCGAACAAGCAGGGCGTCACCACTCTCGTTAACGAATACAATACATTCTCGATGAGCCTGTTCGCCGACGCGATGACAAGACTCACCGAATGCACGGATATGTTCACAAGGGTCAGGGGCGCACTCACGAGGATTGAGAGCAGGTTGAGCGACATAGAGACCTTCACAAGCACTATGGCGAACTACGAGGCGCTCGTGAACACGGTTGCCGAAATCGAAAGGACGCTTGAGAACGCAAACTCCGCGTTCGCCGACAGGAACACACTCGTCGACCTCATAGCAAGGAATTGGGATGCCCTCAACTCCATAGTGAACGGAATGGCGAACGTGGAGTTGCAGTACAACACGGACGTCGTGCGCGGCGGATATGCCATAGACATAGACACGAGCACACCGAACAGGATAACTGTCGGAAACAGCACGAGCGGTTACAGTATGTGCAACCTCACGCTCTCGGACTCCACCGCCGCGAACCAATCAAGTCCGATAGACCTGACAGGTGGCGACAGGGGGGACAACAAGGTGAACTTCTACCTGAAACCTATGACCAATATGGTGAGGGTTTACACGATGCCGAACACCAATGCGGCATACGACATAATCATAAACGCCTATGACACCATCACCACGTGGAGAAACGGTCAGAACGTGAGGGTGGTTTTTCCCAACCTCACGCTTGAAAACCTCAACGGCAGGAACATCGTGTTCAGGACGAACCTTTCCGACGGGGAGGATTCCGACACCGCGGTGGAGGTGGTCGTGCCGTCGGACGACCTTATTGGCGACAGACCTATAATCGAATTTACCTGCACGGACAGCACGTTCTCGGATGCGGACTGCTTTGTGTATGACGTGTTGAGATAACCAAAAAAACATTTGATATGAAAAGAAAAAACACACCTTATCTTTTTGCCGCGCTTTCCGCAATGGTCGGTTTCGCCTGCGGTTCATTCTATTTTGCAACGCCGTTCGTGAGGTTCTCGTTCCTGCTTGTTGCTGTATTCTTCATCTCATACTTCTATGCGAGTTTGGAGCGATTCGGTTTCTATGACGACTTTGCTGGAGGCGAGGACGGAATTGAAATCGAAGATGGAGAACCTGACGATGAAATCACGGAGAACGAAACCGACGAAACAGAAAAGAGTGACGAAGATACGCAGGAATAGCGTTTTCTTGCCATTCCGCGGCATTTATCAAAAAAGTGATACAAGTTATAACAAAAAGAAAAAGCGGTCAAATTTGACCGCTTTATTCATTTTGTTGGTTTTCATTAGTTGTGGAATGTTTTATGGTGCCATTCGCTTGTGTCGAAACTGACAGTTTTGTTTCCGCTTCCGCGTGATGCGCTCCAATGGAAGCAGGAACGCTCAAGTCCGGAAAGGAACTCTTTCTGTCCGAGCATCTTGATTGCAGTTTCCGCGTCAATGCGTTTGTTGAAACGGTCTGTCATAACGAAACCGTCTTCATCAAGGCATCTTTGTATCTGCTCAATGTCATCATCCCTGTCCCCCCATTCTTTAAGAAGCGCGACATCGTCTTGCGTGAGTTTGTATCCGCTTTCGGAATGAGAACCGATGTTCTCATCGAATGACACGCTGACGCTCAACATACGGTTGTCGAGTTCTGCGTGCAGTGCGGAAACGATTGCATCAATTTCATTATCTTTCAGGTTTCCAGTGCTTTGGAAATGAACGTCAAGTGTATCATAATCAATGTCGAAATTGATATTGTTGTTGATTGAAATATCGGCATAGTCCCTTGTGCCAGACTGTATGTTCACCTCGTGTCCGAAATACGAGAAATACTCGTTGTTCGTCTTGGAGTTCACAATCCTGTGCACGAGTTTCTTCAAGAAGTTTTCCGAATAAGATTCGTTCAACTGACTACCGTGCAGTACATATTCATTTACTTTCAATATTTTCATTATATTTCATAATATTCTTCAGGATTTTTGTGAACTACCGCCACCCTAAAGGGTGTCGGCTTCGTGATTCAACGATGCTGATTGCTTTGAATGCCTTATAGCATCCAAAATCTTTTCCCGCATCTCCACACGCTTTGATTCGGTGCGCCCCACACCTACATTGTGGCACAAAGTGCCTACATTATTCTTATAGAACCAAACCATATTCTGTGCTGCGTGAACGTCTCTGTCCATTTCAACACCACAATCGCATTTGAATGTTCTGTCATAGACTTTCAGTTCATCGTGACAGCATCCGCATTTTGTGCAGACCTTTGTCGTTGGAACATATTTGTCCAAGACAACTACGTTTGGTTTGCTCTTCAGTTTTGATTTGACTCTTCCAAGAATTGAATGCTGAACCTTCTTTCCGTGACCGCTTTTATGCCACCTTGCAATCTGCTCGTCTTGGATTACAACTGTTTCATATTCAGTAAGTTTGTAAACAACTTTGTTTGTCAAATCATTTTTCTTGTTTGTCAGTTTTTCGTGTTCCTTGTTCAGTTGTGATTTGCACTTGCACCAGTTCTTTGACCCTTTTATTTTCTTATTCAACTTTCTTTGAAGTCTTTTAAGTCTGTCGCTTTCTTGAACTGACGCTTGTACCTTCTCACCGTTTGACAATGTGAATGTTGTCTCGCAACCGAAGTCAACACCTATTGTTTGGTTTATATATTGCTTGGTTTCCTTTGGAACATAGCATACAAATTGGATATAATATCCGCTTGCACGTTTCAACAGTCTTGCATTCGCATATTCAATCCCTTGTATGCTTGTGAATTGCTTCAACCCGTTGACAACCAATGCTTTTTTGATTCCTGCAACCTTGACCTTTTTGTTTGAGACAATCTTGTGACTTGTTCCATATTGTTTCAAGTCAATGATTGTTTCCTCTTTTGAGAATTTCAAATGTCCGCCTTTTTGGAATCCTTTGTTCGATAATGTTTTGATTGATTTTGCATTTGCAAGCATCCTTGACAACAAACATTGTCTTGACTGTGCGGAAAGGTATTGGATTTTCACATCAACATCATTCATATCCTTGTCCTTCTTGGTTATGGAAGTCAATTTTGTGTCGAACTTCGACAGTTTGTTTTGGTCGGATTGGTTAGACCAATTTATGATATAATTCTTGTACCACTTCTGTTCAAGGAATATGCGTTCCAACGCTTCCTTTTGTTTGTTGTTCAACGAGTTCTCTTGGATTTTGACATCAAAAGTCTTGCAGTCCATTCCAAGGTGTCTTGAAACGGTTGCACGCTTCGTTTCTGAAATGCAACTATTTTTTATAATTCTATCTTCTGATGTCAAAATTATTGTTTTTTGTTATATTTATAATGAAAAATAGTTTGTTCCGTTTCATATCCACCTTGAAAGGTGGAATCTTTCACGGAACATTTTTGTAAAAATCGTTCACGAAGTCTGCAAATTCCTTTGCGTCTATCTTCGCATAGTATATGCCGTATTCATTCTCGTCCTTGTCCCATCCGTGCGACTTCCTATAGTCGCTTTCAAGAACCTTGCCCTCTTCAACATAGTTGCCGCTTCCGATTTCTATCGGGTTGGACAGGTTTGTATGCACCCATCCACCACCAATCATATCCGACAGTGAAAATCCAACCCCGTCCATTTCCTTGAGAAAATTCAACGCATACGATTTGTTGAATTTTCCATTTTCGCCGAGAAATTCAGATGTTTCCATCCATCCCCGCACTTCACCTCCTTTTATGTCGAAGTCAAATTCAATATGTGATGAATTGCTGTCTGTTCCGTCATAATAACTTGAAGTCGCCCATTCCTTCATATTGCACGGTTTCAACTTCGCTTTCCATTCAAAATAACCGTTTCCGTCACTGTCTTTCAAGGGGTCTGTGATTTCTATTGTGTTCACGTCGATTTCAAGGTCGCCGAACATAACATTGTATCCTGCGCCAGCGCCTTCGTTTATGCGATGTGTTGAAAACATCTCGTCTATTTTCAGTATTTTCATAGTTTTGAGTTTATATTTTTTTTTTTCGGAATTATTCCATTGTCCACAATGCCTACATCGTGTACATATCATTTTCACGCTGACGTCTTTTGGAATTTTCCATATCCCTCAATGCCTGTTCAAAAAGTTCTCTTGGGGTTGCATAGTCGGCACGGAGTCTAAATTCGCCGCAAAAAAAGTAAGCGTCGTTTATTCTGATATTAAAGGCGTCCCGTCTTGTGACTATTTCATATAATCTCCAATCGTTCCCGTATTCTTCTCCGCCAATATCACCTTCTTTTTGCCCGTGAACACTATCGTTTCCATATTTTTTCTTTAGATATTCAACAAGTTCCATATCCTCTTCGGGTACATCGAACCACTTGAAATTCGTGTTTGCGTTTTCGATTCTGTAAGATGATTTTGTCATCTCGTCAATTCTCATTATGTGTGTCATAATCTTTGTATATTCTGTTTATTGCAGGTTCACGGGGTCAGTGACGAGGTAACTCGTGGTCGGGTCTATCGACACCATATTGCCAATCTGACCGATGAACGAGTTGCCCATCGTGACAGTCACGCTGTCCGCGTCGACAGACTTCACCTTGAATATGACGTTCTTGTATGTCATCTCGTTGAACTCGACTTTCGTCTGTATGAGATAACTCCTCGTCATATTGTCATTCTCAATCATAGTTCCGATGACAGGTTTGGTGACCATCATATTTCCGATTGCGAATGTCACCTTGTTGTTGCGTTCGTCATAGGCGGATGTTCTCGTCTCTATGACACTGATGTCATCGTTCGTGTTGAATCCGACGTCGGTCACATAGTCACCCTCGTCGAACTTGAGCGTGGCGGACTCCGCGGCACCGACTACCGTTGCGTTGTTGTTGATGTACTTGAACTTCTTGAGGAAGTCGAATATGTAGTCGATTGGGGGAACGTCCGAAACGGATGTGATGCCCTTGACGCCAGGTGATGCGTTGACCTCGATGATGTAGTTGTCGCCCGTGTTCTTGTCGGCAATCATATCCACTCCGCACCATTTGCACTTCACGGCGGCAGCGGTCTTGATTGCGAGTTCCTTCTGGTCGTCGCTCAACTTGAAACTTTCGATTGTGCCTCCGAGACTGAAGTTCGTGCGGAAGTCCCCGTCAATCTTGTTACGGCGCATAACACCGATAATCTCATAGTTTTCGGGGTTGTTGCTCAACCTTCCGTAGGACTTGTTGAAAACGTGGATACGGAGGTCGTAGTCGGACTCGATTTTGTTCTGCAAAAGTATCTCCGCGTTCGGAACGAGTTTGAACATCGTTTCAAGCGTGGACTTCAGACTCATATAGGAATCAATGATGAACACGCCTATCCCTTTCTTGCCGTCGAGGATTTTGCACACGACAGGAAAATTGCCACCGACTTTGTCGACCTTTTTCTTCAGCCGTTCGATGTCGTCCGATGTGACGACTGTCGTGAGGGGTGTCGGGATGTTCTCCGCTGACAGCACCTTGTATGTGGTGTACTTGTTCTCGCAGTTCTCATAACTCTCAAGTGTGTTGAGAACGAAAAACCCCCTGTACTCGAACTCCTTCAGGAAGTTCTTTGTGCGGGAGTTCTTCAAGATTGTAAGGCGTGGCAGAATGATTGTGTTGTCGGTGTTCACCTCGAACTCGTTGTCTATGCAGACGACCTTGAACTTCTTGTCGCTTATTTTTTCAAGCACCGCCGTTTCGGGGTCGGCATACAGGAACTTGATGCCCGTTTCCTTGCATTTCTCCTTGAGCATCTTGCAAAAAGTGGAATTTGTGATTGAACTCAAATAGAGCAGCTGCACACCGTTCACTTTTTTCGACTCCGTTATCAACTGATATTGCTGTGTGAATGATTTCATTGTTCGTCAATTTGGTTTGTTATATTTATACGAGTGTGACAAGGCATATAAATAATGGGAAGATATTTTCTGCTATGGACAAGCGACTTGAACGCATAAGACTATACAAAGGGAACGTGATGGATTTCGAGACCTATATGAAGGACAGGATTGAACAGACCAAGAAGGAAAACTCAATCACCGATGAAAAAAGGAAGAAAAACCTGAAACGGAAACTTGACAAACTGAACGAATCGTCAGTCAACTGATATATCGCAGATATATCGTGAATGTGAATACACAAGACCGCGTTAAGCATCAAGCGTAGAAACAAGAAACCCGTCTTTTCAGACGGGTTTCTTTTTTGTTCGGGATATGCCTCAATCGACTTCCATTTGGTTTTCGGTTTCGTCCATTTCATCGTCGGAAACTTCTTTCACCTTCATAATGGTTTCGTGCATATTCTCGATTTTTTCAAGTTTCTTTTCAAAATTGCGAGGGGGTTGCCTCTTCGAGCACCCGTTCAGAACGCACCTCGACCATTCAAGGTCATTTATGACAAGTCTCTGCTGTGCCTCGACTTCGATTGCCATATAGAGTTTATTCTGCAATTCGCTCATCTTTTTTCTGCAATCGTTCAATTCGTCCTTTGTCTCATTGTAGAGGCGTATCCATTCGTCACTTGCGGTCTTTTGGTTTTCCAAGTCCTTTGCAATCACCGCCTTTTCCGCCGCTTCCGCTTCCGCCGCTTTGAGGCGTTTGTTCTGTTTGTGGAAAAGAACACCGCCAGTTCCAAGTATTACTGCTATGAGACTTGAGAATGCTATGATTAGTTCGGTCATTTCCTGTAAGCGGTATATTCTTCAAAACAGGAAGGCGTCAGGGGATTAGAAACCCAAGATACCTCTCTTTGTGCGTCCGAGGATGCTGCTGATACGGTCATCCTGCTGCTTTTTGTCTTCCGACCACATTCTTGCCGAATCGGTGTCGACGCGTTCCACAACCATTGTGTTGTCGCGGAGGTCGCGGGTTGACCAGAAGTATTCGATTTCGTTGGTCGTGTTGATTTTGTAGAATTTGGACTCGTTCAGGATTTCCTGTTTTCTCTTGTCTGAAAGCCCATTCCATTTGTCACGGTAGACAGCTGGCATATTCTCGACAAGGTCAAGACCTTTCTTTGACTCATAGACGCTCTTCCACACAACATTTGCCTGTTCTTCGTTACCGACATTTGCCGTGTTCATAGCGACGGTGATTACGGCTTTTGTGTTTTCGTCAAGCGACTCGAACTCGTTTCTGCGTCCTTCGGAGAGGAAGTTGAGGAAATTGTCGGGTTTCACCTGACCGCTGTGCTTGTTGATAAGCGCGTCGATTTTTTCAGTGATTGACGATTTGTATTCATCGTTCGATTTGATTCCCTTGCGGATTTGTGCTGCCGCATTGCGTGTTTCTTCCACAGACTTGTTTGCTGCAAAAGAATCGCTGCTTTCATTGATTGCGCCTCCCTGCAATGCAGCTTTGTTTTCCACAACAAGCATTCCGTTCTGCTGCATACTTTCCACAATGCTGTCGGTTCTGTCGAAATTCTCGTTGAGTTTCTCTGCGAGATAGTCGTTGTGTGCATAATTCTCGTTGAGTTTCTCTGCGAGATAGTCGTTGTGTGCATAGTTGCGTTCGAGTTGTTCTGCGAGGTAGTCGCTGTGGTCGGCGGTTTTCTGCAATTCCTCCGCAAGATATTCGCTGTAATTCATACTCTTTTCCACATTTTCGGCAAGATAGTCGGCATAATCCGCCGTTGTCGCCACTTTTTCTGCAACATATTCGGAATATGCGATTCCCTTTTCGAGTTGTTCTGCGAGGTAGTCGCTGTGGTCGGCGGTTTTCTGAACCGTCTCTGCGAGGTAGTCGCTGTGGTCTGCAACTTTCTGCAACTGCTCTGCAAGATAATCGTTGTGGCTGATGTTTCCGTCGAGTTTTTCTGCAAGATAATTTCCGTAGTTGATTGCGTTTTCGAGATTCTCTGCAAGATAGTCGTTGTGGCGGTTGCTTTTTTCGAGTTCATTTGCGAGATAGTCGCTGTGGTCGCTCACCTTTTGAAGTTGTTCAGCGAGATAATTGACATATTCGCCGAGTTGTTTGGTGTCGGCAAACGTTCCGTTCGGTTTTCCGATTTTTCCGTTTACACTCTCGTTCACAGAAATCGTGTTCTTGAGTTCATTGATGCTCTTTTTGACATTTTCGATTACGCCTGCAATGTATTCGGTATATTTTTGGAAGTCCTCGACATTGAGCGTTTTGGATTCGTTGATGTTCATATTGTTCACTTTATTATTGTCTTTATTTATACCTGTTGCTTCCTCTTCTGAAACATAGTCGCATTCATAGATGTAAACGTTGTCCATATTGCCGAAACCGTATGCTTCGTTCACACGCTTGAGTTCGGCGTTCTCGAAACCAGGGTCGGCTACAAGGTCGTATGTGAAAAGTTTTTCAAGCGTCACACGACCCGTCTGCGGGTTGATTTGACCTGCGGCACGGGACGAGATGTGCAACGGAATGCCGTCACGGACAAGTGCCTGTGCCTGCTTTCCAGCGTCTGTGTTCAAAAGACGGATTTTTCCGATTACCCTGTCGTTCTTTTCATCGTATTCCAATTTCTCGATGACGTGTGAAGCGTTCTTTAGGGAAACGTCGAAATTGACAGGATGGTCGAGTTCTCCGAGAAGGGTGTGACCCTCGATTTTCGGGAGCAGTTCGTTCATCTTCGGGATGAAATCCGACGCCTCGTATATGCGACCATTGCGGTTCCTTACTTTGAACTCCGTGAATATGCCTTCAAGATAAATGACATCGGAACCGCTGTTCGACATTTTGAGGTCGCTCATCGCCTGCTCGACAATCAATAATGTTTTGTTTTTCGATTTCATATTTCGCGCAAAATATTTTTCTTTCAGTCCAGAATGCCATTGTAAAAACGGCATTGCTCTGGAATATATTTATAACGAATGTTTTTGCACGGGTTTCAGAAAATGGCAACCGCGGGAAAGCCACTATGCCGTCCACAGGAAGGTGTATTGACCTGCGTCGTACACAGGAAGGAATCCCCGCTCAAGCATAAGGGTTTCGTTGCTCGTGCCCTTTCCGTAGTCGGTTCCGAACAGTTGGTCGAACCCGCGCTGCCGAAGCATATTGTCGGTTATGTGGCTGCGTTTGTCCTTTTTGCAGAACCAATGCTTTCCGAAAGAAAAAGAAGTTTTTTTGAAACCGAGTCTTGCATACACATCACCTGTGAACTTTGAATTGTCGCAATATGACACCACGCTGTGCATACCGTACTCGCGGACTGCGTGCGAGAACAACCGCTCCGCCCCGCCGACAACGATATAGTTGCCGTCGGTGCACAGGCGCAGAAGTTCCCATTCGCATTTCCTGTTGTATCTCGGTTTCCCGAAAGCCATAATCTCGACAATCGCGCCGTCCAAATAAAGTCCGACGCACACGCACATACCCTTGCAGGTTCCCTGTATATGATGCTTTGACAGGAAAACGTCCGCTTCCACAGGGTTCACCTCCGCCACCGACAGTTTCCTTGCATATAGCGTTTCCTTCGGTTTCAGCATATTCACTATCTTCGCGGAGTCGTCCCAATCCCAAACGTGTATGCAACGGTAACCGTTTTCCGCAGCAACCGACGTTTTATCAAAATGATACTTCCTGTCCTTTGCATTCCCGCCGAATATGTCAAGAAACGAATTGTGCGTGATTGTCGGGTTGATTTCAACAAGCGTGTCCCCGACCTTGAAGTCATATACATATTTCCCGACAGAAAACTCGCGCTCGTATCCAATCCCGTTTTCCGACAGAAGTTCGGCGAAATTCAAGTTCGGTTTGGAATCGTTTGAATGTCTGCGGACGCCATCGAGCATACAGGTGTACGGCACACCGTATTTTTCAATGTTCGTTTCAATAAGTTTCTTTTTGAACTCCTCCGATTGCGTTGCGTATTCAACACCATATCTCTCAATGTTGGTATGCTTTGTCCTTTCCTTTATTATGTCCGACTGTATGGGATAATCGACGCCATAGTGTTTCTTGCAAGTGGACGAAACTTTCCGTTTCACATCCTCCGACTGCATAGGATGTTCAACCCCGTATTTTTCAATACTTGTTCTTTTTGCTTTCTCCTTTGTGCTGTCAAGTTTCAAGACACAGTCGGTTCCATATCGCTCAAGGTTGGTTTTCCTTGCACGCCCTTTCACATCCTCCGACTGCATAACGTATTCCACGCCGTATTTCTCTTTAACCGTTTCCTTTATCCTTCCCTTCACTTCATCCGATTTCAACGGGCAGTCCACGCCATAATGTTCCATAGACGTCTTCCGTTTCTTTTCTTTTATCTCCTCTGATTTTGAATGGTGTTCCACGCCATATTTCGACATACAGGTCTCTCTTGACTTTTCCTTCACCGTTTCGGATTCAAACGGACACGCAACACCCATATTGGCGATGTTTGTTTCCATTGATTTCTTTCTGACCTCATCCGACTGCATAGGATATTCAACCCCGTAATGCGACTTGCAGGTCTCCCGTTTCTTTTCCTTTATCACCTCGCATTTGGATTCGTGCTCGACCCCATATTTTTCAAGGCAGGTTTTTTTTCTTTTCTCTTTCACGGACAAGGACTTCGTGGCACAACTCCTTGAACAATGCGCCTTGTAACCTTCGTTCAACGAGATGAACTCGCAGCGATTGCCGCATTCGCATACACCAAGCCCAAACGATATGTCATCGTTGAAGTAATGGTAAAGTTTCTGTCTGAACGTGAAACCTTCAGGAAATTCAATATCGCACAATTCTGCATAAAATTCAGGATACTCAATCCTGAATTTATTCTCCTGAATGTGCCTGTCCTCCAAGATTATGCTGTAAAGTTCCGATTTGTCCATACTTCGTATTTATTTAATACGGAATTATCCCTTTTAATCTTGTAAATTATCAAGTTCAATAGTCGCTTCACAGTTGTCCGAACAATCACTAATCAAATTAGGTTTTTCATTCAGTTGTTTCACAACTCCACGACTGTTTTCGGTGTTCCTCACCGAATTATATTTCAAAATGTTCCTTGCCGCATTGACATCCCTGTCGTGATGACAACCGCAGTTGCAGCAAGTCCATTCCCTTACATTTAGGTTTCTGACTTTTTTCTCAACATAACCACATTCACTGCACATCTGACTTGACGGATAGAAACGGTCTATCTTTATAAGTTCCTTTTCATTCCACAAGCACTTGTATTCAAGCGTCTGTATGAACTGATACCAATTACATTCTGATATTGCCTCTGCCAACTTGTGGTTCTTCATCATCCCTCTGATGTTCAAATCTTCAACCTTTATCACATCATAGTTTCTGACAAGTTCATTAGTGATTTTGTGTATGTAATCGGTCTTGACATCTGTTATCTTCTGATAGATTCGGTTGCATTTCAACACTTGGTTTTCGTATCTCTTGCTTCCGTGTATCTTTCTTGACAGATGCCTTTGGTTATGTTTTAGTTTGCGTTTTAATGTCCTGATTATGCTCCTGTGGTTCTTGTATTTCATTCCGTCACTTGTGATGACGAAATCCTTTATGCCGAGGTCAAGACCGACTGAACGATTGGTCTTTCCATAAGGTATGTAATCCTGTTTAACAGTAATTGCTATGTGGTATCTGCCTGCCTTGTTTTTTGAGATGGTTACAAAGCAAATTTTGCCTACAATCCCACGTTCCATTACAATGTCAATCCCGCTTTTTAGTTTTGGGATGTAAAGTTTGTTATCTTTTATTTTGAAGGATTGCTCCTGTGGTAGTTTGAACGACTGTCTGTCCCTTCTGTTCTTGAACTTCGGATAGGAACTTCTGTGTTTATAAAAATTCTCGTATGCAGTGTGCATATTTCGTAAACTACACTGCAAAACTTGTAAAGGAACATTTTTTAGAAACTCATACCCATCAGTCTTGCGGAGTAGTGTCAGTTTACCTGATTGAACATTGTATGAATCACTTGTTTTTGTTTCTTCATATTGTTGTTTCTTCTCATCAAGGAAATGGTTGTACACAAGTCTGCAACATCCAAATACATTGGCAAGATAAATCTCTTGCTCCTTGTTCGGATACAACCTGAACTTGTATGTGTACGTTCTTTCCATCTGATTGAAATACTGTACTATATTTATATCACTCACATTTTTACAAGACTAAAAGGGATAATTCCGATTTAATATAACAAAAAAATGGAACAAAAAAACACCTCATATAAATAATAACGGAACGAAATCCACACAGGCGTTCCAACCGAAAAATATATAAATGGATTATGGCATTACCACATTATAGTAACTCTGTACCAAGTACAAGACATTGGGAACCTGTCTACAAGGCATTGTTCGAGGTCACGATATTCCCTCCGACAGGAGGCGACCAAGCTCTTCTGCTTGAACACGTCAAACAAGTGTCTGGACTTGACGGGCTCAACCCGTCGGTTTCAACGACAGAACAGAAATTCAAACAGGCGACGCGTTCATACGCAGGGTTCCCTGACAAGACCACTTTGGACTTGCAGGTCACTTTCACTATGAACTTGAACGACTCGAACGAAAACTACATCTACACCACATTGAGAAAATGGTGCAACGTGATTTGGAACCCCCTCACAGGTATGAGCGGAATGAAATCGCAGTACGTCGGCAGTATGATTATCGTGCAGTACAACCGTGACGGCAGCATCTACCGCAAAATCATCTGCAAGGACGTGTTCCCGACAGGTCAGTTGCAGGTCGGCGGTGACCTCGACTATTCGTCAAGCGACGCAACCGAGGCGCAACTCACTTTCCGCTGCGACTATTGGGACGAACAACTCATCGGTCTCTAACAGACCGCCGGAATGGGAAACCCGCAAACCCCGTGAGCAATCGCGGGGTTTGTTTTTTTGTCGTATAAATAATGGAAATATAAATTTGAACCTATGGCACATATAATGAGAATTGACGAAATGTCAAAACAATATGATTTAATATCAAAATTGGAAAATATAGTTAAAAGCAACTCGGAATGGGTTGATATGGGAGGGACTGTGCTTTGGAAAAATACAAATGAACCAGAGTTCTCACAAAAAAAAGGATATGACCCGTATTATGGTTCAACAATCACTTATGATATGGCGATGAACAGCTATAAAAAAGAAGATTTACCAACAAAGAGCAACTTTGAAGAACTTATGAAATGCAATTCTATTTGGGGCAAGTTTGCATTTGATTATGTAGAATGGAACGGCGAGAAAACAATAATAGAAAGATATGGCCGGTATTTTTATACCAATGATTTTAGAGGCGTGCTGTTTTTACCCGCAGATGAACCTCATAAAGATGAAATTGCAACTTATTTAACAACAACATTTGAAAAATACAGAAAAAATGGCAAAGACGCATATTTGTTTTATACATTTGAATTTAGAAACAATGACAAATCAACTGGGTTTAGCGCAATTTACGACATAGATGAACCTTATGCTGCTGACGTATCCGTTCGCTTGATAAAGCAAAAGTAATAATTAACTTCACGCTGCAACCCATTGAACCACTAACCAAACCAAGTGTTTTCAAACACTTTCAATGTCACGGTGGTTGAAGCGGTAGCAGAACACATCAACAAAACAAAAAACGCAGGCGTCAAACCCTGCGTTTTTTGTTTTAGAAGCAGTAGTCATCGAACAGGTAGAAGTTGCCGTCGATGTCCGTGCACTCGCATCTGAAATACTCCTGTTCGCACCTCTTGTACCAATTCACCAAGCGCGTCAGTGTGGCATCGAAAATCCGCACGTCGGACTTCATCGCCGACTTCAACGAAGTTTCGTTGTAGTGACCTTTCTTTTTGGGGATGATGCAGACATTGGCGATGACGTGGTATGCGAACACGCTCTCCATAGTTGCGTTCCCGAAACCATCGTCGTAGAACAGGAGTCCGAACTTCCGCCCCATACCGTTCACACCGACATAGGCGGAACACAGGTCTTTCAGTTCCCCATACAGTTCATCCACCAACCTGCGGTTCCGACTGTCCTTCACATAGGACATAACATCCCTGAAGTGACTGTTCACAACACGTTTGTAGAACTCCGACTTCAGTTCGGTGTACTGCGTTTCCGCGCAGAGGATGTCGCGGATATTTTCCGAGTCCGTAAGTCTTGCCATATCAATTTCAATATAAACCGCCGTTCAATGTAAACTCAAGGTTTCCGTCGTTCTTTATTATGCGCAGATAGGTGGTGCCTTTCGATTTCCGCAGGAATGACATAAAGTTCACCGCCCTGCTCCCCTCGATTAACCACTCGTCTGTGCAGGCGTGGTTCGGATAGACTTCCCCGCGCATTCTGTAAAGACCGCCCTTTCCGACGGGAACCGCGAGTTCATACCCCTTCACGTCGAAAATGAAGCACGCTTCGAGATACCTGCGCTTTTCAACAGGGTCGTATTCGGAATACAGGTTGAACGGGTACTTTCCGAGTATGAATTGCTCATCTATGACGCTCCTGTCCTTCACGTCGACAGCGAACGTCACCTTGATGACGTCCCTCCTAATATCATCCACGATTTTGCTTTCCGTCAGTCTCATTCCCCGATGAAAACAAGTTTGTCGATATAGTCCCTGTCCTGCGTGATAATCGGCATCTCCATATCCAACACCCACACTCGTCGTGTCGTCTTTCCGCAGGATGCGGTTGCCGTTGGCGAAGCGGTTGAGGTGTCGGGCATAGAAACCTCCATTTCTTTCCTTATGCAGGAAAACCCGCGCTTGAAGCGCGTGTCAACGTCGTTCCAGTTGATGTTGTGCCAAGTCATCAGCATATCCTGAATGTCGGAGCAGTTTTTCTTGAACAACTGATTGTGCGTGAAAAATGCGCGTCCGAGCATCTCAATGCTGTTGCGGGTCGCGTCCTGCTGCCTCCACAGGACGCAGTTGGTCACATCTTCCTTCGGGACGTTGAACACCCTTGCGTCGAACATCGCTCCTCGTTCGTATGCCTTTCGGTATGTGACATTGAGTTTGGCGATTCGCTCTTGGTCTATACCTCCGTCAAGGCGGTGCAGTCCGTAATAGTCATACCATTGCGGGTCGGACACTTTGCTTGAGAACCTGCCGACCTCCTCGCCGAAGAACTTGTTGAACGCCATCGTCGCCATAGAAGCGGCGATGCTGCACATCTTCTGCGCTGTGTTGTCGAACCACGCAGCGGTGTTCAGTTTCTCATAGTCCACGAGGACGAGTGTGATTTCGTCGGACTGCGTGTATCCGAACACGCATCCCTGAATATTCTCGCAGAGATATTTCATTGTGCGTCCCATCGTGTCGGACAGTACGACGTCATAGGGTTTGTTGAACCATCTTGTGAATGTATGGAATGATTTTCCGTCGATGCGGATTACAACGGGCATACGCCGTGTCAGTTTGTATCTCGACACACCCTCGTATTCTTTCATACGGTCGCCGAGAGAATCTTTGTTTGCCATATTTTATTCTGTTTTATTTTGTTTTATTCTTTGGGTTTCCTTGCTTTTCTTTTCTTTTGCTATCCCGTTGTCCAATAAAACAAGAGGGTTGCCGTCAATCTGTGAAGGAGCATAATACTTTCCCCTTACTGTTTTAGTTTCCGTTTCCACAATGACGGTGTCGTTTTTGTGCAGTCCTTTCTGCATATTGTAAATAACGTTCACGAGACCTTTTGGTACACGGGCGATGACATAACGTTCCCCGTCATTGGTTTCGTATTCCGCGCTTATTTCCCCGCCTTTCATTTCAATCGAAAATTCCTCTTCAATGAATCCAGGGTTGTGTACGATTGTGATTTTCATATTGTTTTCAATTTAAGTGTGATGGTTTATCAGTTATTTGCATTTCTTTTTTGAGACGTGAGATAAACTTCTCACTCAACCCATAGTTGCTACTTTGTTCCTCATTGGCAAAATCTTCTATATCTCCGTCTTCAATTTCCATTTCTTTTAATTTCTCAATCATCTCCTGTTCTTTCCATTTCATCGCCGCCAGCAATAGCATTTCTTTCAGTCCATAATCACCCATTGAGGTTGATGGATATATTTCTTCGATTAGTTCTCTTACTTTTTCTATGTTCGTCATATCTATTTACATAAATGTTCCGTGAAAAGATTCCTCCTTTCAAGGTGGGATATGAAACGGAACGAATAAAGTTGTTTATAAAATGGTTCATATAAATATATTAAGTTCTTTGAAATATTGGTATCGTGGTTGGTCACAGAAACAAAAACAGACTGTTTGTGACCGTAAAACCAAGAAAACAGATGTTTTATATGTAGGTGTGGGACACACCGAATTTAAGCGTGTGGAGATGCGGGAAATGATTTTGAATGCCATAGGACATTCAAAGCAAACAGCATCGTTGAATCACGAAGATTCCGCCCTTTAGGGTGGAATTAGTTCACTTTTAGTTTCATACATTCCTTCAGGTGATGGCAATGCCAATCCCATCGGTATCAATCCACGATAGTCAAAATGGAATTTATTAAACCAATCAATATTTTTTGGTCCGTAACATCCCAATCTGAATTTGAAATCATCAAATGGGCGTTTAATTCCATCTGATTTATAAAAATAGAATCCTACACCAGATGTTCCATCGTCCCATACAACATTATCGGTATCACAAATATACTTAATCGCATCGGCAATTTCCGATTTTGTTATGGTATTTATCGGGCGGAGATAAGGTCTGACGTCCCAAGTGTTGAAATCTGCAAGATGATATGTACGAAGTTTCGTATCTTCACGATATTTACCATTGTCAACGCTTACAATCGTATCATACGGCAACCTCGCGCAGAGGTCTTTTCGCAATAAATCTTTTTCTTCACTTGTCATACTTCTTCTTTTTAATAAAATCGAAGTTGAGGACGCTCCATACATATTTCATAAACCAATTCGGCAAATGCTTGTATATTTTAACATCCAACCGAAACACCCACCACTGTAATATGAGTGTCGGCATTGAGTAATTGACGCACAACTTCATACAAGGGAGAATGTAAATGCCGCCCCAATGGTTCATAAACAAGAACTCGAACTCAATCGGGAATTTATTCTTGTCCGCTTCCTTTTTCATAGTCCTTTCTACTTATGTTTCTCGCCACACGCATAAACTCGCAGTAGTCGTTGTATGACATAGTTCCGTCCTGCAACTTCGCGTTCGCCTCCTCCACGGCGGTTCTCGGACTTGCGATTTTCGTGTAACGGGAGCACTCCCAATCAAGGTACATATCCAACCAATTACGCCTGCCTTGATATTCAAGATGGTGGGCGTTGTGTCTGCGATGGATTTCCTGCACTTTCCTGTAGTCCATAAAAAGTCGCAGGAACGGTTTCTCTATATCGTGGAACAGGTGGCGGAATTTCCACACGCCGAGTTCGCGTGCGAGTTCGTTGAACGCCCGCCAATGGGCGAACCAATAGGAGAACGTGCTTCTTTGGTCTTTCGTGAATTTCTTGTAGGTGTGCATCACTTCGTTCTTTTGATGACAAAATGGTTTGACACAATCGGTTCGATTGCCACACTTCCGTCTTCCGACAGAATCTCTATCCCCCCGAACTTGTTGCAGGTTATGCGGTATTCGTTTCCCTCATTGTCGAGGATGCGGATGTGGTCGCACTGCGTGGAAGTCCATTCGTGGTCTTTTCTATATTTGATGTCCATAGCATTCCTTTTATTGAATATAATAAAAAATTTCCATTTTTTTGTTATATTATTTCAGAAAGGGATAATTCCGTTGCAGAAAACATAAAATAAACAAATTGAACATCCGCTTTGACTTCATTCAGGCGGTCTAATTGCCGAAATATTATGAAAATCACTGAAAGCAAAATCGGGAAAACGCTGCTTGACAAGGACGCTCCGATGAGAATATCTCTCGACGACCTGTTTGAAATGTATCCGGAGTCGATAAAACTCGACGGGTTCGACAACTGCATAGTCGGCGTCGACACAGACGGGCGCTACATATACAGTATGTTCAGGATGGTCGGACAACTTATGACCGCCGACGGTATGGACGAGGACGAGGCGTATGACTACATATCGTACAACACGCTTCGGGCGCTGCCATACGCGGGCGAAGGCGCCCCTATAATCGTCGATTATTATGTCGACCCGGAAATCTGACGCTGATTTCTAATTGATTTTCTTGTAGTCTTTCGGCACGGCGTAGTTGTAGAAGTTGCGTATGTATTTCACGCAGTCCACGAGATGCACCATTATGCCGTTCAGTGTGTCGAGGAACCCTGCAAGCGACTTGTTGCCGTAGAGGTATTTGGAAAGGGAGTTGCTTATAAGCGTCTTTGAGTAGTCGTACCCTGTGTTCTGTATGTCCCAGTTGGAGGTGCGGACTTTGTCGTTCGGAAACTCGAACCCCTTGTATCTGTTGATGTCTTCTTTCATAGATATATCGTTGATATATTGCGGTGTTACGCCTTGTACAGCATACTGCCACGGAATATGGTGTGCCCTTTTTTTGTTTTTACCCTGTCGAGTTCTATTGTCGCGCCTTTCTTCAACGTCAGTTCCTGTTCGTCTGGCATATCGAGGTTCGCCCTGATGGTTTCGTCCCAATCGACATCGGTCGGTGAAACATATCCGTACAGCGTTATGTATTCGCCGTCAAGATGGTTTGACCACTGCGCCTCCGCATTGCCTTTGGCATAAGTCCAGAACACACCGAGTTTTCCGCTGTAGTCGGTTTTCAGCAAGTTGTAGAACTTGTCCTTGTTTATGAATTTTGGAACCGATATTTCACGCTCTATATAGATGTTCCCCCTGCTGTCAGTTTCCAAGTTGGACAGAATCCTATCGTATGCGACGTCCATCAGATAACCGTTGAAGTCGTTTTCGTCCTCTATGTACTCCACAACAGGGTCGTCCGAATGTTTAAGTTCGTCCAAATCGCACGCTTCACCCATATCACAAAGATAGTCGAACACAAGACCGCATAGTGAATAATTGTCAAATGTGTCTGACACGTCACTGAAAACAAAATTGTTTTTTGAAAACTCGTTTTCCGCTGTCGTTGAACAATGTCCCAATTCACCTTGTTTTCCGTATTCATTCATATACTCCACGAATTGATGCAGGTTGTCACCCTTCGCCTCGTTTACGCGGTTTGTGAACTCGTCAAGTGTTTTAATCCTCATAATTCCGTTTTTGTTTGTCTATATTTATACGAATTGTTCAAAAAAACCGCTATGTCTTTACCCAAGCGGTAGTTCACAGACCGAATATAAATAATGTAAAAAAATATATCAACCGATTATGGAACATATCAAAAGTGTGGATGAAATGAGTGTCAGTAAATCAAGAATGCCATCCACCGCCACAGGATACAGATACGAACCCTATGTGCTTCTGAAACACGAGGAACACAGTGTCAGACACGGAGACTATCAGCACAAAGACCTCAAACTCATCACCGGCAACAGTGTGTATGATGTTGTCAAATCGGCAGTAAAATCCGACATTGACGTTGCCGACCTGACCTGTGAGGTGCTTGACAATGGTTGCATCCTCGTCACATACGAGAAAAAGGGTTGGACGGAGGAATACAACAGCGTACACGAACTTTGGATTGGAAAACTCGGAAACATCACCCCACAGGATATGCGGCGTGAGGGCATCCGTATTAAAAACGGCAATGGATGGTAAATCCTGCCTTATAAATATAGTTGAATAATTATCCTATTATGAACAGCAACTTATTGAGACTGATTTATTCGCAGAAGAAATGCGGATTGAGCGACGAGCAGGTCTTGAGCATACTTCTCGGAATGGGTGTCATCGAGGAAATCGCACGCACGCACATCGCAAGATACAACGAGATATGCGCGGAATGCCCGAACCCGATGCAGCACCCAGACCTTATGCCGAAGAACGGTTTTGCAATCATAACCCCGTCCGCTTGGAAACCCGTCAACATCAAGGACGAGATAAAGGAATCCAACGAGGACGACACGGAGGTTATAACAAGCGGAAAAGGCAATGCGGGCGATATGAACAGCATTGCAAACGACAGGGCGGACAAGACCAAGAAGGAGTTCAAGAAGGATGAGCGCAAGGGTGGATACAAGCCCCCGAAATTCGACGCTCCGAAAGGAAAGGGAAACGAAAAACTCATTCCTGTTGACAAAAACATCGGCAAGATAAACGCAGGAAACGGTCACGTCCTTGACTTCGACGCCTATGTGAAGTCGCTTTCCGAAAAGACTAAAAAGGAAAACAAGGACTGAAAGAGTCCTTTATAAATAAAAGGTGTCACAACACAAGGAAAATATTATATAAGATATGAGAAAATTTAATCTGATACAATTATATGAGAATCTCGCAAGCGCAGCAAGAGACCTCAAGGATTTCGCGGCGTCAAACGACAGTGCATCATATTCCGCAATGAGTTCGTACGCAATCGTCGAGAATGCAATCAAGCAATTCCCGTCAGAGGTTGCGGTTATGATTGGAAGAAAAAACGCTGGAATCCCGATTGACGAATCAAAACTGAACCCTGCAATCAAGTATTCGATTGCGGAGAATGTCTACAACTCACTGAACGGGAGTTTCCTCGTTCCTGTAAAAACCCTTTGCGCATACATCAAGTCCACAATGGAAATCGACAAGTGGGGATATGTCGGGGCAAAGGTTATGGAGTCCTGTGCGAAGAAGATGTCCAACAATATGTATGCAGACCTCTACAAGCAGGTCAATGACGTGCTTCTGAACGACGATGTCTATGAACCGCTCAAAAAATTGGCGGTTGACACGGAATTTTGGTGCAACGAATCCAAACAGGTCATCGCCCTTATCGAATCCGAGGAATACAAGACCACAAGCAAACTGAACAAGACGGTTGTCGAAAACCACTGCTGCTCTATGGTCAAGATGTTCACTCCTTTCATTTCCGAAAACAACAGCATTGTGTTCAACCTCTATGGAAAGAACTATGCCTTGTCTAACGGAAAAATACTTGAGACAAAGGTTTCAAACGAACGCTACAACAACGTGGTGAACGGTCTTTCCCTTATGACCTACAACGCAAAGGAAAACACGCTCGACTACTACGGAGTTAACGGGAAAATACTCGAATACAAGATTGACGAGAACCGCATCTGCATAGGAAACAACGACCTTACAGACCTCCCGTCACTCGACCTCCGCGACACACTCTCAATCAGCGGTCTGTTCAACAAGACCAATGTGCATCATATCGACACGCTTGTCAAAATGTTCGAGTCCCGCGATATGATTAGTGAACTTGACAATATGGTGAACCTCCGTTCCGACGTGAACGCAGGCGTGTTCCTCACCCTGATTTCCGTCGAGGAAGGTTTCTATGTCAACAACGTGAACTACAACACCTATATGAACGAGATGAAGTTCTTCAAGTCGGCAACCGAAGCGAACAAATACATCAAGGAAAGCATCAACTACGACGCCACGAACATACTCCGAGAGGCACTTAAGGCGGAAGGCGACAAGAAGGCTGCGATTATGGAAGAACGTGCAAGCATTCAGGACAGAATCGACTTCCTGAAAGAGCAACGCGGCAAAATCGTGTCTGAAATCGAAAAGACACCGAAAAACATTGACACAACTTCCCTTGTTGAAGCTCTCAACCTCCTTGAATGTGAAATCAAGAACAACGAAATCGCACTTTCCGACACATACACAACAGACTGCGACAGCAACTGCGTTCCCGTCAAGGTGGCAAACATTGTCGGAACACTCGTCCCAGGCGACATTGTGTATGTCGACGCCGCAGCATTCGCGGAGGCACCTGAATACACGACAATCACCGTGACCGACCCCAAAACAGGTTCGTCGGTTGTTGTGAACAAAAGCGACCTCATCTTCGACATCAACCACGAAACGGTTGTTGTGGACGGTGACGGAGTGACAGTGGTCAACGGTGAGTGTCCGACCTGCGGCGACGGCGATGTGTGCCCGACCTGCGGAAAGGAAAAGAAAACACTCGTCTGCGACTGCCAAAAGGAATAGAGGTTCAAAGCGTATCAAAAAAGAAAAGGTCGGTTCAAAACCGACCTTTTTCATTTTTTGGCGTCCTCTATGCTTGATATGAAAATCTTTTGGACACCCCTTTCCTTTTCAGGATGTATCACATTCCACCCCTGTCCGAGACCCGACCAAGCGAACGATGTGAAATATGAGAAGGGATTGTCGTATTTCTCCGGGTCGAAATTCCTCCAATACCGCAGTATGTTGAACATAGCGTGCGCCTTGCAGTCCTCTTCGTCCTCAATGCAACTGTAGTGGTTGCACTTGGCAACCCTGTCGATAAGCAGTTGGCAGAGTTCAATCGCCCTCGGAGTGAGTTCGTCCTTTTCAAGCGAAATGACAAGTTCGTCATAAAATTCTTTCGGGTCTATGTAATTTACACTTCTTTTTCTGCCCATAACGGATAAGTTTTGAATAGATATTATTTATAAACCTTCCGTCATATCCATCATATAAATAATATAACAAAAAAATCGAAGAAAATAATGCCTCCGGAAAACAAAATTCCCGAAATTCCCGAACTTTATGACAGTATGTTCTCCCCGTATTCTAATGTGTGGGAAGTGTCGGGTACGTCCACCCCTATGTGGACGTGGGCGTTCGCCCCTGACGAAAACGGGAATATGTACGCAGGCGACGTCGTGTTCACGACCGATGACGCTGGGAACCCCGAATCGCAAGGAAAGGCGTCATCAATTTATGATGTGCGGACAGTAGGCGTGATAGCGCCGTTCAGTATGTTCTCAAGATGGCAGATGGTGGACTACACAGGCATTATGGGTATGTTCAAGCGCAACGACCCTGAATTGATGCAGAGGTATTTCGACAATGACCTCGCACGCGCCAACAGGATGTGGACAAGCGGCGGTGTCACATACCAAAAAATCATAGAGGCATACAAGAACATCGACTCCGCAAGGTACAGGATAGAGGACTTCATCTACAACAAATACTACGGGTTCATACCGCCGAACTACCTAATCACATTGCGAAGATACGGTATGCCTTGCGGGGACGTGGCATTCAACCTCGCATACAGTGAGGAGATACACGCGAAACTCAACACAAGGGACGCCCTGTTGCCAATCGCCACAGCGACAACCTATATGTCGGAGATGGCAGGGAACAAAATGGACGACCTCCTTAAATTCACTTGGGGCACGAATTGGGCGGAGCAGACTTCCGAAATACAATCTCTCACGTCAGGGACACCGGGCGCTTCAAGTTTCGGTGTCGGGGCGACGTTAATCAACACCGTGAACGACAAAAGCGCAAACCCGTTCTCAAGGGGATTTTCTATGAGCGCGTTCAACGCTCTTGCAGGAACAAGTCTGACACCCGCACAGCAGCAGGTCGCAGGACAGTACGCACAGGTTGACCCGTGGCAGAAATACCAAAAGTACACACAGGGTCCAGTCGATGTAATCAAAAAGACGAAGATACGCGACACGGGTCTCAACTTCGAGCAGAGTTTCAATCTGAAATTCGAGTACGAATTGAAGTCCCTGCAATATGTGAACCCCAAAATCGCTATGCTCGACATCATAGGCAATATGATTACTATGGGGACAAGCACGGGTTCGTTTTGGGGAGGCGCCACCCGTTACTACGGAAACGGAGGAGGGTTCGGCAAACAACCCGGAGACCTTTCCGCCTTTGCAAAGGGCGACTACGCGACATACGGAAAAAGTCTTGTCGCACACGCAACGAACTTCATCAAGTCACAGAACAACGGAAGTTGGCCCTCCTCGCTGAAGGATTGGGTAGACCTCGCGAAAAACATATTCAACGGCGCCATACAAAATATGATTGGTTCCCTTATAAACGGAAACCTCGGACAACTCGGTTTCACACAACCTGCAAACGCAATCCTGTCGTCGGAACCGACTGGGTATTGGCACGTCACCATCGGAAACCCGCTCAACCCAATCGCTATGATGGGAAATATGATATGCAAGCAGGTTGAAATGCAGATGGGCGAAGGACTTGGATACGACGACTTCCCCGTGAACGTGGCGTTCACCTGCCAAATCGAACACGGCAAACCGAGAGACGCCGCGGACATAGAGTCTATGTTCAACGCAGGCAAGGGCAGGATTATGCACACCCCGTTCCTCGCAGACCTCAAGAAAAGCGATTTGCCTGAAGAATTTATACGGGACATACAGTTGGTGTCCGACCAAATCAAAGACAAGTCGAGAGACCCTATGCACATCTCGTCAAAGGCGGTGGAAGAATACGGGCAGATAAAGGACAATGGCGGTCGTTTCAGCGACAAATACAAAAAAGCGGACGGGGTGGAACACTACCTGTATGAGCAGATTGACAAGGTTTCCACGCTTTTGCGATAAATTTCAGAAGATATTTTTTTCATACGATATATCATTGATATATCACGAGTTCAAAAACTTCAAAAATTCCATTATATTCAAATAAAGAAAACCAAAAAAATTAAAATGGACGTTCTCGATTTTGAAATTGAAGTGGTGTCGCGGTTTTTGAGCGACAACAACATACCGATTAAAACGGTGTCACAGGAAGTGTTCGTCAAACAGATGAACAAACTCGGATATTGGGACAAATGGGTTGCGTTTGTTGAAATGGTCAACAAGGACTTTTCAGGCGACGCCAGCAAGTTCCTTGACTATTACTATCAGAAACGCGAGGAAATGATTCAGGCGTTGAAAAATGAACACTATGAAGCGTTCAACAACTGCGATATGGACATATTCGCATACAAACCCGTCACATTCAACGGCGCGGCGAAAAGTGTATGGAACCACACCAACGCAGGAGGGGTGTTCATTTCAATCGACCTGAAGAAAGCGAACTTCCAAGCGCTCTCATACGTCAATCCAGCCATTGTGCTCAACTGCAAGACGTGGGATGAGTTCTGCCGAAAATTCACCGACTGTGAGTACATCATAGAATCAAAATACATCAGGCAGGTCGTATTCGGGCAACTGAACCCAAGTCGCCACACGACGGTCGAACGGAACATTATGGGAACCGTATATGAAGACCTTGCAAGAGACGGCATAATCGGCGGACTCATCGACAGAGGCATACTTTCCCTGTGCGCGGTGTCGGTTGACGAACTTGTGTTCAGGACAGATTTGAACACCGCCGACATTTTCATCAAGTCTGGGATGCACAAGCGTATCGAGGCAACAATTCTCGAACAATACGGTTTTTATGTGAAGGTGAGCCTGTTCACAAGCACCGAATACCACCTCCGCGCCCACACGAAGGAAGGCACGAGCGGAAAGGACGTGTGCACGTTTTTCCTGCGCACGGACATAGAAAGCGGCGGAAAGAAGATTATGTGCGTGCCGCAGACCTATCACGGGATTGTATGGCAACTTATGCACGGCGAGAAAATCGAGGAATGCGACAGGCATTTCGTATATGAAGGACTCGACTGCACTCTCAACGAGAATTTCGTGCTTGCCGACGCCGAAGGGAACACAATTACGGAAAACTTATTCAAATAAACCGCTATGAGTATTGAACTTGAAAACGTGACCTATGAGACAGGTATGCTCCTGAAAAAGTACGGGTTTGACGAACCCTGCGAACTGTATTTTTCAAGCGACTTCCAATATGAGGGACGGTCAATATCCTTTGAGGAGCGACTTGACCTCATCAGCGCAATGAATGAGGATAAGATTGTTGAAATCAAGGGCGGTCGTATCGGACTCCACGCCAACAGGAACTCCTGTGAATGGATGAATGGTGACACCTGCTCCGCCCCGACGCTACCGCTCGTTGAGAAATGGTTCCGAGACAAGCACGGCATCATCATACAGATACGCTACGCATACAAGAACAACGGAGACGTTGAATACACGTTCTCGGTCACCGACACAAAAACGCGGAAGATGTTTGATTGCAGGGATTACTTCACATCATACGAGAAAGCGGAGGACAAGGCGATTGAATACGCTATTGAACACCACTTGAAGGGAAAGGTGGAAAAATGAGGATGTGTACGAACTGCCTTCACTTTGAAAAGACCAACATCAAGAACTGCGGGGTGTGCAAATGCGCAGAGCGCGTTCACCCGCTTGTCGGTCACAATCCAAAACGCTACAACATTGTCGGTTGCACGGGCGGACGGAAATGCGAGCACTATTCGGAAAACAAAGCGAAAACAACAAATAATTAAATTATGAGCATCAGAAGAATCAAACACAGACTGAAAATACTCTTCATCGGGTCGCGCAATATCAAAATCGAACGAGAGGAACGCTATCTTATGATTATCGTGAGAAAACTGTTGAACTCGCAGGAAAGCGAACTGCTTATGGTTCCCGATATGAGCAAGTTCTACATCAAGTCGGAGGAGAACGGGATATTCGTTGTGGCGGACTTCAACACCAACATTGCGTCCGTCATCAACCACAAGTTCGGTTACGACATAAAGATGAAGAATGCAAGGGTTCTGAAGTATGTCGTCGGGAATTTCACGACAGTGGTCGAAAAACGCAGGCAGGAAATGGAAAACGAATACAGGGGCAACATACAGCACACGCTGTCAAGTGTCCTCAACAACATCAAAGTAGAAAAACCAAAAAACGAGAGCAATGAAAACTCTATTACTGAACAGGTGGAAAACGCCTGACGGGACGGTGCTGACCTCATACAGCACACACGACTATGTATCACACACGGACAAAAACGGCGAATACTATTTCGTCGACGGAGGTTCGTCCTATGTGCGTATGTCGAAGAACAATGAAAAGATGACCAATATGTGCGTCTACTACGACTCACCGTTCGAGGAAATCAGGGAGAACGTATGCAGGGGAACGTTCGACGAGAACAGAAACCGCATTTGGGTTCCGCTGTGCAATATGTCCGACGCACACCTTATGAACTGCATCACATACAACGTGAACTACTTCGACGGTCAAATCGGTCTGCACACCGTAATCTATATGCGCGAAATCATTTGGCGGCACGAACACAAAAGAAGAGTTGACGAAAAGTTGTACACGAAACAGGACGAAACACCGAACCAAGACAGCGGTCGCGAACAGGAACCCGTCGACAACGGCGTGTTCCAAGGGAATTGGTGCAACGGGTTCAAGGAACTCCTCAACTTCGACGCCGACGCTGAACCCGAACTCGTCACGAGCACATATTATGTGTCAATCCTGAAAAAGTGCGTGGCGGAGTTCGAGAAAATGTCGGAGGAAATCGAGTGCGAATTCTAACACCTTTACGATATGCACGAATACTATGACGATTGGTTCGCCTTGTACGGTGACGAACTCTATGACGCAATCTCCGAACTGAAAGCGGGGTTCAAGAAACACAGGTTGCATATCTATGTTTCCGAAAAAAACGGTTGCGTGCGGGATGAGGTCGTGAACCTTTGGAACGGAGGTCTTTTCCAACTCCTGTTCGGTTACGGACTGAACGTGGACACCCATAGCGAAAAGTGGCTTCTGAAGTACAAACCCATACGGAACCTTTGGAACAGGTTCCGACGTTTCGTCAATTTCAAAATAGACGCAGGCGCCATTTCGCAAAAGAAAGATGAAACGTTCTCCGAATACGCAAAGCGCTATGAGAAAAGACTGTGGAAAGGTCTCGTCCGCATAAACGGCAGAATCGGTCTGACGAAATTCGTGAACGGCAGGCAGGCGGCGAAAATAAACAGGGTGTTCCAAGAGGTGTGTGCGAGGCACAAAGACATTGTGGACGAACTCATCTGCGACCTCAACTGCTATCCCTGCATCAAACCCTGCAAATGGGGGAACATAGACGGTGAGAAAATCCACAAAAAGTATTGGAAAAAAATCTGAAAAAAAAAACATAAATTACATTATATTCAATAAACAAAAAACTTTCAATTATGGAAATGGACAAATACGGACTATTTCTCTTTATTTTCGCACTCATCCTCACGGCAGGTTTTTTCGTTTCCGTGGTCAATCTGATTGCCGACCACATCACAAAGAAACGGAAAGCAAAAGTGGCGGAGAACAACCCCAAACCAAAGAAGGGGGACATCCTCATCTACAATTACGACGAGGAAAACCCGTTCAAGGACAACGAGTGGAACTACGACCTCATCACCGAGACCCGCACCAACAAGAACGGGGATGTGTACTACATATCGAAAAAGTGCAACATAGACGGGATTTTAGCACCGAGAGGCGCTTTTGGAAACAATGACAATGACTCTGGACTCCCGTTCAACGAAAACCTTTACACAATCGTAAACCACATCGACCTATGAAAACTATGGAGTTTGTAAAGATGGAGCACAACCTGACGCTGCTGTGCAGCAGTGCAGTCATCGCATACGAGCATATCAAGGACTGCAAGACAGTCGCGCAATGGGAAAGTGCCGCCAACTACATCGACAACTGGAAAACCCTTTCCCTGCACAAGGAGCACCTCGACGAATACAGGGGGTGGAAGAAGTTCCTGTCCCTTCTTTTCGGAAACCGAGAACACGCGTGCTGCAAAGACCTTATCGAAACGCAGTGGAAATCGTTCCGCGCACTCATAGACAAGAAAATAGAACAAATAGAAAATATCGAAGATGAAAACAACCAATGAACTTATGGCACAGTTCGGGGGGCACGCGAAATATGTGTCCTTCAACTTCAACGGAAACCATTGGGTCGCCACATACAATAGCGGCGCGGACGAGCACACGGAGCGCGGTGACACAATCGAACACGCGGTGGAGAACCTGCTACAATGGTATGCGAAGACGAAAGACCCGAAGCACATCGCGGAGAAGCTGTACGGCGTAGTGAAAAAAATCGCCGAAACCGCGCAGGAAGTCGATTCGCAATACGGGGAGTCGCCAAGAAAAATCATAGAGAACATAGTCAAACTCTGCACCGACGCAATGTCGTCAATCGAAACCGATGAAAGCGGGAACGTAATTTGGGGGGCGGTCTGCGCACAGCAACCGACCGCCAAGACGGAGCATAAGGTACAGGCGAAACCGCCTGTCCAAACAAGGGGCGGCAGACACAAAAAGGAAATCGGAGACGACGGACTTCCGCCATACTTCGAGGTCAAAACCCCGTCGTATATGTTTGTCCGCTGCTATGGATACAATTCAGAGGGCGAGCGGGTGTTCATCAACATTGATATGCAGAACTACGGGAACACCTCCATCAACACCATAGGCACGCTCAACAAGGCGGACTTCGACGAAGAGGAAATCACGCCAATCGCGGAAGACGAGTTCAATTCAAGATACGACGAGGCGGGAAGTCTGATTATGAACGCGGGGAATTTCAAACCTATCGACTATTCAAATGTTGAAATCATAAAGGGGGAATAACTATGGAATGGATACCAATCAATCTCACAAAACCGACATATTCCGGTTATTATGAAGTAAAGGTTCGCGTGCAACTCAATATGTTCGAGGACATCAGTGAAAGCGAGCGCAAAAGTGTCCGTACGGTTTGGTATGACGCCGTGGACAACATTTTCAAGGAACAGAACACAAAAAACGCGAAACGCGTTGAACATATCGACGCTTGGCGTGTTATAGAACTGCAATGATATGAAAAGAGAACATTTCACACAAACATTCGACGACTTCGTAGAGGCGGGCAACAATGCGAACGCCTACTATGTAACATACAGGGCGACAGAGAACATCAAGTCGCAGCGGTGGGGGAAGGTGTATCAGGAAAGCGGCATCAACCCAATCTTGGACGAAATAGAGCAGAACGCGAAAATCATTCAGGGGGAACTCCCGATTGAGAGACTTATAGTCTATGGCGGGGGACAATGCCTTGTGTTCGCCGAAAACAAATTGTGGGACTGCGTGAACGATGAAAGCGAGGATTCCCATACAGTCCTCACTGTTCCGTACATTTCCGACAAGGGGGATTTCGGCGTCATCGTGGACGAAACGGAGAACCCGTCGAACGTGACAAGTTCCCAACTCGTGGGTGAACTTGCCGGAATACCTCTCGGCGTCGTAATCAAAATGCTCCAACGGCAGCGCGAGCAGCAGGGAAAGGAAAACCTGTATGTGTTCGCGGCAAACCTGTGCGCGGACAGAAGCGAGGGCGGGTTCGATTGGAACCTCACGAAAGAGGGCGACGACTTTTGGTCTTGGGTGCTTGAGGACAGGATGTTCGACGACGTGTTTTTCAAGGAATACCCCGAATACAAAAAATACGATTCATAAACATCTGTGCAATATGGACATATCAATCAACATTTATGTGCTCCAAGAGAGCGTGAACCCTGAAACCGCAACCGCTGACGAAATACACAGGAAATGCGGCAACCTCTTGTCATCATCCACGTTCAGCGTGAATGACGATTTTGCAAACGACTCGATTCACCAAATCACGCAAAATTTCGTGTTCGAGCGTATCGAACTTCTTCGGATACTCGACGAATACATAGACGATTCCTTGCGTGAAACCTACAAACGTGACGTTTTGGACAACTTCTCCGACGGAAACACCGTCGCCACGGTTTTTCAAAAATAACGCCTGAAAACGCCTGAAAACGCCTGAAAACGCCTTACGGTGTACGCAATGATATTTGAACATACCGAATAATCTTTAATGAACAAAACCTATGGACAATGAAAAAGGCACAAATGAAAAACTGACAGTTGACGACCTCCTGAAATCAAAAGATTTCAACAACATTGTGAATGTCATCATCTATGAGTTCGGCAAAATGCAGAGCGACATAAAGGACGACATAAGACAGATATGCTCAATCGTCGTCGTGCGGTTGATTGAGCAGTACGACCCCGACCTGAACGACCGATTTTGGTCATACGCGAAACCTTTTATGACGGAGTACGCGAAACGCGAACTCAACAACCAAAAAAACGTGGTGCATCTCCCATACAACCGAACAAACGGAGGGTTCAAGGAGTATGAGAAAATCAAGCACAAATACGAAGACCTGATTATGCCTGACGGACACCTTATGCCGCTTGAATACAAACAGAACGACGTGAATCTTATGATTGACATCAAGAACGCTCTTGAAAAACTGAACGAAATGCAGTCGAAGGTCGTGAAGATGAGAATAGGTATTATCCCGACGAACAACGGCAAGACCGACTTCGCCTCAATCGGAGACACGCTCGGAATACCTATGCACAGGGCAAGGGCGAAGTTCATCTCCGCGCAGAAAAAACTCAAGAAGTACATCGGAAACATCGACTGAAAACAGAAAAAGGGAGGCAATGCCTCCCTTTTTGTTTTTTGCGATATATCAATGATATATCACTTTTTTCCATCATCTCCACTTTCGTCATTCCCTTTGTCGGTTTTCTCGTCACCGTTTTTCTCCTTTTTCTTCTCGTCATACTTGGGAAGTCCGAGTTTCTTTCTCAATTCAGGGTATTTTTCCGCCATTTCCTCTGCGGTCGCATATTCCTCAAGAAGGTGCACACCCTCGTCCATAGTGAACTGCCTGAAGTTCTTGCGCTCGATGTCCCAATACTGTATATAACCCTGAAGTCGCAGCGCGTCTATCGACGGTGACTCCTCACCCGATGGTTTCCACCATTTAGATATGAAGTCGGACTTCAATGTGCCGAACGCCTTGCGTTTCTCACCGTCCTTCTTTATGTATTGGAACACGCAGAAATTGCTGTCGAGCGCCTTGCGTATGCTTTTCTCCTTGTGCAGCAGTTTTTCAAAAACCGCGAAACTCTCTATTATTTTCATATCACTCCTCCTCGTCGTTTGTTTGGAAAACAATTCCGCTGTATCTGTCTTTTTTGTTCACCGAAAACCCGTCTGGTCTTTCAGTCACCATAAACGACGCGGAGGTGTCAACCACTCCGTGTATCGTGTTGATGAACGTCCTGTTCACGAGCATCTTCGCATAGTTCTTCGAGCGGTCTGCCAATGTGAACGGTATCTTTTCATACCTAACCCCGTTGAACACGATGTCGAGTTCTATCCCGATTCTCTCCTCGTTCCCCTTGTTCGCTACAATGGACGTCTTTGTTCTTTTGCATCGCATAGACCTTCCGTTGAGTTTCCATACCACATATTCGCCGTCTATTTCATAACTGTCGTATGTGATTGAACTGACCGAACCGTTTCCGCTGTCGAACTTTGCGACAAAATCACCGACGTCAGGCACAGTGACCATCTCAAGATAACCGACTATGTTTGAAGACTTTTTCTTCGCGGTTTTCTTCTTGCCGTCGGAATAAACGAGTTTCTCGTTCACACTCACAAATTCATCATAGTTAAGAATACGCTCCATTGCAAAATTATTTTCAATATATTTATAATCAACAAGACCGAATAGTATTTCAGATAATTTTCATCCATTCGCTTAAAAAAACCTTCGTTTTTTGTTATATTAAACTTGTACCAAAACAGGCGAACTATGCAGAACGAAGAAATCAGAAACAAATTCAAGGCAGTTGAGGATGCAAAACTGCAACTCAAGAAAGAGTTTGTCGGAATAGACGGTGTTATAGACACCATAATAGACAACGTGAGGGGATGGTATGTGTTTCCTGACCTACAGACGAAACCGATAACTATATGCCTGTGGGGACTGACTGGTTGCGGAAAGACAAGTCTTGTGAACAGACTTTGCGAACTTCTCGACATAAAAGAGGATATGTGCGTCTACAACCTCGCCAAAATCGGGGAGGAGGATTCGGAGGACATAGAAGACAAGATACTTGAAAATATGGGCAACACGAAATCCAACAGGGTGTTCGTGTTCGACGAGTTTCAATTCGCCGCCACCATAGATTCGGAAGGGAAGGAAAAGGACAACAAAACCTCCCTGAAAACGATATGGGAAGTGATTGACACGGGAAAGTTCCACAGGACGTTCAGCAACTACTTCAAGAACAAGATGACCAACGCGGCGTCCATCCTGAAGATGGTATGCGAACTCGGAGGCGTTGTAGAGAAAGGCGTCCTCAAAAACGGCGAGCACATATTCAATATACTCCCCATAGATAAAAAAGGCGACTTCGCGGCGAACTTCAATGTGTCGGGCAACCTCGGAGAGTTCGAGGACTACAAGTGCGGAAACAGGAAGTATTGGTGCGACCATTTCGACTGCGCCTGCAACAACGACATAACGTTTTGGGTGTCGAGCGACCTGCTCGGTCCAATCTACGAGGTGACGTGCATATCAGGAGAGCACGATATGACATACGAGGAATATATGGATTCTATGCGGGATATGAACGCGGACGACCTATACAAGTATGTCCAAAGAATACAGAAGTCTATGCGCGGCGGGTATGACGTGAACTTCAGCAAGTCGCTCGTCTTCGTTATGGGGAACATAGACGAGGCATACGAGATGGCGTACAACGTCGACCCCGATATGGAACCCGACCAATTCAGGATAAAGACGGAGAGAATGACACTCGTGGACATCAAGGAGGCGCTCGGCGTGAGGTTCAGGAACGAGCAGATTGCAAGACTCGGAAACATTATGGTTCTCTACCCGTCGTTCTCGAAAAAGAACTTCGAGGACATCATCAAACTCTATCTCGGAAACTATGCCCAAACCGTGAAAGAGAAATACGGCATAGAGATAAAATACGACGACAGCATATACGACATCATATACAGGGACGGCGTTTTCCCGACTCACGGGACGAGACCCGTGTTCTCATCCGCCTATGAAATCATACAGACCAAACTCCCGTCAATCATAATGCACGCTATGTCGAGCGGAAAGGGTGATATATCAACGATATATTTCACCTATGAGGACGGAAATGTGATTGCGTCTTGGGAATACAAATCTGTAATGAAAGACGAGATGAAATTCCCGCAGCAGTTGCGACTTGAAGGGAAACGGAAAAACAAGGCGGACGAAAACCAAGCATTGACGGCGGTTCACGAAAGCGGGCATTTCGTTATGTATGCCAAACTCTTCGGCAAACTTCCCGCCAAACTCGTGTCAGGAACCGTGTCGCAGAAAGCGAACGGATTTATGCAGGAAGACAACACGGAGGAAACGGAGTTTATGACCGTTTTGGACTGCGTGAAGGAAATCGCGGTCTGTCTCGCTGGCTATGCCGCGGAATGCGAGGTGTTCGGAAATAAACACATAACGACAGGCGCCTCGCAGGACATAATGCGCGCCACGTCACTCGCTTCGAGAATGGTGAGGGAATGCGGTATGAGCGTGCTCGGCGCAACGGGAACCCCCTGCGTCACGACATACCTCACAGACCCGTTCGGGACGAATGGCGGAATGCTTATGCGAACGGATGACAATGATTCCGTGAACAAGAAAATCAACGAGATTATCGAAAAGGCAATGGACTTCGTAAAGGAAACATTCAAGGACGAGGATTGGGAGCGTATGCTCCTGAAGTCATCCGAGTGGCTGTCCTGCAACATCGCTATGCCGAAATCGGTTATGGAGGAAATCCTGAACGGAGTCCCTGAAGAAAAACGGAAGGAGAGCGTTCGCGGGGAATGGTATTTCAGGAACACATTAAAAATAAGAATTGAAGAAATGAAGTGATTTTTATTATATTCAATTATGGAACACATAAAAAGAATAAACGAATACTATGATGTGAATGCTGTGATTTCTTCTGCAATCACGCAGAATGACCTTGCGCAAATACCGACAGAGGTAATCGTGAAACAGACGAAAGACCTCTCTGTATTCAACACGCACAAGGTGTTCGGAAATCCTTTGAGTGGGAATATAGGTAACGACAAATGTCTTCTTGAAGGTGTGACCTCATCATTGAAACCAATATCGGTAAAGAAACACATATCCAAAAAATACGAACCGTCCATCAAATACAAGGTGTTGCCGAAACAAATCCGACAGGTGTTGGACGGAAATGCAAAATGGGTGCTGAACATATCCGCGTCGGCAATCAACGCATACAATGCAATAGTTCCGTTCTATGACCTTGAAGATTGGCAGATACAGACACCGCAGAACCCTGACGGCACATACACCTATGTCCTTGCAATAATACCGAACATTAACGACAACATCCTTCTTATGGACGAATCTATGAAGTGTTTCGGTTATTACCGCTCGTGCAATGTTGATGTGAAAGCATTGTTTCCCAAAATCGGAAATATGGACGAATGGGTGGTGCTGCAATATGAGCAGAGGGTACAGGAGTTCATAAATGACAAAATAAGACAACAGACATATCTGTATCACGTTTCACCCACTTCAAAGGAACACAAAATACTGAAAAACGGACTCGTTCCGAAATCAAAGAACGAGCAGTTCGGATACCCAGACAGAGTGTATATGCTGAATGAGGAAATCATAAACATAAATGAAGGTCTGCAAAGTGTGGCGGATATGCTGTATGCAGGAAAGACAAAAAGCAGGACACCCTATGTGAATGACAAGGAATATACGTTTTACAGGATTGACATATCAAAAATACCGAATAACGTGAACTTTTCAATAGACTACAATTTTGCACCGCTGTCCGTTTTTTCTGCGGACAACATACCCCCATACGCAATAGAGATTATAGGACATTATACAATTTCGGAATTATCCATTTAACAACAGTAATATGAAAAGACTTGGAGCATACAAGAACGGAAACTATCGTGTGACCATCTATGATGACGGCACAAAAATCCGCCGCACGGAGGATGATGAGTTTGTCCCCGAATTTCCAGAGAACATTGACGTAAAAATTACAGACAACTGCCAAATCAGTTGCCAATTTTGTTATGAGAACTGCACGCCGAACGGGGAACACTCACGCATTGACTTCAACAGCAGGTTTCTAAATTCACTGCGCCCGTACACGGAACTCGCTCTGAACGGAAACGATATGAACCATCCCCAACTTGAGGAACTTCTTGTGTTCCTGAAAGGAAAGCACATCATCACCAACATCACGGTCAACCAAAAGCAGTTGGCGAACAACCTTGAAAAGATAAAGGACTTTCAGGAAAGAAACCTACTGTACGGAATCGGGGTTTCATTGGTTGAGGCGAATGACGAACTGATTGATATGATGTCACAGTTGAAGAACTGCGTGCTGCACACCATCTGCGGCGTGCTGTCAAAGACGGACATTGACAAATTGAAGGACAGGGGAATAAAAATCCTCATACTCGGTTACAAAGACTTGGGTCGCGGGGTGTCCTTCAAGGAGGAGAACGCGGACGAGATGCAGGCGAACAGGATGTACCTCTATACAGTCCTTCCGAAAATGACCGAGTGGTTCAAGGTGGTCAGTTTTGACAACCTTGCCATAAAGCAGTTGGACGTGAAGCGCATTATGTCCGACAAGGAATGGGAGGAGTTCTATATGGGAGACGACGGCAACTACACCTTCTATGCAGACCTCGTGAAGAACGAGTATGCGATGAACTCATTGTCCACAGAAAGAAAACCAATCGGAAATATGGATGTCGTTGAAATGTTCAACGATGTCAGAAAACAATCTGCAAACAACCAAAAGAAATAAACTATGAAAACGAAGGTCAGAAACGGCATATTTGAAACGAACTCATCAAGCGAGCACTCGCTTGTGTTGATGAACCGTGAAAACTACCGAAAGTGGAAAAACGGCGACCTTCTCGCCCGTGTGAAGGCACACAGTGAGGACATCAACACTTGGGGGAACTTTTGGAGTTATATGTACGAACTTGAGTTCACCGAAGACAACAGCAGTGCGGCAATGGAGAATGCGTTATTGTTGCAGAAAATCGTGGACGAACGGGTGAAATCGCTCGAACTATACAAAAAAAGTTTCGAGAACCGCGACAAAGACTACGATTGCTATACATTCGAGGAAAAACACTACAACAGTGAAACCGCGAAATGGAAAAATATGGGTCTTGACCTTTACAAGGAAACCGAAATGAGCATTGACGACGGGATGTGGATGACATACGACGAGTTCTACAACAGTTACATCAGGAACAACGACTGCGATTCACCGTTCGAGCACGATTCCACAGAACAGGGCATTCATATCATCGGCAACTATTATCACAGTTAAACTATTAAATTCCGTTAAATTATGAAACAGCAAATCAGAAAATCGGTCTTCGAGACCAATTCAAGTTCAGTGCATACAATCGCGATTGCCGCGGCACCGCAAAAAATGGAAATCCCCAAATGCTTTGAATTTTATATGGGTGAATACGGATGGGAAGTGGAAAAACTTTCGACACCTGTTGAAAGGGGTTCCTATCTCTACACCGCAATGTACAGTGTGGACGGGTGTGTAATCGGAGACATCACCACAACGGGTATGGACTTTATCAAAAACACGCTTGCCGAAAACGGTTGCGAAGCGGTGTTTGTAAAACCGCAAAGCGGCGATTGGCACTACATTGACCACGGCGGCGGAACAAGCAACTTTGTCGGAGCGGTTCTTGAGTCCAAAGAGACATTGCTCAACTATCTTTTCGGCGACGGCAGTGTTGTATATACATACAACGACAATATGGATTATGACGACCTTCCGTTCAAAAATGAACTTGACGCGAAGGAAAGTTCAGGGGACTACATCACATTCAGAAAAGGAAACTAATAAAACAACCGAAATGAGGTTCAGCGATTCGGACTTTGCAGAGCAATTATCAGAAGTTATTTGCATAGAATACAAATGGCGAAGGGATGAATTGATGGAGTTGCCTGTCGGAGTATATATGGCAGTTGCAGACCTTGAAAACGACAAGATACTCATAACCAACGAAAGGTTGAAAAAAAGTTGGATGCTTCTCACAAGTGTATTTGTCGAAAAGGATACAAAAAAGGCAAGAAACGACGCTGCAAGAGTTGTCAGGGAAAATGTGGAAAAACTTGAACTTGTCTCAAAGGGGACTGTTGTCAAGACCTATGGCAAAGACATTGCAGACAAGGCGCCTGTGTGCGCATATATGAAAAACCCCCACTATTCATCATCGTTTCCTATGAAACTGTACCTTGTTGTGTCGCTGAAGCATCTATACGGGGAAAGGACTTTTGTCAAGTGATTTTTGAATAAACAAAACAACCATACTATGAAAGATAAAAAAGACAAAAAGGAAAACAAAAAAACAAACAAACGGCTTACCAAGGCGATGGAAGCATACCTTGACGTGTCCAACAAGGTCGGTATTCCTGACGAAATGGATTGGCGTATGAAAGTCCAAGTCCTTCTCAAAGTCGGCATTGAGGAGATGCAGGCGATGCTTGACGAGACCAATGCCATTATGGAGGAGGATTACACGACCGTCAGCGATATGCTCGGTATCAATGTGTCGAAACAGCAGTACAAGGAAATTGTCACCATTATGACTAAAATTAGGATGGGCGAGTTCACAGACAAGAACAGGGAAAAGTATGAAGAAAACGTCAAGCAGAAAATGTTTGACCAATGTATGAGGGAAAAGTTCCTTGACAGCGTCATCAATTCATACGACGACACTATGCCGATACCTGAATGGACAAGGAATATGAACATAGAACTTGAGGGCACCGACGACGAAGAGTTCGACAAAATCCTGAACACGTCGGTCGAGCGGAGCATCAAGGCGACGAAAGTGCACAAGGAAATGCTCAACAGACTTGGACTTGCGTTCGAGTATATCACGCAGATGAAGTATACACAGAAGGACTACAAACTTATGCTCGATTGGCGTTACTACTGCGGAGGCGTTCCTTCCGAGAACTCAAAACCGAAACTGTTCGACCTCATCCAAAAGTTTATGGTGGCGGCGAGACTCGGATACGACTTCGGTCTTGAGGGGTTCGATGAACTCTACAACGAAATGGGCATAGAGGTTTCATTCAACGAACCTATGCCGCAGAGCGGTCACTTCCAATGGTGGAGCAAAGACCTCATCGAAAAATACTGTCCCACAGCACTTGACGACTATATGGATTGGTTGTCAGAGCGAAGGCAGTCCAAAAAGGATTGATATATCACTGATATATCTCTGAATTTTCAAATCATATAAATATATGCGGCACAATGTGCCGCATTTTTGTTTTTGAATAAAAAAATAAACACAAAGATATGAAAAAATTTTCAGAGATAATCGACTCGAAAAAATTCGCCGACTATACACAACCTGTTATGGAAGCGAACGGTGATGACGGAGTTGACGTTGACACCATACTCAATGATTTCATCAATTCAGGGAGTGAAACGAACCCCAAACTCGTTGTTGCGGACAATCCGAAAATGAAAAAAATCGCGGATGAATTTGTTTCGCTTGTAAACAGAAAATGCGGTTGGAACGCATACACACACACATTTTTCAAAAGCATTGACGGTCTTGACACCATTTTGGTTTTCAGCGGAAAGGACGAAAGCGCGGTTTCAATATCGCCCACACAGAATGGAACATCGGCAATCATAAGATATTATACGAAATTCGACACCACGAAAAAGGAGCAGACCGCAGACTATACGGTAAGTTCAAACAAAATGGGACTTGTCAGGATGTTCTCGTTTATGTTTGAAATCATAAACAATCCGGACATTTATCTCAAAGGTGTTTACGAAAACAACAATACAGGTTTCGAGGGTTCAATCAATGAAAAACTTGAATACACAAACGCTTCGCAATATTATCGCGAAATAAAAAAATCCGATATATTCGCTCCGATTGAAAGGTTCATAAGAACTGACGGAAAAGAAAGGGAGGGACGTGTCAGCGCAGACGCAGTAACCATTGAAGGTATTAAGAAATTTGCAGAAATCATAAGACAGGAAAAGGTGACGAACCCTGCGATTTTGGTGCAGATTTTCCAAAGAAAAGACAATCAGGCGAAAGATTACAAAAGAATAATCGCAAATTTGGAATCCGTACCGAAAGGTTGGAAAGGCGCTGGTCTTGAAACCTGCACGGCAATAGTACGCTGCATATTTGATATGGACAAATTCGGTATGGATGTTGAAACGGAAGAACACAGCGAAGTTGAAGTCCAAGAATGCAACTACATCACAGAGTTGCAGACACCTGCGACATACAGGGGAATAGACACGTCTATGCTCCAATATTTCAATATGGACTTCAAGCAGTTCAAAAAACTTACGGACAGATATTTCAAAGATTTGGACGAACTTCATTTCCAAATCGAGGAACTTGTGAAATTCTGCAAAAAGACAAGACCCGAAAAACTCAAAGACCTTCACGTCGGTGCTTCAGCCGTCTTTGTTTCTGGAACTGGCGGTATCGGAAAATCCTACACTTGGGAAAGCATCAAGGACAGTATGGGTCTGAAAAAGGTGAAAGACTATGCAGAAAGGGGGAGCGGCGCCTGCAACGCAAAGGAACTCTACAGTTTCATATACCATAACAACGGAAGGGTTCTTGTGTTCGACGACACAGCCGACTTGTTCAAAACGGCATACCAACGGTCTTTGTGGCTGCACGTCCTTGAGGCAAAGGGTGATGATTTTGTGACCATCGAGGCACCGAACGCAAACGAAGGCGGCGGCGGAGGTTTCTACAGTATGCGTGAAGTGACAAACGGCGACATTATGAACTGCAAAAAAAGATACTTCAAAGAATGCCCTGGCAAAATAAACAAAGCGAAAAGCTCTTCAAAAAGACACACATCCGACGATGACACCGAAGAGAACCAAACTACGGTTGAACGCAAGGTTCCAAATGAAACCGAAGTTATGAGCAGGTTCATTATAATGACGAATATGACACAGAAAGAACTTGCAAAGATGATGGGCGGTCAATGGGAAGCAATCAAAAGAAGGACGTATTTTGTCAGAATCGCACCTCCTGTCCTTGCAATTTGGTCTAAAATAAAGGACAAACTCATACAGATAAGGGACACTAACGATGAAGGTTGGGTTGTTCCGCCTGAATGCGTTGATGAAGTCATCGAAATCATCGAAAAGACATTTGAAGAGGCAAAGGTGAATGACGAGCAAGTCAGTGTCAACTGGGGTACTTTCACAAGCGGTACGCTTGAACAATACTTCAAATGCGGAAGGGATTGGAGAGAACCGCTCCGCGATTCGATAATCGTAAGAAAGGACACAGAAGATTTTGAATAACCTTAACATACAATATAATAAAGACAAAGATATGAACGCAAACATCTACAATATGTCACACGCCACAAAGTTCGTGGCGGAGAACTTTTGGGGGAAAATCGACAAAACCCTTCCGCTTTCAGAAATAAAAAAACTGTATGAGCAGTTTATTTCAGAAAATGAAAACGAAGTGACAGTTTCTGTCAATGAAATGTTGAACTCAAAACCATTCGGGGAGCCAATCAACGAGGACGCTTGGAGCGACTATCAGAAGGCAATGTCCGAATTTGAAGACGACATCCCTGACGATGAAACTGAAAATGACGATGATGATGACGAAAAGGAATACAACACAACGGACGACATTGAAAAGTCGCAGGTGAAAAAACAAAATTCAACAAGCAAGCGAAACACAACAGTGGCACCGCAGCAATCAAAACGCGTCATCAACACCGACAAAAACGGAAGCGCATACATAAAAGGCGACTATGACGACATCAACTACGCATCGGATTTGACATACAATATGCTCATCAACGGAGAATATCCTGGACTCACAACCCAAGACGCAATACTTCCGTATTCATTGTTCGATGTGACAGACGTCAGGGACTTTACCGCGGTCTTTGCTTTCAAAGACCTCCCGAATGTCGACTTGAGCGATTGGAACGTGTCGAAAGGAACAATCTTTGAAGGTATGTTCTATAAATCGACATTCAACAATGACAGCATCAAGGATTGGGAACTTAAAAGGGCGACAAACATTGTAAATATGTTCTGTGCCTGCGATTTCGACAAGCAATACATAATCGACGGATGGGAAGATACAATAAACCCGCAACTTGGATACCTTCCCATAATCGGGCAGTCCGCGTCGGATGACGCAGAAGTAGGAAAGAAACATTTCCAAGTCATATTCGGAAACCCGGATGAAATGAAACAAAAACTTCAACAAAACAAACAATATAGACTTCAAGCAGCAATGAAACAGGAAGAAAGCAACAACAAATATGTGATGTCAACATCACAGTTCATTAACGAACGCTACGGTGTGAACGAAGGCAAAATCGGTGATTTCGCCAAAAAAGCATTCAATAAAATCAAAGAATCTTTGAAAAGCGTCGGTATCAAACTGAAAGACGGTTTCATAATGTTATTCGACAAGACTATGGACTTGTTCGGCGCCAACCTTCCTCAAAACATCGTGACATCTCTCAAAGAAAATCCAATCAACGGTGTATATGCCGAATATGGAAAGGGCGTAAACTATCCTGACAAACAGGGGTATTACGAAGAAATGAAAGACGGAAGTCAAGAATACAGCAACTTCATCAAATTCCTTGAAGTGTTCAAACCGAAAGGAACCCGCAGAAGTCTCAAGGAATCCGTCGAAGTCAACGAAAGACGTGTCGGTCTCCACGCAACGGATGACATTGACGACCAAGAATACTACAACATCGACCTCGACGATTGGAACACTGAAGAACTCACCGAACATATCAGAACCTGCCTCGACGATGTGGTTAAATACGGAGCGTCGCAGGAAAACCCGTTCATCGTATGGGGAGCGCCTGGTATCGGAAAGACCACAATCCCGAAGACAATCATCAAAGAAGTGAATGCGGAAATTGAAAAGAACGGCGGTGACGAAGGTGATAAGATGTCAATCATCGTAATAGACTGCTCATCCTTGCAGGCGGGCGACCTTTCTATGCCTATGCCCGTCAAAATAGACGAAAACAACATCGCCGAAGCAGCGAACAACCCTGTCATTCAAAGATGGATGAAAGCAACAGGCATTACAAAGACAAGCGAATTGGTGAAAATCGTCAGTGCCAAATCATCGGACGCGCCGAAAACTTGGTTGCCGATGTTCATCCCGACAGGCGACGATGAAACCGACAAGGTTAGAAACGACGTCGCAAACGGACACGTCAACGCCATTTACGATGAAAACAAAAATCTCATTAAAACTGAAGTGCGCGGCGGTGGCGGAATCATCATCTTCGACGAGTTCCTGCGTTGCGACCCCGACACACTGTTCGGCATCGCCCAGATTATGATGGAACGTGAAACGGCGTCAGGTTACAAACTCGGTTCAAAATGGTTCTGTATGGGATGTTCCAACCGTCCTACGGACGACCTTAAAGTTGAGGAAAACTTCGAGAGAATGCCTGCCGCACTTTCAGACAGAACCTGTGCCTGCAACTTTGTGCCGAAATTCCAAGAATGGCGCAAATGGGCAAAGGACAAAGGCGGATTCGACGACTTCACCCTCCAATACCTCCAATTCGACGCAGACGGTCCGAAGTCACGTTGGCACAACATCGACCCAGAGGCATTGCGAGACAGAAAGGGTGTGAGAAAATGCACTCCGAGAAACTGGACTAACTGCATCGCGGCACTCAACAGGGAATGCAAACGACAGGGTGTGAAAACGTACGACCAACTCAAGGGAACGAACATCTTCCGCCGTATCGTCGGTATGTACCTTCCTGCAAACATCGCAGACGACTATGTAAGTGCATACCTCGACAATGTGAACGGCGCATTCTTCGACCTCGACTACGACGATGTCATAAAGAACCCGACTATGCAGGTCGATGCAACAGCAGTCGTATGCACCAACACATTGAGAAAAGAAATTGAAAACAGATACAGCATACGCAAGCCAATCCCGCCGTATGAACTCGAAAAAATCATACAGTTCCTTGAGAACAACTATTCAGACCAAGCGGACGGCGGAAGAGTTGTGAACCTCATCGCAGGCATATACGCATACTGCGACCTGATGAACACAAACTCGAAACCAGAATACACGAAGATTTTGATTGACTTCGGCAAAAACCATCCGAAAGACAATATGCAAGTCTTGATTTCATCACAACCAAAATCACGTCAAAACAAAAAATAACGGAACGGAATGAACGGGGTTCCTTCAAGAACCCCGTTTCCTGTCAAATAAAAGGAATGATTATGAAAAATTACATATTCAACACAACGCAGTATTCCGCGATATTGGAAAGTTACAACAACATCGAAGGCGGGAATGCAAAGGCGTTGATAAGACTCGGAAAAATACAGATGCTTGACGGCAAACTCGTGGAAGGACACGATTTCGTGGACTTGGTGAACGGCGCCCTCGCATATTTCAAAAACAAATATCCTGACGAATACACGTTCTTCAGAAACGCCACAATCATATACGTCAGCGACCTTGAATTTTGCCCGACTATGATGGTGGACGCAAATATGGTGTATTACATCAACATAAGTTTCCTGTACCTTCCGTCACCTTATGGATTGGGTATGAATATGATGAATGTTTTCAACATATTGTACCACGAGGCAATGCACGCTATGCTCGAACACATTCATAGAATGAAAATGTGGAATGAGCACAGTATGCAGAAAGCGACGTGGGAAGATATGAACATTGCAGGTGATTTGGAAATAAACACTATGATGGTCACGGACAAAGTGTGTACAAAGGATTTTTGGATAAAGCAAAAAGGTTGCTATGATGAAAATGTCATCGGTCGCCCGTTTGAAACCATAATTGAATACTACAGAAACATTGTAGACCAATTCAAAAAGGAAAAATCAATTTCACCAAGGTCGCAGCAACAACAAAATCAGAAACAAAATCAGCAACGGAAGCAACAGGGGAAAATACCTACAACGAGTGATTGGAAAAAAGGTCACAAAGAAGCAAGGGAACTCATACGCAAACTGTACAGAAAAAACAACCGCAACGTTTCAGGAACCTTGACAGAAATCGACAACATAACCGCAAACAACAACGGCGACATAATGAAGTCAATCGACGAAATCAAGGGGATTGTCAGCGAAGAATAACCCTGCCATTAGCAAACACACAGAGAAAACAACGGAAACATCCACGTTTCCATTAGATTCAATAAAAGGAGACAATTATGAAAATAATAAATGAAAATTCAGTTGCACCAAAAGAATACTCGACATACGAAAGTGGTCTCGAACAGGGGTTTGACGATGCCGTGAGTGAACTTCAAAACGCATTGCTTGGCGGAGGTTCCAACGAAGACCAAAACAACGAACCAAAACCAGAAACAGACAAGGAAAAACCAATCGTTCCACAAAATGGTCAGGGTGAAAGCAACGACGTCAACGACGCCGATGTTTCGGAAATGAACGCGGACGACGCAGCAAACGAGGCACAGAATGCAGCGGACAGGGCGCAGAAAGATGCTGACAAGGCATCCAACGCAGCACAGTCCGCAAAGAACGCAGCCGAGAACGCACAGAACACAGCAGAGGAAATCAAGTCTGAATTTGGCGAAAGCTCCGATGAGTATAAAGACGCAAAGGCACTTGCCGATGAAGCAAACGAATCGGCAAAAGATGCAAAAAAAGCAGCACAAGAAGCACAGGACGCAGCAAACGCTGCGCAGAATGCAGCAAACAAATCAAAATCCGCCGCACAAAACGGTGACGACGAAACTGCAAGAAAAGAAGCGAAGAACGCGCAGAATGCAGCACAGGATGCGAAAAACGCAGCACAGGACGCCGCTATGGAATCTTGGATGTCACAGGACGCGGCAAAGGAATCCCTTGAAAAATACGGAAGCGACTCCGACAACAGGGATGTTTCAAAAATGAATGCACAGGATGCCGCAAGTGCAGCACAGAACGCAGCCAACGCAGCACAGGACGCGGCAAACGACGCACAGGACGCGGCAAACGACGCACAGGAACTTGCCGATGACGCAAGAGACAATGCAAGAAAGGCGAAATCCCGTTTCGGCGAAGATTCCCCCAAATACAAAGATGCAAAAAACAAAGCGGACAAGGCACAGGAACTCGCCGATAAAACACAGGAACTCGCTGACAAGGCGCAGGATGCAGCAAACGCCGCACAAGAAGCCGCGGACAAGGCATTTGAAGCGTCTGAAAACGGCGATGTAAACAAGGCAAGACGGGAAGCACAGAAAGCACGCGATGAAAATGAAAATGCACAACAATCGGCAGACGACGCCGTAAATTCCGCCGACAACGCTATGGGTGATTTTTCAAACAACCAACAAGGCAGTCAGCAAGGCAGTCAGCAAGGCGGTCAGCAAGACAACCAACAAGGCGGTCAGCAAGGCAGTCAGCAAAGCGACCAACAGGGAAGTCAAGGCAGTCAACAAAACAAAGAAGGCAATCGTGACGGCAAACGCACAAACGGCGGAAGCGGTGGAAATTCAAAGAATTACGGTGAAAAAGGACTTGGTGCAGGCGGCGGCGGAAAAATAAACAGGTCTGCCGCAAGAAAAAACAAAAACCAAAAGCGCAAGGAACTTCGTCCGCAAATAAGGGGTGATTATAAATTCAAACCGACAGCAGTCGGAAAAATCGTAAAGCAGTCCGAAGTTAAGGAGAAACTGAAAGGCGCTTTGAAAAACAGCGGTTTCAGCGACAGGGAAATTGAAGAAACACTCACCGAAGTCGCTTCAAAGAACGTCATTTCAAGGGAAGAGGTGAAAGAATTGCGAAACAACATCATCAGACAAAAACCCAAATCAGCAATCGGGAAAATTTGCAGAAGGATAAAGATGAACGATACCACTATCCATAAAATGTGGGATGAAATCGTAAAGATATTCCTTGAAGCAAACACAATCTATGCCAACAGAAAACACAAACTCAAAGACAACACCCGTACAAGATGGGGTGACAAGCGAGTGCTTGCACACGACCTTATGCGCCCATATCACCCGAAGGGAGACGCCGCCCCACAAAACATCAACGTGTTTGTGGATACATCAGGGTCTGTCAACCTTGACGTTGTTGAACTCTTTGCCGACACTTTGGTGAATTGCTGTACAAAACTCCAATACAGCGGAATCACACTCATCCCGTTCGCAGACACAATAGACCTCAAATCAGGTATATATATGGTTGCCGATGAGGTGAAGAAAAACAAGGAGGCAGCAATGAAACTTGTCATCGAAATGGCAACGAACAACGACGCAGGTGGTGGAACCGAAGTGAAAGACTGTGTTGACTATATCTTGAAAACAAGACAGAGCGACAGAAATTCAGTATGGTTGTTTTTGACTGACGGCGGCTTTTGGGACGTCACTCCTTTGAAGAAACTACTGCCTATGAAAAACAAAATTATGTTTGTCATATACGAGCACGACATCAAAGAACAACTACTTGGATACCTGTCTTGGTGCATTGAACCGGATTACGACCAACTGAAAAAATGCTACATAGAACTCAACGACACTGAAAAGTAACAAAAACTTCCAAAACAAGACAAAAAGCGTGTGTGCACCCACACGCTTTTTTTATGTCAGATATATCTGCGATATATTCATTTTCAGAGGTTTTGCACCATTTTCACACCCATTGGAAACAGTGCAAAAACACTTGTATAAATATATTCCGAAAAAATAATAAAAAGAACTCAATGATTCTTTCCAAAACAAACATCGCAACCGACAACCGCACGCCAAAAACAGGGAAGCACATATCCCCGAAACAGGCGTATTGCGGCATTTTTGACGGCAATGGTGCAAGTTTCGGACAGAAACAAGATAATGAATACTCAAAGGAAGAATGACCATACCCCACTGAAACCAAATAGAATCGGAGGTATGTGAAAGCAACCTCCGATTTTTTTTTGAGATTTTTTTCAATATCTGTAAAAAAGTTGATTTTTTTTATTATATTCAAATGCAGGCGGTCTTAACGCCGCCGACGAACGAAAGTTCTTTGACATATTGGCAGAAAGCAAACACCTAAAAGGGGTGTATGTAAAACGAACAGGTCGGGCATATACGCACAAAATTCAGCGGCGTCCCACCATCAGTGAGCATCCACCCCTTCAAATGCCGCTGTAACTCAACTGGTAGAGTATCGGTTTTGTAAACCGAAAGTTGGGAGTTCAAGTCTCCCCTGCGGCTCAAATCCCCCGGTGCGTTCTTATAAGTTCGCGTCGCGGTCGTAAGGCGTGGGCGTAACACGCGCCAAAAACGGCGTAACACGCGCCAAAAATCCTGACAAGTTAAAAACGCTTAAAATGGAATGCAAGGTTATCGGAAATCCGCATTCTAAAAAGAAATTGGACAAACCGCCTGTCAGGTGGCGGTCTCCATAAAAACGGTCAAATTCCTTGCGGCGTCTCCAATACCGCCGTAATGGTACGCAAGGGGCGTTGCGTGAAAAAACGCCTGCTCCGCTGCGGGGAGTTATGTCCGTAGATGTATGTTCCACATTTTTACGGGGCACACGCAAAGTAGTCGGAACTGCGTGTATAAATCGCTGAAATTATGCAAAAGATTGGAAGCGTCGTGGAGAGGCGCGGACATAAACCGACAAACGGTCGCATCGTCTAAAGGTTAAGATGCGTGACTGTCTATCACGAGATTTGGGTTCGATTCCCAGTGTGACCGCAAACGGGACAAAGGTTGTACAAGACGCTTCGCGGTAATCGCGATACCGCATTCTTTAGCGTTCAATCTCCCGTCAGTATCGTTTGGTGTAATAGCGGTAAGCACGCTGTCATCGTGACGGAGGTAAATGCGGGTTCGAGTCCCGTACGGTACGCGAGAAATAAAGATACATTCAGCAATCTATTAAAAAAATTATAGGAAATTTTAAGTATCTTGTAAAATGCGTCTGTGGTGGAATGGCAGACACGTCGGTTTTAGGAACCGATGCCGAGAGGCGTGAAGGTTCGAGTCCTTTCTGACGCACTATAAATCCTTTTTACGCTCTCTTTGCCGCATTGACGCCTGCGGTCGGGTGGCGGAATTGGTAGACGCGAAGGTCTCAAAAACCTTTGTCCGAAAGGACGTGCGGGTTCAATTCCCGCCCCGACCACAAAAACCATATTATTGTTTTTCATAATAAGAGCGGTCGTTAGTCTTGAGTTAGACCATAAACCAACTCAATTTTCACGGGCAAGTAGTTCAGTTTGGTCAGAACACCGCTCTGATAAGGCGGGGGTCGCAGGTTCAAGTCCTGCCTTGCCCACAACAATGGGATGTAGTTCAGTTGGTCAGAACGGCGGACTGTTAATCCGTAAGTCGGGGGTTCAAGTCCCTCCATCCCAGCAAGAAAGGTGGTTTTCAGCAAAACAGTTTCCATAGTATTTATTTAATTTAAGGTTAATGGTTATGCCACCTTGTAAACATAGCGGGATGGAGAAGTGGTCATCTCACGAGTCTCATAATCTCGTAATCGCAGGTTCGAGTCCTGCTCCCGCTACAATGATGATAACTCAATGTTAGCGTACTTATAAATATAATAATATATTGGAAATGATGTATATTTGTAGGTATTGTAACAAAATGTTAAAACGTTCTTGTGCATTGGGTATTCACGAAAGAACTTGTAAGTTGAATCCAAATAGAAAACCTTTGGAAAATCACGTTTGTGGTTATGCGGTATATTCAAAAAAACATAGTAATGAAAATTATCATTACGACAAAGATGAAAGTCTTGTTTGTAAATACTGTGGAAAACAATGTTATAGTGTAAAATCACTTAAAGCACACGAATGTAAGTGTCCACAAAACAAAAATAGAGTATATCGTAATGGTATGATGGGTAAGCGTCCGTGGAACAAAGGTTTAACAAAAGAGACAGATGAGCGTGTTAAACAAGCAGCAATTTCACTTAAACTCCGTTATGAAAACGGTGAATTAAAAAGTCCACAAAAAGGAATAAAGCATACTGAACAAGAAAAACAGCACCTTTCTGATATTAGAAAAAAGTATTTGAAAAAGCACCCGAATAAAGTTCCTTATGTATTAAATCATCATTCACACGGTGATAGTTATTGTGAAAAGTATTTTAAGCAAATTTTGAATGATGAACATATTGAATATGAACAAAATTATTATCAATTTGGGTATTTTTTGGATTTTGCATTTCCAATAACAAAAACATATTTTGAAGTTGATGGGGAACAACATTATTTGGACAAGCGTATTGTTAAACACGACAAAAAACGAACTGAAGTATTACAAAAAAATGGATGGACGTGTTTATTTAGAATAAGATGGTCTCGGTATAAAAAAATGCCAAAAGAATGTAAAGAACGATTCATTAAAAATATAATACAAAAAATAAAAAATGCCACGGTAGCATAATGGCGATGCACCTGACTTTTAATCAGGGGATTGTGAGTTCGAGTCTCATCCGTGACACATAACAACAAGGGCATAACGGCAGTAGCGTGTCCCACTGCAACGGGAGGCGTGAAAGCGGGTTCGATTCCCGTAATGTCCACAAATTCTATAAGGGCAGGTAGCGAAGTGGTTAAACGCGGCGGACTGTACTACGTGAAGGTTACACGTTAAACCGCAATGTGAATAATGAAGTTTCGGAAATTCGTAATTTCCCACATTGCCAATCCGCTCCCATTCGGGTTCGGAGGTTCAAATCCTTCCCTGCCCACATCGGGTCGGTAGCAAAATGGCACTGCACCTGACTCTTAATCAGGGGACTGCGGGTTCGAGTCCCGCCCGACCCACATATTGAACTTTGGTGTAATGGCAGCACAACAGATTTTGGTTCTGTTGGTGGAGGTTCGAGTCCTCCAAGTTCAACAAAGACTATGCCGCACATAGTTTTAGGAGAGTTAAACGCTTCCTTAAAATAACATTTAGAATGGCGTCGGGTTTCAGCACAACCTTGAAACGTGTCCATACAAATCCGCAGATAATGTGCAAAGGCACGGGCGGGAGGACATACAATCACTGCAACATAGGTGTCAAGTGACACGCCCGCGACCCTGCGGAGAGAGCACGGTGCGATACCGTGATGCTGTATATTGTTAATCAAAACGAATGCAGTGATGGTTTTCCGCTCCGGAGAAACAAAGCGGAGTTCGCCCCGACAGCGAAAGTGCGATTGTGGTTTCAGCGGTTCACACCACATTATGTCGGAACATCGCGGAGTAGTTTAACGGCAGAACGGGAGTAGCAAATGATTCTTGTTCAAAGAACCTATCAGCAATTTTCGCTATTGGGAACTCCTGACATTGGTTCGACTCCAATCTCCGCGGCAAAAAAAGAGGCATTCGGCAAAAAACAAGAAAAACTTTTGGGATAAGTCATTTCATCACGCCTCTTGTACGGGCGCGGACGCGCGCCTCACGCGGCATTAGCACAAAGGCAGTGCGCCAGACTTCCAATCTGGATATGTCAGTTCGATTCTGATATGCCGCTCTTGTGATAATCATTTTATTTGTGTTTTTTTATATTTATCAGTTGCGGACGCCTGTCGCGAGACACACATCCGCAAAACGGGAAGGTAGCAAAGCAGGTCTATGCAGCGGACTGAAAATCCGATGATGGTGGTTCGACTCCACCCCTTCCCACTAAACGTAAACTCCAACCGTACATTGGAACAAGTTTACGCAGGGGATAACATCATATTCGGCGTATAACTATAGTAAGGTATGACGATAACCCCGCCCATATAAGTCCCCGTAGTTCAATGGATTAGAATGTGAGTCCACGGAACTCAAGATTGGGGTTCGAGTCCCTGCGGGGATACAATTAAAACAAAAAGGTGATTGCAGCAAACGCATTGCAAAGTGAAATCCAAATTCAACCAAGCAAAAAAATCACCTTGTATCTAAAGGGAGGTTCAGCAAACATTGTAGGCATCAAACTGTAACTTTGAAACGCAACAAATCTCCCTTGTTTTTTTTTTGAATCTTCTCTTTCCATAATACTGAATAATAAAGGCAGGTGCAGCAAACCTATCCAAGCAACAAACTTTTAATTTGTACTCGCTAACAACCCCTGCCTTGTTTTTTTGAATTTTCTCTTTTTCCATAATACTGAACATATAAAGGCGGATTCCGCAAACCACTATTTTCAAGCAACAAACCGTTAATTTGTACTCGCTAAAAAAACCGCCTTGTTTCTATGCTCCCATAGCACAGTTGGTTAGTGCGCCTGACTCATAATCAGGGGGTCGTAGGTTCAAGTCCTGCTGGGAGCACTCTTTCACAAGCAATGCCTTGCCCCATCTGTTGATGGGTGTCCGCCGTTGGCGGGCAAATTTATGACAGGGATTCTCGGCATCGCATAGGGGTGTATCAGTCCTGTCTTATATACAGTCGTTAATTCTGTAATTGGTGTATGTGGGTTCGAGTCCCACCTCCCCTACAAATTCATCAACACACAACTGTTATGTGAAGGGGAATTGGCAAACCCTCGCTTGAAACCGTCACCATTGTCGGTCAGATTAGAAGTCTTGGGAGTGAGACGTAAAGGTTGCCCGCGGTTCAGGATTACTGCGGTACTGCGGGTTCGAGTCCCGCCATAACAGCATAGCAAAATCAAAGGGTGCGGATAAAATCTTTTCCGCTTGGGATTCCGATGAGAATGGGGTCTGTGGAAGTTTAACAACAAAAGTGCGGAGCAATCCGTGGTCTCGCCACAGCGAAGGACAAGAGAGTTAAAGCGCAACTCGTCTTGTGTAAGATTTTGCTTTTTTGGAGAGTTACCCAAGTCGGTGAAGGGGTCTGTTTGCTAAACAGATAGGTCGTGAAAACGGCGCGGGGGTTCAAGTCCCTCACTCTCCGCAAGTGATTGAAAGGTGGGACTGATAGTGTCCATCCTCTAAAGAGTTTCAAGAGGTAGTGACTACATACTACTATGCGCATAGTTGATTTACGTCACAAGAACACCATACCAGCGAACTTGGTGCGGTATGGGCAACCTCACGGAGTCACAAGCACGAATACACGGTTGTCCTCAATTAAAATCCCGTTGAAACACGGGTGTCTCCTTGATGTGGCGCAAGTGCAATTCGGTGTCGGAGACAGGTACGACGGATAAGGAGCGACAGTACGAGAGGAGATTGCTCTTAATCTTCACCGCGAAAGCGGGGGTGTCCGAACTATGAAGAAAAGTTCGGCGCAGGGCGTAGTTGCCAAGTTAGTCGCCCGTTGAGATGTCCGTGAAACCGCCGTCGGAGAATTTGGTGTAACAACACATCAATCACTTATTTGGTGGGGATAGTTCAGTTGGCAGAACGGCGGATTGTGGTTCCGTAGGTCGTGGGTTCGAGTCCCACTCTCCACCCAATGTTTTTTTATTTGACTATTTTTTTTTCATTCTCAAGTTTCGTCCGTACAACTCGGCAGTGCGCGGAAAACTCAAAAAAGGAAGTCGTGCAGGTTGACAACTTTCCAAGATGAACAAACAGTTGGACGTGCGGGTTATACCGCACTGAACGGCGCGGTGGACAAACTGGTTTAAGTCGCCACCCTTTCAAGGTGGAGATTGCGGGTTCGAGTCCCGTCCGCGCTACCATTCCGACACGGACTTTATTTTTTGGCGAACATAAGATTCGCTTGCTTTTTCATCCCGTTGTCGGAGCAATGCCCTGAAATGATATATGGGCGACCACTGTCGGTCGCGGGGACGTGTTCCCTGCAATGTATTGGAAAGGAGCATTCCGACAGGAACCACGCAAGCGCGTGAGAGAGAAATTCTCAAATATATTATGTTTTCCTTTCTGCCCAATGCCCGAAGGGATGACATATATAAAAAAGAAGGCACGGTCTCGCACACCGCAAGTGCGACGATGCAAGTCGGAGACAAAGCGATAAACACCAAAGAGTCTGTCCACAATCTTTATGGTTTGCGTGAAATGGTGTGCGTGCCGCTGTAAAGGCGAGGTGCATAAAAAAGTAAAGTCCGTGATGTCCGATTAGGAACGGTTGCTGCCGTTTGCGGATACGGGTTCAGCGCACACCGACGTATGGTTCGGTTATACTTCCCGTGTGTAACCATACGGTCTGTAAAGGTTGTAAACGGGGCGTTAGTTCAGTTGGCCAGAACACCTGCTTTGCACGCAGGGGGTCGGGGGTTCGACTCCCCCACGCTCCACAAGCGATATATCAATGATATATCAAAGGTTCACCTGACTTGCCTTAAAGCAGGAGTATTTTTGGAGGGGTGGCAGAGTCTGGTTTATTGCAGCGGTCTTGAAAACCGCCGAACCCGCAAGGGTTCCGTGGGTTCAAATCCTACCCCCTCCGCTTGGAAACAAAAACATTGCGATAGGGCATAACTGTTCCGTGCATTGACAACAGAGAATCACTGACGCTGCAAGGCAAATCAGAGGTGGGTTCCACGGGTCATCGAGACCCGATAAGCAAGAAAAAGGAATACATAGTTTAATCAAAACACCTGTTGGTTTTTGTTTTCAAAACATCGGCATAGCGGAGTCGGTTTCTTGCGCCGCCCTCATAAGGCGGAGACGGTGGTTCAAATCCACCTGCCGGTACAATGGGATACGGCAAGATTTGTGACCCTTCGTTGTGGGCACATTGTTGGCGTTTCAAAGCGACCGCAGAATGCGATGCGGTTGTGTCAACATTTAGTTTAAGATGACGATACAAAACTCGTTTGCCGAATTTCTTAAACGGATGCAACCAATATAGACCCGTAGCGGGAAACGTGACGACGCCCCGAATAGAACTTCACTGATGGACATCGAGTGCCCGTTAGAGAGAATGGACGTAATTAGGACGTCGGAGGTAATCGACCCGTAGTCCGAATACACCGCCAAAGCGGAAAGTGATTGGTTGCATCTATGAGATTATGCGGACGTGGCGAAATGGCAGGCGCGCCACCTTGAGGGGGTGGTGGGGGTATCCCCGTGTGAGTTCGACTCTCACCGTCCGCACTTGAGTCTGTAGTTCAACGGTGAATAGGAGTGTGGTTCAGTGGTAGAACGACGGTCTCCAAAACCGTAGACGGAGGTTCGAGTCCTTCCACTCCTGCAAACGAAATGTCCAAAATTTCGTCCGGCGGCGATAGTTCAATTTGGTAGAATATCATCCGTCCAATGATGAAATGGAGGTTCAAATCCTATGGTCTTGCAAACACATAGGCGGTCTTTAGATTGTTTCACGATAGACAACAATTAAACGGGTGTGTCTCAAAATGTCAATAGGACGGATGTGCTTATTGATGCCCGGTAGTACAAGATTCGGATATTGCAAGGAAGTCTGATGAAAAGAGACGATGCGGTGGTAGTTCAACGGCAGAATACGACCTTGCCAAGGTCGGGGTTGCGGGTTCAAATCCCGTCCACCGCTCACAATGACCAAAGTGGGCAATGACGACTATGCCGAGAACAACGTGTCCTCACGGGGAAGTGACGTCACCCCAAGATTTGAGATACGGGTCGGATACAGCGGACGTACTGTCCGTTGGGGGGTGAGCATTGATGTAACCCCTTGTTTAAGCGTATCGGAAACGACGTGGAAGAGTTGGCGGCATTGTCTCAAATGGTCTTGTAATGTCGGTTGGTGTAATGGCAGCACAGCGGATTCTGGTTCCGCTAATCGGAGTTCGACCCTCTGACCGACAACAAATTAAAAAACAAAAATCAAGAATATGGAAAGCAAATACATTATCAAAGAAGAAAGCGTGAACTATATTTTCGGAACCGCCATTGACGGAAGCATTGAAATTTCAACGGCAAAACGCTATGTCGTATATGAGGTCGATGATGAAAGCGAGGTCTGTATGAACGGAAGCGGTTGGTTTGAGGATGTGGAGGAACCGTCCGAACCGAGAGTCGCAATCTGCATAGACAATGAGTTCAACGAACGACCCGCAATCTTTTGCACGCTCGAACAGGCAAGACTTTTCACGGAAGGAAAAATAGGCGTCCTTATGTCAAAGGACGTGTAAACGGGTAGTGGCGCAGTTGGTAGCGCACTTGGTTTGGGACCAAGGGGTCGAAGGTTCGAGTCCTTTCTACCCGACTAACAAGCAGCGGTTTATAAATACAAACCGACAATAATAAAAAAAACAGATATGGACAAATACGCATTTTTGATGGTGGACTTCCAAACACCTGACTACATAAAGGGAATCCAAAACAGCATCAAGGACTATGAACTGTACAAACCGAGCGACCCAGATTCACCGTTCGTCTATGGACTTGAAACCGAGACGCACGTCACGCTCGCTCCCTGTCTCGACAACGACGTCAACCTTGAACAGTTGAAAAAGCACCTGCTTCCTCTCAACGACTACAAGACAATGCTTTCAGACGTGAGCGTGTTCAGCAACGACAACTACGACGTCCTGAAATGCGGCGTGGTATGCCAAGCGCTTCATACGACAAACTCCGCGATAAAGGCGAACTACACCCTCCACACGGAGTTCACGACCTACAAACCCCATATCACAATCGCATATATGAACAAGGGGTATGCGGACAAATACAAAAAGAACATCATCACAGAACCAGTTTTCCTAACCCCGATGTGCTTTTCGTTCGGTTACTACGAAGACGGAGAATACAAAAAGATAACTTGGGTATAGATTTTTAATTTTAGGCGTGTTTTCGCCTGTTTTGGACACTATGTTCAAAAAATGGTATCTGTGTACATAAAAAAGATAAAATGCCGTAAAAGCGGCGATTTCTGCTTATCTGCCAATTTGGATTTTTTGAAACAAAAAAGGGGGCACAATGTGCTCCCCTTTTTTGTTTCAAAATTGTATCGAATGTCTAAAAAACATCGTCACCTACTATTATGTCGATTGATATGAGTTCATTCTTCCTAAAAAATTCATTGTCAAAGTCTTTCAAAATATCAGCGAGTACAACATTTGCCGAAATTGACATTTCAGTTTCATCAAATGTCATTTTTACATCCTTTTTGTAACGAACACCCATTTTTTTAGTTTCACCTTCAATGGAATCCATTTCCTCTATTGTAGCGTCGATTGTATTTCCATTTTTTCTTACAATATCAAACAGAAAATCCCTTTTGATTACAAAATCATACCGACTCCGTAAAGAACACCTGACTGTAAAATTATCCGTCATTGAAATCAATTCTTCAAATGTAATTTCAGATTTTTTTATACCATCAGACATCTCGTCAATTCTCATTATGTGTGTCATAGTTCCAAAATTTATTTTTTGTATTTATACGTTTTTCCGCATTGCATTCTCAACCAAACGCCTTGCTGTGTATGCGGAATTGTCCAATGCCCTTTTGTATTCGCTTTCGGTCTTGTTCGCATCGTTCAGGGAGTTCCACATAGTGAACCAGAACTCGTCCATAAGTTGAGGTTTGAACGCCTCGTACAGGCGGACGAACACTCCCTCGCACTCGTCGGTCACGTTCAGGGTGTCTATGTATCCCCCGTTTTCGTCCTCGTCGATATATGCGTTCATACCGATTGCGCACTCCTTGTGGAAAAGGAATGTGCTGTTGAACTTGCGTCCGCGCTTCAGCGTGAAACCGTGTTCTGAAAGGTCTTTGATATAGATTGGTGTGTATAGGTAAAATGTATTCATAGTCGTTTATTTTTTCTTGAACAGTTTTGAAATCTTGTCGATAATCTTCGTGGTTGCGTCCGCCACTTTTTTTGCGTTGTCCGTCGACTTCACGACAGGCGTCAATCCGTTGTCTGGCATATTCAGGTCGAACGTCTTAATCCAAGTCTTGACATCGAAAGACGGGCACGCCTTGTTCGCGAACTCCCTGTGCCCGTGGAACGTCGCGTTCGGGTATTTCTTGTGCAAATATCTGCACAGCCAAATCATAGCGGCGGTCTGCGCGGGCGTCCTTGTATCCTTCGCCTTGTTGTTCTTGTCGACGCCGCCGCAATAGCAGATGCCGATTGAGATTGAATTGTGGTCGGTAGTGTGCGCCCCGACGCAGTCTTCGGGACGACCTTCCCAAATCGTGCCGTAGAGGTCTATGTAGTAGTTGTAAGCAATTCCGTTCCACCCTTTCTTGATGTGCATATTGTGTATTGCGTTCACGCTGTAGTTCACGCCCTCCTTCGTTGCCGCGCAATGGAGTATGATTTCAGTGGTTTTCTTCCTTTTCGTGAAAGATTTTGGAAATGTAAGGTTCGCTTTCTTTATCTCTGCCATAATTATGTCTATGATTGCTCCGCATATATTTATATGCGGATATATCATTGATATATCAGCGCTTTCCGCTATCTCGGATTGGTTACCTTGTCGAGCATAAGTTCAGGTTGTGCATTGTCCACGAGTTCGCACTTGTGACTATCCTTCACGACATACTGCGACAGAATGAGATTGTGCTTGTCTTCCTCGCACAGTTCGTTCCATATCCTTATGTTCGTTATGTCCATAGCACAGGAACGCAAACCGAAATGCCCGTCGCCGACGGTGAGGTCTCCGTGGACTTCCTGCATAGAATAATAGACTTGACTGATTGCGGAATCCATCGTGCGGAGGTTCGGATTCCCCGAACTCAACGAGTATATCCACAATGCGCATTTCTTTTCCGACGGTTTCACCATAACGACGAACGCCCACCACCTGTCCGCCAAAAGACCTCCGAAACCGTCCGCCCCGTTTTTCTTGAGGTCGAACAGAATGTCTTTCCCGCCCAACGACACACACACGGACTTGAATGCGTATGACAATGCAAACCCTCCTTCCGAAACAAGGAACTCATTGGTTTGCGAAGGCAGGACACAGGCGTTAACCACAATGCAGTTGTCAATATACCTGTTGTTAACCTTGAACAGATTGTTTTCATAGTCCACCGACACAACTTTCATAACCTTCGGATAGTTGGTTCCGTTCACTCGGACAAGCATACCCTCCGATATGTTTTTCACACTTTCAACCCTGAACACGGCATAACCGCCGTCGTTCAGTATTTCCATCACATCGGTCTTTGGAAACTGCGAGTCCGCATAGGTCTTGTTGGAAGAGTCTATGAAATTCGGGTTCGCGTATTTCGGTCTGAACCACATAGTGAACATCCTGTCGTCACTTTCACCCCACCCACTGTCATACCTGTACTGTATGGCGGTCTGCCCGCGAGGTATGGACTTCAGCGCGTAATGGTGCTTGGAGATGACCGTCCAGTTGTTGTATATACTCTCCGTTTCGATTTTCAGGCGCTTGTCGAGTATCCTGCGCACATAGTCGTTCTCGACCTTGCCTATCGTGTTGTACTGTTCAGGTTTGCGTACATCCTCCTCCTGTTTCTCGACCTCGATGTTGAACTTGTCGGTGTTGAATATGAGGGTGTCGGTGGCAAGTTCAATTTCTGGAGTCTCGAACTTGACCGCGCTCCGTTTCTGATACTGCGCGAGACTGACCCTCCAATACGCTCCTGTGTAAAGATAGTCGTCGGTTTCGGACACAGCGTTCACTTCGTACATCTTGTTCACATACTGCTCGAAATAGAGATAGTCCCCCACTTCGGGTTTGGCGTCCTGACCGAAAGCGCTCCTGAACCCCTGCTTGACGATATGCACCTCGAACACCACTGGATAGTCCATCATAAGGGGGTTGAAGTTTATCTCCCTCGTCGGCAGTTGGTTGTCGGGCACGACAATCTTCACATTCCCCTCCGCAATCACGTTGAGCAATGAGTATTCGTGCAGGATGACGTCCTTCGAGCGTTGGTCTGCGCTTGTCTTGAAGTATTGCACGCAGAAACCGAACATATTGGAAACCACCTGCGAGAGTTGGGTATAGACATAGGAGGAGTTTCCGACCGAATAGGGATTGAACCCGCCGCCGCAGCACTCGAACACGAGGTTCTGCCGTCCACAGCAGTTGCTGTTGTCGTCAATGCCGCACAACGGTATTGAGGTGACAAGACCTTCCTCCGTGACGGTTTCGAGCGCGATGCTCTCGAACGTCAGTTCTCCGTCGCCGTTCTGCGTGAGGCGGTATTGGGGATAGAAAGGTTTGTCAGGTGTTAGGAGTATATTCTTCAGGTTTTCATTGGTCAGGGGTTTCCAATCGTTGTAGAGGATTCCGTCCGTAGACCACCTGAACTCCTTTGTATAGTACAATGTTTCAGTCTCGCCTTTAGCCACATACTCGTAACCCGAAATCTCCATCAGGTTGAGATATGGTTCCTTCACGCTGACAAGCAGTTGGTCTCCATTCGCCGTAGTTCTGTTTCCGTCAACCATCCAATGTGTTATGTTTCCTATATTTATATGCAGGCGTCTTTCGCAGAAACAACCTCCATAGGCACAAACACATCATACCCGTCGTCATCCTCGAAATGGTTGATTTCCTCCTTGAACCAACTTCCGAACTTGTATCTGTAATACTCAAAGCACTCGCCTTTCCATACTGCGTGGTCTGCGTTTCTGCATACGCCGTTGTAGGTCTGCCCGACAACAAGTTCTGACTTTTTTATAACACGCACGTTTTCAGGCGATACATTGTTCTCGTGTGCAAAAACACACACATTCGTTTCCAATTCACTTTGTTCCATAATCAAAAACCATATTTTTTACAAAGTTTGTCAAGTTCGTCCGATTTGACTCCTTTGCTGTATGACGCGGCACAACTGCAATCCATATTCTCAACAAGAACCTGATGAAAACCAAGTCTTTTGACACGTTTTCCGAGCACGGAGTTTTTCTTGTTTTCCTCCGCGACCATACCCATATAGATTATTCCATAGTCTATTGCCATTGAAGTTGCATAATCGCTTCCACAGCAAGCGTCATAGCGCCTGTGGCAATACTCCTCTATTTTCTCAAGCACAAGTGGGTTCGGGACATTGTTTGTCTTGTTGTATATCCTGACAAGGTCTTTGTAGACAGCACCGCCTCCAATCACCTTGTCATAATCCTTTATCCTTGAAAAATACTCCCTGTCTCTCGGAGCAATCCGCTTGCCGTCAGGTCTTGTCAGATATACACACCAAGCGTCAAAATTTCCAACGTCGTACTCAAGCACCGCGCCATTTTTGTATGTAAAAGAAAAATCAGGCATATTCAATAAATTTTGTTATTATTAAATATAACAAAAAACAATGTATTTTTTACGATATATCAATGATGTATCTCACTTTTCCCGCATCCCATATTTTGAGGCATCCTCTTGACCGCATCACCTCATCCTCCGTAAGGTCAGAGTTGTCCTTGCACTCCTCAAGCATTGACTTTTGGAACCTATATCTCGGCACACGTTCAATGCCAACAACCCAATAGTAGGATGGCGGCACAACACCGTCCTTCACAAAACCCATTTTCTCATAGACTCCACCGTCAGAAATACAGGAGTCGGCAAAAGTTACTATGGAGTTCGGTCTGACATCATTGATGAAATGCACAAGCAATCTGCTCGCACCTCCGCGAACTCTCGTTCCGAACACCGAACACATCCTGTAAAGTTCCCAAACATTCTCTTTCGGGACACCTCCGCAAATCCGCCTGCGCTTTCCAAATAACGAGACCATCACAAGTTCTCCATTATAGAAAATACCATATCTGACAGCACAGTTCACATAACCCTGTATATGGTATTTATCACAAAACACTCGCGCTGTTTTTGCATCCACCTTTCCCACCGAACATTTCCTTGCGTTTATGTAAGTATTGTGCTTTCCCAATATTCCTGATATGAGGTTCTCCACAATATCCCTCCTGTAACGCCAATCATCCTCCCATATATGGACAAGTCTCACACCTTTCTCCATACAGGATTTTGATTTCTCAAAGTGATAGTTCTTGTCCTTGTATAAATCACTGTGCCAATACAACCCGTTGAACTCAAATGCGAGTTTCTTGTCAGGAAGATAGATGTCAAGTTCCTGACCTCCGAGGACACCCCTGTCATTCTTCACTATGGTTCCTCCGTACACCCCCCTGACATATTCATACAACTCATTCTCACCTCCGCTCGTGTGCCTGTCAATGGGATTTAGTTTGGTGCAGGTGATACACCCAAGTCTGATTCTGTCATAATGAAGTCTCGTGAATGTGGTATAGCACTTTTCATCACACCTGTCACAGGATGGATTATCACATCTCCTGACCACGCTGCCGTCAGTATTGAAACTGATTATGTTCGGGTCTGCATCCAATGCCTTCGCACGCTTTGTCGCGACCATTTTTTCAGGGTTCACATAGGTTGGTGTCCCATATCTTTCAAGTTTAGTATCCTTTGTCTTTTGCGGATTTGAAAAATTGACGTCCCCATACTTTTCAAGTTTTCCCTGTCGGATACTCTCTATATGCCTGTTTACGTCATCATCTGTCTTTGCCGCCCACGTCCGTGCTATTTTCTCCCTTGTCGCCGCTTTCTCATCCGATGTCCTGTTACGTCTTGTTTCCGATTTCTGCTCCGATATGCTCTCAACAAGCGAGACGTTCTCCACACCATATCTGTCAATACAAGTACGCTTCGCCTTTTCTATGTTATTGTAGTTGGAGTCACCATATCGTTCAAGTTTTGTCTCCTTGCACTTTTCGGAACGCTCCTTTGTATAGATACAGGATTTGCTGCAATACTCAAAGTAACCTCTGCCAAATGACTTGAACCTGCAACGCTTTCCACAAGTGGGACACAATCCAAGTCTGAATATATTGTCGCCATTGACATAATGATAAAGTTTCTGCTGGAATGTGAACCCGTCGGGAAACTTCCAACTGCACAATGTGACATACTCATCGGGAAACTTCACTGCAAATTTGCTTTCCTGCAAGTACACGGGTTTGGCATTGAGAAAATTTTTGAGTTCTTCCATAGTAGTGTCACATTCCGCATTCATCATAAACAACAGAATTAAAATTCAACAACAAAAGTCATCTGTCCACAATCATAGATTGGCAAAAAACCGTGTTCAAGCATAAGTTCGTTGTTGTCCGTCCCCTTTCCGTAGTTGGCGCCGAACAGTTGGTCAAACCCGCGCTGCCTCAAAAAGTTGTCCGTGATATGCCGTTTTCCGTTCCACCAATGTTTGCTCGGTTTGGACAGGCGCAGCAACGACATTCCGAGTCTTTTGTACACTCCGCCGTTGAACTTGCTGTTGTCGCAATAACTTATGATTGATTTCGGGATGTATGACTTCACAAAATGACTGTACAATCGTTCCGCTCCGCCTACAATCTTGTAATCGCAATGTGTGCAAAGCCTCAAAAGTTCCCATTCGTAATTCTTGTTGTATCTCGGTTTGCCGAATGTCATAACCTCAACCAACACATCGTCCATATACAGACCCAAGCAGACAGACTGCCCCTTGCAAGTATTCTGCAAATGGTGCTCGTTCAAAAAACGGTCGCAGGAAACGGCGTCGACTTCACGCAGAACCAACTTCCTTGCATACAGAATTGTTTTGGGTTTCAGCATACGGACTATCTTCGCCTTGTCGTCCCAATCCCAAATATGAATGCAGGAGAGTCCGTGCAATTCCGCAGTGTTCGATTTCGCAAAGTGATAGTTCTCGTCTTTCGGGTTCCCACCATATATGTTGACCGCTGAATTGTGGGTTATGGTCGGGTTGAGTTCTATAAGCACATTTCCGACCTTGAAATCGTAAGAATACCCTTCCAACGGAAATTCACGCTCGAACGGTATTGTTGAATCCTCAAGCGTCTTGGCGAAATTCAGGTTCACCTTGCTGTCGTTTCCGTGCAACCTGCACTCCGAAGTCATACAATACCAATCAACCCCGTACAGCCTGCGGTTCGTCTCCATCACCCTTTTCTTGAACTCATCGCTCTGCGACGCATACTCCACGCCGTAGCGTTCAATACAAGTATGCTTCATCTTGTCCTTGACGTCTTCGCTCATAGAAGGGTGCTCCACGCCGTATTTCTCCACACAAGTGTCTTTGTATTTCTCCCAAAACTCCTTCGTCTGCGAATTGTGCTCGACACCATACTTTTCAATCATAGTGTTCCTCGCCTTTTCCTTAACTTCGTCATTCTGCAAACTGCAAGGGTGACCGTACTTCTCAATATTGGTGTCACGGGACTTATGCTTCACCTCATCATTCTGCATAACATAGTCGCTCCCGTATCGCTTGCGGTTCGTGTCTTTCGCCTTTTCTTGAAAAACAGGAGACTGCATCGAATGCCCGACACCATATTTGTCCATCATAGTGTCGTGTATTTTCTCACTCACCGACTGAAGTTGGAACACGTTTTCCACTCCGTATTTCTCAATGCAGGTTTGTTTGTATTTCTGTTGGTTGTTATATGCCGAATCACCATACTTTTCAAGTTTTGTGTCCGACGCCTTTTTTCTGTTGTTGTAATTCTCATCGCCGTATCTTTCAAGTTTGGTGCGTTTTCCCTTTTCCACAACATCGCCGGATTTCAACGGATTGTCAACACCATACGCCTCCATACAAGTACGTTTTGATTTTTCCCTGTTGTTGTAGTTCTCTTCACCGTACCTTTCAAGTTTGGTCGCTTTCACTTTTTTTATGTTCTCATCGGAACTCTGCGCACAGGAATTGCTGCAATAATCAAAATAACCTTTTGACAGGTTCTTGAATGAACAACGCTTTCCGCATTTCTTGCAGAATCCGAGCGCAAGACCAAAATCACCGTTCAACCAATGATAAAGTTTCTGCCTGAATGTAAACCCGTTCGGAAAGTCAATGCCGCACAATTCGGCATATTCTTCAGGAAACATTTTCGCAAACCCGCTTTCTTGGATTTGGTTTATACCGCCTTCCGATTTCGGAAGCAGCAACAATCGTTTCAATTCATCTCTGTTCATAGTCTGATTTTCACTTTGCAAAAATACAAAAAAAATGTCACATCACTTTATTTATAGATTTTTTTTCAATCGAGATTTGCCGTTGTTGTTATGAATTGGTTTCAATGAGTTCCTAAAAATAAAAAAGGGGTTGTGAAATCACAACCCCTTAAATATCAGTCCTAATTAAAGGTTAGACAAGACTTACACCGTCGAGTTTGATACTGAAAGTGTAGTACTGCGTCTGCGGGTAGATACCTGCCTCAACACAAGCGAAACGAGATTGGAGGGAGATGACAGGTGCCATCGTGAACTCGCTTGTAGTTTCGACTTTGTCTGCCATAAGGTAAGGGCAGAACACGATGCCTGGTTCGTTCTCTTTACCCTTGCGACCGACCACAACGCGCATATCGTTGAATGCCATATTCGGGTCGACGTAGATGCTGATGCCAGCAAGTGCGCCAATCGGATACAGACTGTTGCCGTTAGCGGAGATGGTGTTAGAAAGCGGATAAGGCATAAAACCTGCGCAATCTTGGAGAGCGGTACCGATGGTGCCGGAGCAGACTGCGAAGGTACCTGCGCCTCTACGACCACGGACTGCAATCACGTTGGAAGCAGCGATGATTTTGGTCATAATACGACGTTGGATGGTGCCCATCACTTCACCGCCGCCTGTGACGTTGGTGTAAGGAATGTTTTCGGCAACATATTTACCTTCAAGTTCGCCTGTTTCTTTGTTGTATTTGTCACCCAACCAAATGTTAGTGGTTTTGTCAGTAGTGGAAGCGGGTTCACCATTCACGAACCAAGCGGAGATAAGGTTGCGACCTTCAACTTCTTGAAGTTGAACTGCATTGAGAGCACCAAGGTTGAACATCTTTTCAAGGATGATTTTGTTGATGCCCTGTGTGAGTTCGTTCACGAGTGCAGCTTCTGCTTGGGAAATAGCGTCGATACCGAACTGCTTGAGGTCTTGAACCTGCTCACGGGTGATAGCGGAGTCAACTTTCAGGGTCATTGCCTTGATGTCCAAAGTGTAGGACTTGAGACCGATTTTACGACCTGGGGTTGCCTCGCCCATTTCACGGGTGTAAGGATTGTTGCTTGTGACGGTTTTCTTCAGGAAACCTTCACCGCTGAATGAAGTGACGTGGTCTTCAAATGCACGGACGTTTTCAATACCGTTGGCGGCTGTGATGGTCATTTCAAAGTCAGTGTGCTTAACATTGTCTTTGTCAATGTACTCATCGCAGACGAGAGTGGTCTTGTTGGAACCGTCTGACATAAGATTGTCGAAGAGAACGTAAATCGGAGTTGAAGCGTTTTCTCCACCGACCATCTTCTGACCTGCATAGTGTGATTTTTCAATCACGCGGAACAACGGTTTACCGTCAATACGGTTAGGATAGATGTAGGTCAGTTCATAATCATCGTTGCCTTTGAAGTGATAGGTTGAGTTCGGACGGAAAATGAATTTTTCAGCGTCGGTACCAGCACCGTCCATAGCGGTGATGTTTGCCTTAATCATATAAGGAGAAGCGAAGTTTTCAGGTTTGCCGTTATACAACGGAGAGGTGTATTCGCTTCCACCCATATTGTTCAGACGACCGCCTTCATACACATAGTCAAGGTATTGGAGCAGACCGTGAGGACCTTGCATCGGAACCACAGGAACCAAGTCAAGAGCGATGGTCTGTGCAGCGACTTGGAGTGCCAAAGGAAGAACGCTGTACACATTGTCACCTGAACCTGCGAGTGAACGGTCATAGGTGTTGTTGGTGGCAGCACCAGGGAAATTGATGGCGCCCATACCGCCGATGTTCATATTCGGGTTGAGGTGTGCGTGTCCGTCAACAGACTCCGCAATCATCTTCTTGTCGTGCAAATCGTGAAGATAAGCATATTTCGACATCCATTGGAGTTTTGATTCGTCAGTGATACCGAGGGATTCCTTAATGTGCTGTCCCCAAGTAGCAACAACCTGACTTTCATTGATAGCCATATTGTACATAATACTTAAAGTATATTCTTTGTGTGAATGCTAATCTTTTTCGGCGGATTCTTTTCTTCTATAATCCAAAAGATTTCCGCATTCCTGTTATATATTTATATGTGCTGTTTTACAACACACCTAAAAATAACATTTCTACCGTAACGACTGAAAAACAGGCATTTGTATAAAATGATGATATATCAGTGATATATCTTGACAGAAAAAAACCTTCCGATTTCGGAAGGTTTTGTGGTTGTTGGGGTGATTATGTACCGCTACACTTCGGGAACAATCACCATTGCCGCGCTTTTTGAAAAGTTCTTCCACCATTCGTCAGCGGTGATGATGTCCTTGTTCTTGATGAACTCACCAAGTTCCTTTTCATAAAGTTTCTTCGCGTCGTTTTCAAGGTCTCTCAACACATCGTTTCCGTCCTTGTATTTCTTCGGGTTCTTTTCAATGAGTTCGGACGCCTTGTCAAAAACCGCCGCCTGAACCTTCGTGATTCTGCTTTTCGCCTTGATGGTTGAAACGAGACCCTCGTTCAAGATTGCGCCGTTTTCATTAGACACGCTCTCATAGGGGCTTTGTATGGTGTTCCTGCTATGTTGGTTCAGAAAGTTCTGAATGTCATCAAACGGGGCGCGGTCGGATGCGTCAAAGTCACCATAGGGATGGGGATTGAGTTCGCTTGCGAGTTCGCCCCAATTTCCGTTATAGTAATCAATCCAACCCCACATATTGTAATGTGCGATTGTGAAATGGCACAATGCCTGATAAAGGGGTTTGGTCATCTTCTTTCTTCCGAGAACAACCTTTTTCAGGTCGTCAAACACGACCTTCCAATTATATTCGCGGTTGTGGTACTTGTCCACCCTGCCTGTCTCATACCTGCTCTCGTTCACAGTTCCTACGAACTCATCGTATTTGAAAACATTCTTCATAGTTGGAAATTATATTCGGTATATTTATACCATACTCGCAACATCAAATTCATAAATTCCAAACAAAACTTGTCTGCCCGCAGTCATATACAGGAAGAAACCCATATTCAAGCATAAGTTCTTTATTTGAAGTACCCTTTCCATAGTTTGTGCCGAACAGTTGGTCAAACCCACGTTGTCTCAATAAATTATCTGTAATGTGCTGTTTTGTTTTCAAGTTATACCAATGACAAGTCGGTTTGGATGAACGAAGGATTTTGAAACCAAGTTTTTCATAGACGTGTCCGCTGAACTTTGAATTGTCACAATAACTGATGATTGATTTCGGTTTATTTGTCAATATAAAATGCTTGAAAAGTCTTTCCGCACCACCAACCACAGTGTAGTCTTTATGCGTGCAAAGTCTTAAAAGTTCCCATTCATAGTTCCTGTTATACCTCGGATTTCCGAATGACATAAGTTCAACCAACATATCGTCCATATATAAACCATATATTACACGTTGACCCTTACAAGTGTTTTGTAAATGATATGTGTTCAAAAACAAACTTGCCGATTCTACGGAAACGTCACGAATTTCAAGATTTCTTGCATATACTACATTTTTTGGTTTAAGCATATTAACAATTTTGTCTTGGTCATCCCAATCCCAAACGTGTATGCAGAAATAACCTTTATTCAAAGCAGTTTGTGATTTATCCGAATGGTACGAACTGTTTTTTACCTTTCCATTGAATATACTTATATGACTGTTGTGTGTTATTGTGGGGTTTATTTCAACCAAATAATTTCCAACGATAAAATCATAGGAATAATGGGATATTGGATACTCACGGTCATATACTATATTGCACTTATCAAGACTGGCGGCAAAACTTAAATTCGGTTTTGAATCATTTGAATAATTCCTTGCCGCGCTTGTTTGACAAAACCATTCCACTCCATATTTTTCAAGATTTGTATTTTTTATCTTTTCTTTTATTTCATTTGATTGTGTTATATATTTCACGCCATATCGTTTGGCGTTTGTCTCCATTGCCTTTTCTTTTATTCTATCGGACTGCATAGGATATTTCACGCCATATCGTTCAACTGTTGTCTGTATTGCCTTCGCCTTTACAGAATCACATTGTGCTGGTTTTTCCACCCCATATCGTTCCATATTGGTTTCTTTTATCTTTTCTTTTATTTCATCCGATTGAAAAACATTTTTCACCCCATATCGTTCCATATTGGTATTCTTTATCTTTTCTTTGATTTCGTCCGATTGAAAATGGCATTCCACACCATATTTCTCTATGTTTGTTTTCTTTGCCTTCTCACGCACTACATCTGTTTGACCGACATTTTCAACCCCATATCGTTCCATATTGGTTTCTTTTATCTTTTCTTTTATTTCATCCGATTGCAAAGGGTGTGAAACACCATATTTTTCCATATTGGTTTCTTTTATCTTTTCTTTTACTTCATCGGAACACATAGGATTCTCCCAACCATATTTTTCTATGTTTGTTTCTTTTATCTTTTCTTTTATTTCATTTGATTGAAAAACACATTCAACCCCATATCGTTCCATATTGGTATTCTTTATCTTTTCTTTAATTTCATCCAACAGCATAGGGTGTTCAACACCAAACTTGTCTATAAATGTTTGTTTCCTCTTTTCTTTTACAACATCTGATTTTGAAGGACTGTCCACACCATACTTTTTCAAACAGGTGTTCTTTCTCTTTTCATTGACATCCTTTGAATTTCTTGAACATTTTACAGAACAATGTTTGCAATATCCTTCATTTATGCTTAAAAACTTACACCTTTTTCCGCAGTCACAAACACCAATATTACATTCAACATCATCATTGATGTAATGATAAATCATTTGCTTTATTGTAAAATCTTTTGGAAAATCAAATCCGATAAGAAATTCATATAAATCAGGAAATTTATTCATAATGCCTTTTTCTGTCAGGTTTCGCATACCGCCGTCCTTTGACGGAGTGTTCAACAATTTAATAATAATGTCTTTTTTCATAATTAAACAACATAAAAATAAAGGGAGAACAAAATGCTCTCCCTTTATTTATACAAGTTGAAAAAGGTCTACTCAAATGTTCCACTTTCGATTGCACCCGTCTTGAGAATAGTGAGTTGTTGTACCAAAATCTCCATTGCTCGGACCGGCTCCACATAGACCGAGATGACCCCCATATTCTTGTCAATCACCTCGTTAGTGTTGTTTGACGTATCCATAACGGTATGGAAGTCATAGACGCCGAAGTTTGATTTGACAATGTCGAGGAAGTTGTCAACGAGGGTCTTGATTTCAAGTCTTGTCTGTGCGGTGTTGGACTCGAACAGATAGTTTCTCAAAATCTTCTCAATTCCGTCTTGGATGTAGATGCACACTTCGCGAACATTGATTGAACTCAATGCGCTCTGCGGGTTCTGCTGTGCGGTCTTGTTCGCATAGATTACGCAACCCACTCCGTTTTCATAGATGATTGAGTTGATTCCGAAAGGTTCCAACCAATCGCGGTTGTCGCGGATAAGACTTGCTTCAACACCGACAACGTTGTTGCCGCTGACCACACCTCTGTTCTGACCTGCCACGACAGTCCAAGGCATACCTGAACCGTATTTGGCGACATAGTTGTTGGAAACGTATGCGGCGGGCGGAACGTTGATTGTCGTGTAGTTTGAATACACCTTGAGGTACGGGTAGTAATAACCGCCCCAAGTAGAACCGTTCACCTTGTCAGGAAGTGAGAACAGGAATGAAGGATTGGTGTTCGGGTCGCCTCCCTTTGCAATGAACTCTGCGGAAACCGCCTTGTTCTTGTCTACGAACGACGGGTCTTCGCTGTTCTTGAAATCGTTGCAGGAAGGTGCGTTGACGATTGCGAACGCAGATTTTCTGTTCTTGCAGAGGTTGGTGTACTGTTTCTTGCACATCTCCTCGATACCGAGTCCGAAGGTGTCAACCAAATAACGGAATTGGATGAGTTCCCTGTCGATGAGTGCGTTGAACAGGTTGGAATCCTCCGAGTTCTCTGCAAGGAGGTCGAGGATTTCGTGCTGTCTTGCATTCGTTCCGTCAGGTTGGTGTGATGCCTGCATCTTGAAACCGCCGAGTGTGAACACATTGTAGCAGTTGAACCAATCGCAGAGGTTGCCGAAGATTTCGAGGGTATTGACGCTTTCGTTTTCAACAATGTTGAATTGTTCGGTCACGATGTCCACGTTGTCTTGGCAGGCAACGAGTCTGTAATCTACAATGCCTTGTTCATTGGCGACGCCTGTGATGTTCACGATACGGGTGAGGCGGTGTCCGTCACCGTATTTGGAAAGTGCGTAGTTGCCGACCTTCACGCAGTCATAGGCGCTGTCGTTTGTGTTGACAGGAATGATGAACTCGTTCGGTTTTGCCTGAACGCCGTTTTTCTCCTTGTAAACCACGACAGTCGTTTCGAGGTTCTGCGTTCCGAGTACGATGGAAAATCCTTCGGCAAGTTTCTTGTCAACGAATGTGTAGAAATCGTCGGTGGCGACATCTCCTTCAAGTACTGTATTATCGCCGTTCTTTGTGTTGAACAATGCAAGTACATAATCAGGTGCGTAGTTGCTGTTTGCGATTTCATAGATGTCGCTTGAGTTGTTGAACTGAATCGTCTTGACAGGAATCGAGTCGTTAGTCCAGTTGATGTCGTAGACTCTTGCATTCGTATAGTCGTCTCCGTCGAAAGAAATCACAAGACTGTCGTTTGTTCCGATTGAAGAGAGGTTTTCATAGACACTCGTGCCTTCAAGGAAAAGGACAGCGGCGGTGTTGCCATTATTGTTGTATGCAGCGTTGAACTTGTCGAACTCCGAAGCAATCACATACCCGTTTGTGACAACGTTTTCAATGTCACTGCCCGTGTACTCGATTGCGTTCTCGCTCGTGAGCACCACTTCGTACTTCACAATCGGGTTGGAGTTCATAATGCTCTTTGTGTACTTGATGCTTCCACCCTCTGTGTATTTTGCGTCAAGTGCATCCTGCACATCGCTTTTCACGCTTCTTGGGAGGGTTCTGTCAACATAGTCATAGAGATATGATTTCTTGATTGAAGTCACAGGGACAAGTTTCTTGTTTGAAGTTCCTTCCCCGTTCAGCACCATATACACTTTCTTTCCGTTTGAAACTTCGTTGAAGATTTCACCCCAAGCAAATGCGTTTCTTGCGTCAGGGGTTGTCCCCTCGTCAGAAGGTTCGACATACATTCCGTCCTTTTCGTCATAGTAATAGACATATTCGCTGAATGTCTTGTGGTCGTTGCTTCCGAACACGCACTTGAGGAGTCCGATTGTGGCGTCGCTTGTTCCGTCAATCGGTTCAAATTCACGCAATGCGCTGCTTTCCTCGTTTTCAATGAGTGTCAGTGTATTGCCGTCGCCCTCTTCACAGAGGTTCCAATGTTCGCCGTTGGTTGAAACGTTGCCTGTAACAATGCCGTTGTATGAAAGGTAGTTCACATTGTCCGCGAGACCTTTTTCAATGGCGTCGTAGAGGGAGTTTCCGATAAGGTCGATACCGTTGGTGTCGCCGTCAATAAGGACGTCGCCGTCGAAAATCTGTTCATTGACAGCGCACATAAGACCGTTCGTGGAGGTGTCGCTGTTGATGAGGTACTCGATGTACATATTGCGACCGTTCTTGTCCACAAAACCTGGGATAAGGCATCCTGTATACTTGCCGATGAGGTTCACATCGGGTTCGTTGAGGAACTGCGCGAACAGGGTGTCTGTCGTATCGGTTGCATTCTTTCTGCGGATAAGACCGCCCTTGCTGTCGAAATACTTGCTGAATTTGATGTCGGAAGCGAATCTCTCATAAGGTTCCTTTCCGTCCTCGTTTGCGAAGTCGCCGCCCCAATTTCCGCTCAACACATACACATCGACCATAAAGTCGCTGATGTAGGAGGTGTCGTGAAGGAAAGCGGGGACATTGCCCTTGCCGTACCATTCCTGCGCCGTGACTTGAAAACCGCTTGCGTTGTATGCGCTTGCCTTTGTCACGATGACTGAAACGGGGGATTTTCCGATGTTTGTGAAATCGAGAATGTCGTTTGTAGAGTTTCCGCTGTGGTCATAGACATTGCTGCGACCGACGGTATAAAGGAAACTTTCCTCGGACGGAGTGTAGAACGTGTCGATGTTGTACATTCCGCGATACGAGAATTTCGGCATACTTCTGTCTTCAAGCGTCGGGTTGCAGGTCTGCACCCTGCAAGTTGCGGACGTCGAGAATTTCATAACGTCAACCACATCCTCGTCTGTGAGTTTGAGGAGGTTGAGGCAGTAGATTGGTCCAGCGCTCAAAGCGGCAAGGCAACTTCTGTGGAAGAACGCGCCTTTCTTTTCAAGCGAGCGGTCAATGTCACCGAATGTGTCGATAAATTCCTTTGTCGTGTTAATCAGGACAGGGGTGTTGAAAGGGCCCTTCTTCGAGAAACCGACAAGCATTCTAATGTTTTCGAGCGGTGCCACTGTTGTCAATGTCACGCTCTGGTCTTTCTCAAATCTGTAGGTTCCTGCCGATTTGAGACCGTAAAGTTCAGATTGAATTGCCATAATGCTTAAATATATTCTATAGGCAGCATATTCTGCTGTTGATATATTTATATGGCAAACAAAATGTGTGTTTCAGGTTTTAGGGGACATAAACGTCCCTGTGCTTTACATAACCCATTTCGGAGAGCATAGAATCGTATATGTTCGAGTCGTCCATTATTTTCTTTGCGCGTTCGCTCACCTTTCTCCCGCTCGTGCTGTTTGAATTGTAATACCCGACATACACATACCCTACCGCATAGATGTAAACCTCTTTCAATGCGTGCGACATAATCGCGAATGCGCAATCGTCCATTGTCTCGGTATCCTCTACAAAAGAGAACCTGTTGTCACGCAACGCGCGTTTCGATATTATCTTCGGGTGCATAGGACTTTTATACGGATGTTTGTTCCTGTAAATGTCCTGCTGACCGCTGAACTTGAAATAAAACCTGTCAATGTAAATGGTATCGGTCGAACCGCACACCTCGCCGCCGACATAGGTTTTTTTGTTTGTGAACACATTTCCGTCGATATACACCATACTCGTATAGTCCATCCCTGCCATATCGCAGTCGGGGTAAGCGGAGACAGCATTATGTATGTTTTTAAGCGTATTGCCCCAAAGGAAATCGTCGTGGTCGAGAAATATGCAGAACCCGTTGTCCTGAACCGAATTTCTGAATCCGTACATTTTCATAGCGCCCGGCAACTGACAATTTTCTTCAGGTCGGAGTATCTTCACGTTTTTCTTTTTGTGACTGTACCAAACAAGAAGGTGGTCGTCTTTCATAAGACGCTCGAACTCATCCTTGAAATATCCGTCATTACTCGCGTCCACAACTATAAGTTCAAAATCGTCATAGTCCTGTGAAAGCACGCTCAACAAAGTAAGTCGCAGCATAGGCGGTTTCCTGTGCGTTGGCATTATCACCGAAATCATTGCTCTTCCTCCTCGTATTTTTCAAACCAAAACTTACCGTTCCATTCCTGCACGACAACCATTCCGTACTTGATTGCAAGTCTTGTCTGAAACGACGCGACCGAAGTTTCCGACAGCGTTTTCAGGAGTTTCTTCCTGAACCGCTCGATGTCCGAGACAGACTTGTAATAATTGCACATACGGCAGGACGGCATAAGGTTGGAAATGTCGTCGATGCCATTGCTTTCATCGACGCGTTCGTTCGACTTGACGCCCCAACGGTTGTACGCCACGCTGTACTTGTGGTCAACCTGCATCTCCTTGTATTCAAGGTCACAACCGCAGTATGCGCACTTGCACCCATATTTGTGCCACACAAGTTCCCTCGTCTTTTTCGGAATCGGTTTTCGTTTCATTGCACTTGTTATTGTATGCGGAAATCGGGGGCGGACGTCAATCCGACGCAGTTCTTGAACATATTGGAATAATGGTGCGATTTCAGAATGTTTCCAATGGTGTCGCGAGATGAATACATTGTGATGTCAATAACTTTCGGGTTTTCAAGTTTGTTGAAAGAATCGAATTTCTCCGCGAGTGCATATATGGACTCCAAAAGATACCCCATTTTGCTGCGTTCATCCTTTGACACGGGTTTCAAACCGTTTTCGAGAAAGGTAATGTCGTATGAATGATAACCTGCGGATGACGAATAACCTCGAAGGTTTTTGCAAGCGTTCATCTTTTCGATGACATCGACACATTCAGGCGACATATCATCTTCATTGAAATTGAAGTCAAACCCGATTACAGGACGTGGTTGGATATTTTCTCCGTATCCATATAGGAACCTGATGTGCAAATACGGAAAGTTTCCGCTAATCGCCGTAACACCTGTGTCGAACCAACTTCTTCCTTCGTCCCTGAACTTCCTGTTCAAAATTTTTGTGTCCGTTATTCTCATAGCACGGAAATTTGAACCTGTGGAATTTAGATGATGCTAATCCACACGAAGATGAAAAGTTGCAGGAAGCAAACCACCTCCATAAAGAATATCCACGCCTTGTTATCGACGTCCACGGAATAGTCCTTGTTGTAAACCGCAGGGACGTTCATTCCGATAAGTATGAACATAAGATAGGCAAGCACGACGTATGCTATGGCGATGGGTGTCATAATGCAGACATACACGGTTGCAAGCGTTATCACGACAAGCGAACTGATATAGTGAATCGGACGCGCCCATCCATACTTCAGGAAGTTGGCGGGTTTGAATTTTTCAATAAGTTCCTTGATGAAGTCCTTGAATGATTTCTTGACCGCTTTCTTTTCCTTCAGGAGGTCGTCCATCGCAAGGTTCGGCACATAGTTGTCGTCCTTTTTCGGTCCAGACTTGTAGCGGCAACTGACGCCTATCATCGTCATACCGAGAACAATCACAATCGGAATCCAACAGAGGGATTTCGGAGAGATTGTGTACCACCAAAAACCGAATGGAACCGAAGTGAGAACACACCAAGCGGAGAACATCCAATCCCATTTGTTCGGCAGAAGGTAATAGGTTTCGGAAATCGACGTGGGCACACCATATTTGAAAAGAATGTATATGATGTAGGCGAAGCACAATGCTATTGAAATAATCGGTAATGCTATCATAGTGATTTTTATTGTAGATATATCATTGATATATTTATAATTTTCTTGCAACGACGTCCTTGAGGTTCTGAATAACAGGAACTTGAAGCGACTTCAAATGCTCCTCAAGCACACAGTCGTATTTTTTGTGGTATCCGTCGACGAGTTTGAGAAAATGGTTCAACCAACTTTTCAGTTCCTCGTATGTGACATACACGAGTTGCGGGACATCGTTCTCCACCGCAATCCAAAGTTCCGCGTGGTCGAGTTTCACGCCGAACATTTGGTAATAGGCAAGATAGTACGCGCTCAACTGCATATAGTAGTTGGTGATGTATTCAGGGCGTTTCTTGTGCCGCGCGGTCTTGAAGTCGAGCAGCACTGGAAGTCCGTCCTGATTCTCATACACGCAGTCAACGCGTCCCGCATACCCTCCGTATGCCATTGAATACAGGGTATCCTCCATTTCGATTATCGACTTCACCCTTTCAAAAAAACCGCACACATAAAGACTGTTGAACAGTTTGTTTCCGCAGGCGAGTTCTTCGGCGGTGTAACCGTTCTCCTTCACAAACACATCCATCTTTCGGTTCACGTCAATCAACCTTGCCTGTTTGTCGACGATGTCCGATGTGAACCAATACTCAAGTTTTTGGTGCATACACGTTCCCCTGTTGGCACTGAACGTGGTTATCCTGTCCGCCTCCTCGTGACCTACCCTGTTTCTCCACGCCTCAAGACCGCTTTGGTCTGTCATAGCGGAAAGAATGGTTGTGACGCTCGGCAGTTTATGAAGTACGCCGTTTTCGTCTATGTTGTAATATCTTCTGCCTCCGATTGACTCGGTGATGCTCAAACTCTCTTTCGTTGCCATAACTAAATTGTCCTTAAAAGGTAAGAAACCAAAAAACCAAGTCCAGTCAAAAGACCTCCCATAAGCAGCGACATAAACACGACCTTCCAAGTCTTTGTGTAGTAGCGTTCAGGCGCGAGGATGACGAGCATAGAGTTGGTGCCTTCAAACCTCTCGTATTGCGACGGGTACACGACGAGGTCGGCAATGCGGAGTTCCATAAGAATCGAGGTTATCTGCCCCATAGTCTCCTTGATGTACATATCGACGGCAATCTGCTGCTTTTCCGCGTCCTCCCTGTTTCGGACAGGCAGTTCCATAATTTCATCGGGGATGTTCACAATGGCATACATACGTCCAATCCAATCGACGTCAAACCCCGCCTTGTGTATCGCTTCCCTGTTTGACTTTGCAACGCGTCTTACTGTGCGCCACACTTTCCATTCCCTGAACATTTTCCCTATCATAACATACCTCCGTTTCTTTTCATATCAATTATTTTTTTAAGGTCGTGGAGATTCACAGGCGTGAAGTCCCAAAAATCGCAGCGTGCGCTCACACGGGTTTCGTCTGAAATGTCGGCTGGCGTCTCAAGCATACCTCCGTGTATGTTTATGGAACCCTTGTCCTTCCCGTTCCAATCCTGAAGCGCATAGGTGGAAAGAACAACACCGTATTGGGAAATCTCGAATATGCCTGTCCGAAGCATCATAAATTCAGGAGAATCTTCGGTTGAAACTTCCTTTATTTTCTCAAAAGCGTCATTGTCGGGAACCAATCCGAAATGCTCGTACAGAACCATAGAATCTTCATTGTAGATTTCATCGGCACCTGTCATAAGTTCCTCTATGACCTTCGGGTCAATCTGCAAGGTGCGTTTGTCGTTTTCCGTCGCCATAAGTATTTTGAACCCGCGAAGTTCGCTTATCAGGTTCTGCGCCCTTGTCCCGTCATATACGAAATTTCCGAGAATGAACACTATGTCATTCTCCCCGACAGTCGTGTTCCACCTCTCAATGATTGTATTGTTCATATCAGAAAGCGAACTGAACGGTCTTTTGTATATGTCAATTATATTGTGTCTCCCCAACCAAAGGTCGGATGTGACGAATATCCTTGTCTTTTCTTCCTTTTGTTTTTTCTTTGCCATTGTTGATAGTATTAAAAATAAGGATTTGTGATGACCATATCATAACACTCGAACCTCTCGAACTGCTTTCTGTCGGCAAGCAACCTGCGTTCAACGTCATCGGCGTCATTCCTTTGCAGAAGTCTTTTTCTCCTTATGTTTTCGTCAGGCATAAGCAGGATTGTGAAGCAGTCCTTCATCAATCCAACACGGTCAAGCATTTCTATGTATTCAGGGGTGAGCACCGCCACAGTCGAACCTATGTAGTCGCTCATCGTTATACCATACATCCACCCGTTGTAGCAGGCGCTGACGGCAAACAGTGGGAACGAGCACATCGCCGCGAACTCATTTTCTGTCACAAATGTGTAGTCGTCGGAACTTTCACCATCCCTGACGGGTCTTGTTGTATAGGGTTTCGCATATACAAAACCTCGTTCGACAAATCTTCTGCGAAGCACGTCCTTTCCGCTTGCCGCCGGACCAGTTATAACAATTCTCATCATTTGCCAAGTTTAGTGAAAAATTTCAAGCACAACCTTATGCGCAATCGAGTCCGCTATTTCGGAAGCGAGTTTCCCGTCGTCATCAATACCGAGTCGATAGAGAACCTCATCGTTTATGTACTGCGTGACATACCTGCTGTCAAGCGTTTTCCGAACCCAACCGAGCATTTCATTCTCATTGGCGGGAACGCACATCGTCTCAAACGAATACCTGTCACCTTGTAAAAACGAAACAGAGCAACTGTTCAAGACCTCAATCTCATAGTCGTCTGGGAACCTGTGAAATTTGACAGAAACGGAAATCGGTGCAACCGTCATTTCATAACAGGCGTTTTGGTAATACTCTCCAACTCCTATGACCAACGAGCATTCCGTGTCGAAACGAGAAAGCGAGTTTTCCTTTTCTGAACAAAATCCGCTCCAATCCGAGTATTCGGACTTGCATTCACCCCAACACTTGCCGTCAAACCTGCACCATATTTGATTGTATTTCAAAACTTCAACTTCGTATCGCATAATATATGTGTTATGGACAACAAAAATCTATCAAATTTAATATAATAAAAAACAGACGTTTTTTTATAAACCGCCGAAAAATTATTTCACGACGAGACCGACGCTGTCGCAGAACACGTTTCCGTCATAGTGAACCTGTATGGCATTTTTGTAAAAGCGGATTGTGTCCACACCTATCGGCGTATAATTGTGCGCGTCTATTCCGACATTGAGTCCGTTGTGCTTCACAAGTCCCTTTTCGTGGATGTGCCCGTAAAGGAAAAACTTGTTCGAGGTTTTCATAAAATAGTCCCCCAACTTGCTGTTCCTGTCGAACAACGGTTCGTGGACACAGGGTATCTCCTCCCCGTCAAGGACAAACTTCATAACACTGTCGTTGTTGTCGCAAACGACAACTCTTGGGTCGGACACAACAAAGTCCTTGATGTCGTGTTCGTAGTTCCCCTTCAACAGGAACATCTTTTTGAAGTTCAGTTTTCCGAGAACCGACAAATCCCCGAAATCTCCGAGATGGAACACAATGTCATTCGACGTCACCGTCTTGTTCCAATTCGAGATGAATGTCAAGTCCATATCGCCCACGTCCCTGAACGGTCGTTTGCTCAATTCGAGATGTCTGTCGGAACCGAAATGCGTGTCGGACGTGAAATAAAGTCGCTGACCGTTCTTCGGCGAAAACCTGCGGACGACCTCGTCCACGACCTTGTCCATCGTGTCGAAACAGGCGATTCCCTTTTTCTCGCACACCCATTTTATGTAACCGCAATGCTCGCTTCCTTCAGGGATTCCGACAACAAGGGACTTCGGTGCGCGGTCGCTCCAAATGCCGAACTCGATATTGGTCGTGAGAGCGGGATGCTCGTCGTTGCGGTCAACCCAAAAGACAATGCAGGACGCTGTGTGCAGACCGACTGTCTCCCAAGTGCATTGCTTGTTGTAATAGTCGGGGTCTTCTGTATCATAGTTTGGATTTGTCGGATTGATGATGTCGCCCCTGAAACCTGCGGAACCGAGTTTTTCGCAAATTTCGGAACGCCAATCCTCCCAATCCTGACCTGCGCGCGGGCAGGGTCCAGCAAGAAAGACAACATCCTTGATGTCCTTCACTTCGTTCAATGGTGTAAAAATCATAGTTTTTGGATTTTGGTTAAACAATAGAATCACACTATATTTATACGACACCAAAGTCGATATATCATTGATATATCGCTGCATATAAATATCTCAAAACAACCAAACTATGAAAACAATCCTTTCCGCAATCATCATCGCAACAACATTCCTGCTTTGTTCCTGCCCGAAATGCAAGGACTGCAACGGGGGCAACACAAACATAGATACAACATCACATACACAGGCAACGCCTGCCGACACAATGCCGCCATACATAATCAAGGACGCCATTGATATGGACGGGTACCCGAACTATACCTGCGAGTCTATGCAGATAGACACCTTCGCGAAAATGTCTGTATGTCCTGTCATAGTGAAAGACACATCGAGCGACAACACATTGTTCTTCGTGATTGTGTCGTCGAACAGGACGGACATACTGTTTCTGAACACCTGCAACATACTTATAGACAAAACACAATACGCCTCCGAATGGGCGGGAACAATACTCAATGAAGGAAAACTTGAGATACAGATGTTCGCATTGGACGAACACCTGTACGGATACATACTCAATGCCGACGAGATAGCGTTCGCGTTCTGGGGGACTTACGGGAGCGTCATCCAATCGCTCGACGATGTGCAGAAAAACGAACTCAAATCATTGGTGTCAATCACGAAAAATATAAAACTGAAATAATACATAAAGGAATTATCCCCTTTGGTTTCACAACCAAAATGCGGAAGGCAATCTAATACCTGATTTCGCTTCTGTCCACGAAAGAGATTTTGTCGATGGAAACCTCAATGCCCGTGAAGTTCTTGCAAAAATCCCCGAACACGAATTTGGTGAGGTAGATTTCCATTTCAACCATTTCATTTGCGTATGCCCACATCGCGGGAATGCCGTTGCTCGCATCGGAGGCACAGTCGAATTTGAATATGCGCCCCATTTCATCGGACATCATTTCAGGGGTTTCCGCGCAGAATATGCACACCCTGCACCGTTCTTCCGTAACATTGTCCGCTTGCCTTGCGAATACAACTGCGTCGACAATGCAGGTTTTCCCAAAATTGCCGTTGTCTATGTGCGTGGTGTAAAAACCGATGTCTTTCCTTTTCAAAATCCCGCTGTCGCTGATGCGCATAAATGTCCTTTTATTGAATATAATAAAAAAAAATACGGAATTATCCCTTTTAGTCTTGCGATTTTGTATTTTGTGAAATTTTTATTATATTCAATTAGATATTATAAATAGAGTAAACACATTATAACTATGGCACATATTAAAAAAACGGAAGAACTTGCACAAAATCAAGGAGTGTGGGAGAAACTAAACGAAAAATGTAATGGCGTTACTTTACATCCATCATTAGATAATTATATTGCAGAAGGCATTGTCTTTGATGAAAAGAAACGCACGGTCAAGTTAAATGATAGCAATGATGGCGTAGTTTTTCTTGAGAACGAACATCTTGTATATAAATATGGGAATCTAAAGGTTTATTCCATATTAAAAAGAACTTTTCTTATGAACGAGAGAGGAAAAAATGTAGATGGAAACCCATTTACTTATGCGTTAAAGAAAAAATATGGATGGTCGTTTGATATTAGTGATTCTGATATAATCAAATATGTAAAGAAATTCCTTTCTGCGTGTAATTCATTAAATGTTGAGTACGACATTATTGTTATGTGTCCAACACATAGCGGAATCAACGAGCGATTTATGAAAATTATATCAAAACGAGTTAATGCAAAAAATACGGTTAATGATTATTTTTGCAAGACAAAAACAGAATATATTTTAGATTTTGGAATTGACTATGATAAGATTGCAAAAGAAAACTCCGATTATTTACGAGATAAAATATATAGGGAGATATATCAATCGGTTGTAAATATGGGAGAATTTTTTGAGTCTGGAAAAATGGATAAGAAATATATGAAATATATAAATGGTATAGTGTCGCTTACAAATAAATATACAATTTCGGAAGCATTAGAGATGTTCAAGGATAAGCGTGTGCTTGTTCTTGATGATGTAATGGCATCAGGTTCCACGGTATCCGAATGTGTTAGAGCAATACAGAAATATGAACCACTTGTGGTTGATGTGATAACTCTTTTGTCAAAAAAGTTTCCGAACAAACCACCACACACTCAAAAATAAATATAGTTATATTGTTCTACAAGACTAAAAGGGATAATTCCGAAAAAATATGAATTAAAAAATCAAGGGCGCCTGCGGATTGCAAGCACCCCTGAAATATGCAAAAACAATGGTTGCGACTAAAGAAGTTCGTCAATCTTTTTGTTCAGGTCTTCCTCATTCTGCAAACCGACAAGACTGTCCGCAAGTTCACCGTCCTTGATGAAGGCGATGAACGGGATGTTCCTGATGCCGAATTGCTCGGCAAGTTCCTTTTCTTTGTCGACATCGCACTTGCACACCGCGAGGTCGCTGCGGTTTTCCGCAATGGTGTCAATTACACTGCCGAGCGCGCGGCAGGGACCGCACCACACAGCATTGAAGTCAATCAATACAAGATGGTTGTTTTCAATCACCTCGTTGAAATTTTCATTTGTAAGTTCAATAGGTTTCATATTGTCTGATTTAATTGAATATCCTTGTGAACAGACCGAGCAGAAACAGCATAGCGGCAATAATCAGCGATATGATTTCATCGCGTGTCAATTTACGCTTTCTCATAGGTCTGGGTAGTCTGTTGTTATGATGACGGCACAGTCGTTGATTTCCGATATTTCGGTGAACCCTATCGGTTCCACGAGGATTTTCAATAATTCCTCGTTTCCGCTCCACTCGCTTATTGCCCGCAGGACATTGTGAAAATCCTTCACCGTGTCGCACAGGGTGGTGAACGAGCGGGACATCCCGTCATTCCGGAACGTTCCGTTTGCAATGCAGAACCTGTTGATTATGTCAACAATCTCCTGACTGTAATGCTCACGGAGAACAACCTCTATGGCGTCAATCTCCGCGTCAGGAAGACGCATAACCGTTGCGTTTTTCGTCCTTTCAGGGCGCTCGTCATTTCCGCTGTATATTTGGATTCCAATGTTTGCGAGATTTGGAAAAATGCGGTAAAAAATGATTATCTCCACGCTTGAATAGTCCCTGACAAGTCTGTCATAGTTCGCTTCAATCCCTTCGTTCACATCAAACTTCGACGCAAAATCGGACATCCATTTCCTGAACCCGTATTTCATATCGAGCAGTATGAGCATCTCGCGTATGGTCAAATTGAAAACCTCACCTGAAAACTTGCGTTTCAAACGTGTTCCGCCCTTCTTCAGTTTCGGTTTGATTACCTCAAACAACTTCCTGTCCGTTTCATAGGAATCGGGATATATTGTCACAGTCAGCGAAAGGACTGAATGGAGCAGGGCGATGATGTCGCCCGATGTAAAAAAATTATTTGTCCGTACCTCTTGCATAAAACACACTTTTTGATAAAAACACCAACGCGCAAATCAGATAGGACTGCCAATATGTGATTTCATTGGACACTATGATTTGGTTTCCGACAACAACCCCGTTCCATACAAGTTGCAACACAAACGCCCAAAAGAACGAGCGCACAAGCATAAGCATACACAGTATGACAAGCGATATTAGATATTTGAAAAACTTATTCATCATCCTCTGTTTTCTTTGGTTTTTCATAGAAATTATCCTTGATGTATTGCAGTTCCTCCAAAAGCGGTTCAGGATGCAATTCCAACAACGAGTAGAATTCCCTGTCGCCGCACTCGTGTTTTTCACACCAAAAGTCAACGCACTCTTTCGGGATGCCGACCAACGGATTGCTTTTTTTGTCATTCCGCTCCGCCTTTGTGTAAATGAACCTCGGAACCTTGTTTCCATAGAAACGCTGTGTGATAATCCGCCAAGTTTCCGTGACTCCGAGCGCGTCAGTCTTAATCATATTCATAATCATCGCCTGCATCGGAAAACCGATGCCCATAGTGCGGTTCAGCATATAGACATACTTCGTCTTTTCATAGGTGGTTATCGAGTTCCAAGTCATTATGTCCCTTGCTGAAAAGATGAAATCTATCAAGTCAAAAGATGAATTTATCTGTGCCATCAGAACAATGAATTTTTGTCAGGTTTTATAAACGACATATCGGAGGCGTCAACGCCCTTGAATATGCCTGCTGTTTTCTTTATGATTGATTCAGGCGCAGTATGCACCGACGAAAAATCCACCTTTTTCATCTTTTTCGCAAGTTCCCGTATGTCGGAAAGCATATTGTCTGCGACCTCGTTCGGTATCGCGTTCAGCGAAAGCATCATATACTTCACGTTCCGTCTGATGTTTTTCGCAAGGTTGTCGCACTCGCCTTCGAGTTTGAGAACATTTGAACAGGACTCCGCAAGGACGCCTATGGTGTCGTCCACATACAGGTATTCGCTGTTCAGCGCACCTACCTTCGATGTGAAATCCTCAAGTATCTTTTCCGCCTTCGCCTCCGTGACATTGAACGTGCGACCGTTTTTCTCGTATGAATATATCGAGGATATATTGTCGCTCTTGTCGCCTGTCAGCACCTTGACGAACCTGAACCTGTCGGCGTCGACCTCAATCATTTCAAGTTTGCGCTTGCTTACAAGCACTTTCAGATGTGCGAAACGGTCGTAGATGTCGTAAATCCCGCCAGCGACAAATGTGTCATATACACTGACGCAATCGTTCTTTGCGAGTTTCTCAAACCCCACAGGGACATAGATTTTCTTCGTCACGTCCGAATAGAGTATCGTGTCGGTCTTTTTGTCCGTCACTCCGACAATCTGCAACATATCCTTGTCGCTCGAATAGATGATTACAGGGATTCCCTTGTTGTTGAGGAGGTGCGACCAATAGAAGATGAGGTCGTCCGCCTCCGCCATCTTTGTCTTTGAAACGGTTATGTTGTACTTCCCAAGACCGTCGACAAAGGTGTGCATACATTCGGAGAAACCGCCCCAGTCGATGGTGTCCTCCTGATGTCGCGTGCCCTTGTAGTCCACGTCCGAATCTATGCTCTTTCTCCAAGATTGGGAATCAAGGGCGATGATGCACCTGTCGATAACAGGTTCCATATCCCGCAGGACGGCATTTATGTTCTGTTCAAGTTTCGACACGAACATATCCTTCGACTCTTTGTCTGACAAAATCTTCACGCCCTTCTTTTGCGGAAGGACGTAAAGACTTCTGAACAGAAAATTATGACCGTCTATTATTAAAGTATATTTCATTCTAAATGTAGATTATTTCAGGTTCCACCCTCTCTACGGCGTCGCCCGTGTTGAACTTCGAGTCAATGTCGTCTTCAAGTCCGTCTGAATTGAAAAGTCCGTCAGTGAAGAATTTCAGTTTGCGTTTCTTCGCGTCCCTTTCCGACAGAAGTCTGTCGACAACTTCGTCAACTTCAGAGTCCAAAGAACTCTCTGAAATATTCATTGTATCCGATGTGCTTGGCGAATGAGTTTCCATTTGCTGACGATTTGAGTGCCTCTGTCCCGTGATTGTACAAATCCCAACCGCTGATGACACCTGAAGTGCCGAAGTTGTTGAACTTGTCCGACGCATACATCTGACGCGTCATTTCACGCAGTTGCGATTGGTTAATCACACGATTATTTATAAAAAGTCCGCCGACAATCTCCTTTGCCATTTTCTCCGTGACAGTCTGCTGCTTCAGGTCTTTCATAAATTTCAGGTTGCGTTCGTGCTCACCCCTGACCTGTCCGAAATACTCTCGGATGAGTTCTTTGGCATAGGTGTCGATGTCCCGCATACTGTGGCGTTTCTTGATGGTGTACTCGCCTGAAACCATACCGTTTCCGCAGATGAACACAACACTGCCGAGAGCGAAACCGAACGACATAGTTCTGTCATAACTGTTCTTGAAACCCACACGGATTCCGATTTCGGAATCTTTCGGTTCCTGCAACAAGTCGGTCAGACCATACATTGCGATGCAGTTTGTACCGCTTTTGGTCTTGACATAAAGGCCGTTGACCTCAAACCCGTTTCTGCCCGCCTCCTCGATGATGGTATCGTGGATTTCCAAATTGGAAATAGGCGAATAGGTCGCCGTCGCGGAAGGGACGGGACGCATCGCGAGTTTTGATAATTGTTCGTTGCTTATCATAATCTTTCTTTTGTTGTTATTACAAAATAATCAGGTCGGACTTCTTTTCCTCATCCTTCTTTTCCCCCTCCGAGTTCTCATCAAGTCCTTCTGGTTTGAAATCGCTGTTGATGTGTCCGCACTTGGCACAGGCAAACCCGAATTGGATTGGCATAATGCCGTCCTCCTGTGCGCCGATGAGCAGTCTGCTCACCTTGCGTAGGAAAAATGCGGGGGTGAACACATTGTGTCCGCATTCCTCGCATACGATAGGTGTCGTGTTTTGGATTAAGTTTTTGCCGTTAATGTTGTCCATATATCTTTGTTTTTATTGGTTTTTCAAAAAAAAAAACAAGGCGGTCTGTTTAGCGATTTCAAATTAAAAGTTTGATGCTTAAAACGAAAGGTTTGCTGAACCGCCTTTATATTGTAATTGGGTGTTACCCCATTGTTTTCAGTAAGGGACACCAGAAGGCGTCCCCGATAGGTCTGACGCCACAAGAACCTGCGGGTGCCCGTCATTGGTTTGAGGGATTGTTCGGCGGGCGAAAACAAAAACAAAGACTTACTAATTGATTTTTATGGATTTTGAGTTTGCTGTGATGGTTCTTGTCAGACCTTTTTTCAAAGAACGTATGTGGTTGCTTATGCCCCCACATTTGAATATAATAAAAAATGCAGAGTTTTTTACTACTTGTTGCTGTTTTTTTCAATTATGTCACAACCGTTATTTTGAAACTCTCGGAAAAAGATTGAAATTCGTCAGGATGTTCCGCAGCAAAAAGCGGTGGTTGAACGCCCAATCATAGTTCTCGATGTCGTTCACATTCATCCACATAATGCCGTCAACCTCGTCCTTTTCCGAATTGCCGTTGTTCAACGGAATGTCCATAACGCTTTCAGGAACCCTCGCCACATAGCGGATTGTGACATTCTGCGACTCACCTTCGTGCGGGTCATCGTTGATGCTGTACAAGGTGAACGCCGACGGTTCGATTCTGACACCGCACTCCTCCCAAATCTCGCGTGAGACCGCCTCCTTCGTGGTCTCGTTGTAGTCGAGATACCCGCAGGGGATGTTCCACATACCGTTGAAGTCAGGGCAACCGTCGCCCCTCTTGTTCACGAGGATATAGTGTTCACCACCCCTCTCTGCGATGACAAGACCGAGAACCGCGATTGAACGACTCACCCAATAAGTCTTGCCGTCCTTTTTGATTGAAAAGTTTTTCTTCTGTTCTTTGATGAACTCGTTGGACTTCATTATTTTCTTCATAGTGATATATCGTTAATATATTTTTTGTTTTTTTTTCTTGAATATAATGGAAATTTTGTTTTCACTCGTTTTCAAAAAAAACTGAAATTTGGTTTCTTATAGAATCCTGCGCCACCAACGCCTGCGGAAAATGGTTGCCGTGACGTATGTCTATTTTCTTCACCTCGCAAAGGCACCTTGTATAAAGTTCCATTGATGTCCTTGGCGGCATAAACGTGGCGAGATAGGCATAACAGGCGGTCTTCGCGGCTGGGTTGTCGGAACAATGCAATATGTGCGAGCAGACAACCTCCGAAACCTTCTCTTCGGTGTTCATACGCAAAGCGCCGTTCAGGAGATTGGTTCCATAGTCCCTTGACACAATGTTCGTCCCATACAGCATATTCTCGATAAGCGAAACGTCGAACTTCATAACAAACGAGGCGTTGTCGAACACGCTGAACGGGAGTATGACGTCGTTCCCTTCTATCAGTATACCGCAAGTAAACTCTATCGGAAGATTGGCGAACGAAAACCAATCGGACTCCGCCTCGATTTCAAGTTCCGAGTTCCAATAAACGAACTTGTGGAAATACCCCCAACCAACCGCCTTTATGCAGGAATGTTGGAACCTTTTATGACACACACCGATATAACCATCTTTGTATGGATGCAGTTGGGTGGAACCGCTGTATTTCATAGTACTGTCCCCGTCACGGACAAACGAAACGTTGCCGCCGCCCGTGTCTATCACAACATTGGGGACGGTATGGACAAACACATTCGGTCGTCCGAGAACAGGCATCCAATTCTTCTCAACGCCTGTTATGCTCAACCTGTGTCTGACTCCATCGCCGAAGACTTTTCCAACAGTCATATCAATATGCGACCAATCCTTGAACACGCTCGCCGAACACATAAGGTCGTCCCCGTCCGAAAAAAGTCGCATATCCTCGTACCCTCTGTAGAGTTCGCCCCCGTTCCTGTCGAAATCGCACAGCACATCCCTGCTGTCGGTGACAGAAAGCGTCTGTGTGTCGAAATCGCATAGATAGTTGTATGATGTGAACTGAACGGGTATGTCGCTCCTGTTTTCAGGATAGTACACGATGTTCCTGTCGTTTGGGTTGTGGAACCTGTACGACAGGAAGGTGTAACTCGGCGAGCGGAAACTCATAACAACCTTTCCCTTGTGTTTCAATATGGAGGGGTTTGTTATGCCGTTGTTCAGACTATGCACGCTGTGGGTGTCAATCATTTTCACAACGCCGTGCTGCGAAACAAGTTTTGCAAGTGAAATCATAATGAAAGTCCAAGTGATTTTATATAGTCGCTTACGTCCTTGCTGCCGTTTTCGATGAGGTTCTTCAGACCGTCGACGGCGACATAGTCCTTGCCGCATCTGTAGCAGCATATATAGTATTGCATAAGAAACCTGTCCATCACATTCTTCACAGGGAGAACGTCCCAAAAACCCCGTACAAGTTTCATATTTTCAGAAACCTTGTCCCTCACGACAGAGGCATACCCAAGTGCGGTATAATAGTCCCCTCGGTTTTCGGTGCCGCCGTAGTTCACCCTCGACAGTTCATAGTACGCCTCGCACCTTGAGGAATCCCAATCTATCAGTTGGGCGTATTGGCGTATCATTTTCTCGATTCTCCGACCTGCGAACTCAAGGCATTTCTGCGCCATATAAAATGCGTCATACCCCACGTCCCTGAACATTCCCCTGTTCTCCGCGGACAGTTCGGCGGCGTGCATAAAAAACGCGTGGGCGCCGCACCACTGCTTTTCCGAAAAATAATGCAGACCGATGTTGTATGAAAGGTGGGGATTTGTGCTGTCCATAACAAAGGCATACAGGTCTTTGTCGGTTCCGAGCAGTTCGCCTGAATGCTCTTCCGCACCTCCGCAGGGAAGTCCGAGATATTTGAATATAGCGTCCTTTTTCACTTTGCAGACAAACGCGGCGTTGTCAAGCACGCTGAACGGTATTATGAACATCCCGTCCTTGTACGCAAGTCCTGTTGTGAACTCGATTGGGAACCCCATAAACAGAAACCTGTCCGAAAGCGTGACGATGTTCCAACACTCGTCCCAAACAATGAACCTGTTATAGTATCTCGCCTCCCGTTCACCGTATCGGTTGTACCAAAGTTTGACCTCGTGCACAAGGGCAATCCTGTACCCGCACACATCTATGACCTGACTGCTCCCGCGAAGGTCGCAGAGTTCCCCCTTGCACTCGATGGTGTATTTGTTCAGCACAACCTCTTCGGTCTTTTTTGAAACAGGGTCGTATTTCACAACCTGCAACGGGTTGCACCATTTCACATAGGTGTAGGGTTCGCCGACGACAGGCATCCAATTCTTCTCGCAATAGGCGTCGTCGTTGAACGGCGCAGGTATCCTTGAGCGTGACACTTCAACTCCGTTTTCGTCAATTTCGCTCAATTCCATCCTTGACTTCCCTGTGTTTTCGGTGTCACGGCGGCAACCTGTAAGGAACATCTTCCAGTCCCATCTCACAACCCTCGCGTCCTCCTCGCCGACAAAACTCCATTTCGCGTCGGTATTGAATTTGGAATAGTCGACGTGCCTGACACTGCCGTCTATGATGTTGAGGTCGCTGTCGAGTTCGCAGACATAGTTCTCCGTACGCAGGTTCACGTCGTTGTCGGGATGGTGGTAGTTCGTGGGACCGAACGCCGAGTTCCATCTGTGCGACGGCGAAAGGTGCAGCATATAGTTCACCCTCCTTATGTTGGCGACAACCCTGTCGCCGTCAACAAAAACGGAGGGATTGCACAAACCAAGTCCCTCCGACATCTCCACAGGGATTTGAAGTTTTTTCAAAAGTCCTCCGTGTTGCAAAACATACTTGACAAAATTACTGTCCATTCAAAATGCAAATTATATCGGTGTCTTTCATTATAAGGATAAGACTGTTGTTGTCCTCGTCGTCTATCACCCACGGACTGCAAAGGTCGTCAAACACAATGTGGTCGCCTGTGTGGATGTCGGAAACCAAATCCCCGACAGACTCCACAACCCCGCTGAACGGGAACCCTACCTCTCCGTTGCGCTCACGAAAGGACGGCAAGATTATGCCGCCCTTCATAAGTGCATCTGAATCCTTCCTTACAATGATATAGTTGTTTACTGCAATCATACCTTTTAGATACAGGCGATTACGTTGATTGTAAGCGCGTCCGAATTGTGCGTATAGACAACTTTGCTGATAGGTTCGCCAATGCAGACCTGAACGTCATAGTCGCCTGAATGGTTCATCACGCCGAACACGTTTTTGTTGCAGAGATATTTTTCATCGTCAGCACCCTCAACATTCGTGATGACCTTGTTGTAGATGACGCTGTCTTCCACGTCATAGTCGCTGCGCTCGCGGATTGAAACCTCGCCGTTGTTCACGACATATTCAAAACGCTTGCAGTCCTTGTCGATTGTTCCGAGTGACTTGATGGAACGGAGGTCGTCCTTCGTGATACGGAAATCGAGCACGCTGCCGCTTGTGTCGAGAAGGCGTGCCATTGTGTCGTCGGGAATCGGTTTGATGTTGATGCTGTCATAGCGTTGGTCGGCGCACACTTCCGTGATTTCAAGGTTCTTTCCGACAAGGACGACTTTCATTGCATAGTATTCGTCACCGTCGGTCTGCGCGTCATAATGCACATCAAGGTCAATGGTCTCGTCGCTCTCGAACTGACTCAAGAGAATAAGGAGTTTCGTGCCTGTCAGGAACGACATACGGATTGGTTTGTCGAGGTCGTATGGATTGCTGAACAAAGTGTTGTTCGGAATCCTCATATACTTCACGACGTCGTGGGCGGGAAGGTAGGAGGAAGAATCCACGAAGTTCTCCGTGATACGGATGTTGATGTACTTGTCGACAATCATCATCTGCTTGATGATGTTTTGCAGCGCGCTTTTGCTGCAATCTTTCATTCTAAAGGAAGATTTCATATTGTTTTGGTTTGATTTAAGTTGATATATCGTTGATATATTTAATATAACAAAAAAGTTTTCGTTTTTAACTTCTAACTTATGATTTTTTCATACTCCGACTCTATTTCAGCGTCGGTCAGGTCTGTCCGCTTCAAAAGGTCTTCGAGCAGTTTCGCCTTGATGCTCGCCTGCACCGCGGTTTTCTTGTACGACTTTCTCTGATTGTAGACACGACCGACAAGCGTGCTGAAGACACCGGGGTCTTGTTTGAACACGCAACCGCTCTCCGACACGATATACCCTTCTTCAAGACGTCTTGTCTTGCCCGCTATGTCGGTTTCCAGAAGTTTCTCCACAAGCGTTTCGGGACTCAAGTTCAACTCTCTGATGATATTCGGGTACAGGGAGGCGAAGTCGTTGCATATACAGTTGATGTGGAACCCGACTTCGGGTTTCTTCACATACGCCCCGTCATAGGGTTGCTGCACGGAGTTCATTTCCACGACAGGCAGAACCTTCCCCTGCGCATAGTAGTCCCTCGCCATAATGCTTTCTGTAAGGGACACAGGGGAGAACATACGCATAGTCGGGCATTTGGCGATATAGGTCAGTGTGTTTCCGATTGCCGAAACACCGAGTTTGTCGTGCAGCATAGCGACCAACGCGCAGTCAATCACATTGTAATAGACATATTTCTTGAAGTCCTTTTCGTACAGGTCGTCGAGCGTGCCGTCATACGAAACCTTCTTCACACCGAGAACATCGCTTCCCGCTTGGTCGAGTTTCAGGTTTTCCTTCTGCTGTATGCTTGTGTCCCACTTTGCATACGCCTGCATATAGTCAATCACGCCGACGTGTGCGGGGAACTTCGGGTCTTTCCCGACCGCCTCCCCGATGGGGGACGCCAACTTCACGGGGTCTTTGATACCGAGTTTTGTCGAGCGGTTGATGATGTACTTCCAGTCAAAGTCGATGAAGTTCCAACCTGTCATCATAGGGAACTTGGACACCATACTCCCAAGAAAGTATTTCAGCATCGCGACTTCGGAACCGAAGCACTTGAACCTGAAGTTGAACTTCGCCCCGTAATGCTTCGTGTGGTTGTCCATATCGAACTGTATCTCCGATTTCTCCCTTGCGGTAAGGTCTTTTTCCGAACTCAACACAATCACGTCCTTTTCAGGCGTCGCTATGCCGATTACAGTTATCGGTTTCCTTGTCTGCACCGCAGACTCCTTCACCGTCAGTTCGTTGTCGATTCCTGTTTCAATATCGACGAAGAATGTCCGCGGAAGGTTGTACTCGAAAATCTCGTCATATTCGTCCTTCGGTAGGTCGTCTATGATTTCGGCAATCCTGAAAATGGACAGACTGTTGACAGTCCTCGACCTTTTCTTTCCGCTCGTTTTGTCAGTATAGGTTTCCTGATACGGAATAAACGCTTTCTTCACCGCCTTGTCATCCCAACTCACCCTGTTCGGGTCTCGTTCCTTGCTGTTTTGGGAGGAACAGTATTTCCAGTTGAAGAATTGGTCGTCAGGAATTTGAATGTCCTTGATATGCGTCTTTCCGTCCTTTCCGTAATAGGACACGCTTATGGTTTGTCCGATTTGTATGTAGTCAAGCAGCATAATTAAAAAAGTTTTGAGTCTATAACAACGAGGTCTTTGTCAAACGGTCTGTGACCGAGCGCCTCTATGATTCTGTTCAACGGAGCGAGGATGATTTTCTCGAACATCACGTCGATGTCGACTTCAGGTGCAAACGGCATAGGATAGTTGCCGGGTTCAAAGGCAAAGAAGTCGCAGGTCTTCCCCTTGCAGTAATAATACTTGCATTTGCTACCCTCCGTCAGTCGGTTGAAACGTGACTTGAACTCCGGATAGTGGTAGAGCATATAGTTGTAATATGCGATACCTTTGGTGGTGGCGGGGGCGCCTTTCTTCATAACAAACTCCTTCGTGTCGTCAAGCACCCATTCCATATAACCCGTCGCTTTCTTGTTCCAACAGATTGAATCTATCGGGGCGCCTTTCATAACACGCTTTATGTTCTTCAACTCAAGCGACAACGCCTTCATATTCCCGTCAAGTCCGTTGTGCTCGAAAATCCATTTCACGATTTCCGCGAGTTTCTCCCTTGCGAACGCGGGACTCGACGCCTGTATCAACTCGACTCCCTTCGACTTGATTTTTGAAAAATTGTCGAGAATGTCGTGCCTCGGCATATTGTCAGTCCACCGAACATTCTGTATGTATTTCTTTTTTGACAACCAAATGCCTGCGTCGGAATAAGTCTCCAACTCGAAGTTGAGATAGTTCTTTCCGTTTATGGCGGCGGCATAACTGTCAAAAATCCTCTTGAAATAATCAGACAAGAACACGTCGTCGAGTCTGATGGCAAAGTCCTTCGCCTCACCCCTTACAAGTTCTATGTTGTAAAACTCAACATCGTCGTCTCTCACGTTAAAATAATCCTCCACATATTCCCTCGACTTCTTTCCGCAGAAATTGGTTATATAGGGGTCTTTCTCCCCCTTTTTCTTGATTGTGATTTTCCAATTCGGGTTGTCGCCTATCCCCCAATCGGTCGTCGCTATGACCTCCTCAAGTTGGGAATACACCGAATCGGTGTCAATGTATACAGTCACCTGCTTTTTCACAGGGCAGTGTACGGTGACGCCAAGTCTTTTGTGAACCTCGACGTCCTTGTGCCATTCATTCAGGAAGTAATCGTTGATATGACTCTCCGCATACAGGATTGCGTTCTTTCCCTGCTTCGTGATGCACTCCGCAAGGTCGGGGTTGAAGAAATACATATATTGGTTGCCAAGTCCGCCGTAGAACGAGTTAATCATAATCTTGGTTCCCTGCTCCCAGTTGTGGTACTTGGTGTAGGTTGCATTCAACTCCTCTATTTTGTCTCTTATTTTTTTCTCAAGGTCTTTGTTCATATCGCTTTTGTTTTTCAAAACAGTCTGTGCGACTTGTCATACTTGTCGCTCTCTGATATAATCTCGTTGTATTCATTGTCGAACTCCACATTGTCCACAACCCTTTCCTTCGGGTATTCATACACCTTGTTGCGCTCAAGAAACTCTCTCCGCAGGGCATTGGTCTCGCGTTTGTCCCGTCCGAGAACAAATGCGTATTTGTGCTTCGGAGGAAACTTCAACTTCACCGATTTCTCATACATATCCTTTGAATACTCTCGCAGTTTTCTCTCTATGTCGTCGGGCACATTCTCCCACAGCATCCTTTGGTCGTTGTTCCAATTCTTCTGCCACACAATACCCAAGTCCTTCGCATATCTCTTATAGAAACTCCTCGCCCTGAACGCTCTGTCGGTGACTATCTTCGACGGGTTGTAGGGGTTTACGCACCTTACAGACGCCCCGCTGTCCTTTCCGAGATAATAGAAATTAAGCGCTTGGTAGATGGAACCCTTCTCCTTCGCCTGCGTGTCGCTGTAACAGGTGAAAAGTCTGTAGTCGGTGTTGTCGACCATATATCTTATGCACCACATAAGGAACTTGCTTCCGAGGTTGAACGGAGTCCAACTTGCACTCGCGCCCCTTGATATGAGGCGTTCGATTTTCCTCGTCCTTTCACCGAGCAGCGTGCTGAACGAGTTCGGCATAGACATTATGACAACGCCTCCGAGAATCCCTTTGTATTTGGCACCGAACCAATGTGTCGGATAACTGCCGACCGTGCCCAACCATTCATAGCGTTTTATGAACTCTGTGGCGGACGCCTTTTCTGCGGCACTCTCAAGAGGCATAAACTCAAAGTCGGACAACTTTATGTTCCTAATGTACTCGTCGTCCCAACCATACCGCACCTTGTCCTGTGCCAAAGTGTCAATCCTGCGTTGGTATTGGTAACACCAATCCTTGTCGAATCCGATTATCTTTTTCAAAAGTTCTATACTGCTCATCAGTTACACGCTTGCCACGATGTAGTATTCGTCCATATCTTCTATCGGGTATAACTCTTGGAACAGTTCACACAATGCGTTCCTCAACTGTTCATAACTCCCCCAACCGTTGTCTGGGTTGTACTTCGACAGCATTTTTTCGTGCTTCATCGCATACTTCATCGCCTCCTCAACCCGTGAAACATAATCCTCGCGCAAATGCCATCCCTCTTCAGTGTAGTCCCATTCCTCATTGCGCTTTTTCACATCGGGGTCGCCGTATATCTTTTCAGGATGCCACAGCAGATGGTACGCCGTGAAATTCCCGCCGACTGGTATATGGTCTGCCATCTCGCACAGATTGTGCGTCAGGTTCGTGTGAAAATACTCATCGGTTTCGTATTCCTCAACCTTTATAGAGGAGGGGTCGGTGTTCGGAAACCTCGACATAACCTCGTTTACGGTCTTCAGTTCAAACATCCGCCCGTTCTCACGGGCATACACCCCTGTTCCACTCTTTATGATTGGAGTTTTTTTCTTTATGTACAAATCAAGACTCATTGTTTTCTGTTTTAATTTCCGAACTCATTCTGCTCCCCGGTACAGGACGCCCAACACCAAGTGCGCCGCTCGCAGTCCCAACAAAACCCGTCGCAGGGTTTCCACTTGTGGACTATCGGTCTGCCGTCCTGTTCTGTCGGTCTGTCGTCCTGTTCTTTCGGTTTGTTTTCATCGTCATTGGAGTTCATTGATATATCGGTGATATATTATTCAGGACGGACTGTTTTGTTTATCTCCACTTTCAACTCGTGAATCTTGCGGCGGAGATATTGCTTGCAGTTCTTTGCCCGTGTGACCGTAGTCAGGTAGTTCTCGATTTCCTCGTCAGTCCAACGCCAATCGAGTTTGTTGAGTTCATACTCGCATTCCGAAAGAATCGCCCTGCGTCTTGCAAGCGTCTTGCCCGCCTCTTCGTCAAATGTGTCATCTGGGTTGCATTTGGCAATGCCACGGTAAAGTTCGGTGTTTTCAATGCCGTCGTCTTTTTTCGTAACAGTGAGAAGGCACACCACGGTGCGCTTTTTCTCGTTCACAATGTACTTATAGGTTTTCATATCGCTTATAATTTTGTTATTGTTTTATTTTCCTCGTTTTCAGTAATCAAAACACATTGGTCGAGGTTTGGAAGTTTTCCGTTCACCTGCGGATTGTTGTCGCAGTCATAGAAAGAACACACCATACTGACTCCGTTGACAACCTTGTTGTAAAACGCTTCCATCGCGTTTACACCGCCCTTGAAAATGGTGTATGTTCTGTCCGCATATCGTATCTCCACAGAAGAATCCTTGTCTGTGTTTTTCTCGAACCTTATGTCTATAACATTGTCGAGATTGATTGTGTGGGTTTCATTCTCCACACCGAATTTAATCCAAACTGGTTTATTCATACTCCTATTTTTTTATTTCTATTTTTGTGTTCGCAATGATTTCCCCTGAAAACGCGTCAATCAGCATACGTTTCAAACGCTTCTCATCAATCGCAATCTCGTCGGGGCACTCGTTGTAAACCGCACTGCCGACGACAGGAACTTCAATGTCGCACCTCAACCTGACACGCATATCCTTCAAATCACCTTTGGTGTACATCCCGTTGTTTGACTTCCTGTCGACGAACGGGAACACACGCTCGTACTTCTTTACCCAAGTGTTGTTTGCGTGAAACATAGACATAGAAGTCCAATCAACCGAAACCTCGTCACACCTCAACAGCACTTCTTGCAGAGAAGGTTCTATCTTTATTGTGTACAGGTACTCGATGTCCCCGTGTATTCCGTCGGTCAACTCATACCCGTCTCCGTAAAGATAGCGTAATCCCTTGTACACGCTGTTCGGCGTCATCTGACTGTTGGATGTCTGTGCGAGGAACTTTTCGAGTTCCGCACCCACGCGCTCCGGCATACCGTCGTAATGATGGTACAGGTATGCGGTTTCGTCGCCTCTTTCAATAACTATGTTGCATTTTGTCGCCATAAATGTACTTCCGTTTCATTTAATATAACAAAAAAGATGTACTTTTTGACAGGCAGTTGAAAAAAATGCGGAAATCAGAAATACACATCAATGCCGAAATTCCAAAACATCTTGCAGTTGAACCTCCACTCGTTTGCGTTTTCCATCGAGAAATGGGCGAACAGGGCGCAGTCATAATGTTCGTCCAACCAAACGCTGCGTATGTCTTTTCCATACCTGTTGTCGAGCATAGTTATGCTCCTGAAATAATTTATCAGAATCGGTATGGCGGGCACCATCTGCGAGTCGCAGGAAACGATGAGGTCTTTGCCGTATGGAAGATTGTTGTTGGTTATCTTCGCGACGCTGTGGGCGCAATACAGGAAGCGGTGGTATTCCGTGTCTCCGAAATTCTTGTCATACACGCAGTCATAGTCCCCGTACTCCCTGAACAGTGTGTTCATATCCTTGCCTTTTTGCGCCAAGTAGTCAAACAGGTGGTATGAGGTCTCGAACTTCGGTTTCAGATATGAAAAATCGTGAAGCGTGTCAGGATGTTCGCTTGTCGGATACCTCAACAGATAGGAAGTAAGTTCATAGTCACTCCTATCGAACTTCATCCCGAAAAGGTCGAGTATGACAGGTATCACATAGTCATAATGGTACGCCGTCGTGAAGTGGTGGTCGTTGGCTGGGACACCCACATAGGTCGTCCCTTTCGGATAGAGGTGGTGCAGGGGAGTGTTTTGGCATCTCTCCCTGTAAATCCCCGCAAGCGTCTCGTCCGTCGAAACGCTCTTTGTTCCAACATCCCATTGAGGAAAACATATATGTTTCGCTACTCCAAGTATATCTTGGTGTTTCAAGTATTCCTTTCGGTTCATATAAACATTTGTTGTATGAAAAACTGTAACTTTCCCTGTAAATCCTGTAAACATCGTTTCCGCCTATGCTGCTGACACGCCTTTTCCAAGTGTCGCGTCCCGCGACATCACCGAAAAAACCGAAATCGAGGAGTCTGTCATATACATTCTTCACGCTTTCGTAATACTCTTCGGAAGATTCGCTGCGTTTGGCGATTGAACGGTAGTTACGCTTGCCGACTTTTTTCTGCTTGTCCTTCAGTTTAAGTTCGCGCTTGTAATTGGAAACGGTGTTGACTGTCTTTATCTCAATGTCATACAATTCCTTGAAAATATCTATGATTTCCCTGTTGTTTTTCGCCGTGTTGCGTATAAGGTTCGGATGTTCCTCAAGTATGCCAATCAAAAGCGCGAGTTTCCTTGTCTTTTTAGAGCGGTTTGTCTTTGCGGCGGTGTCACGCTGTTCATCGCTCCACTGCATACTCTTGTAGTTGTTCACCCCGTAGTCATAGGTGCTGTCGAAATCCCTGTCGAAATCGGACTCCGTATATTCCCTCTCGTGGTCGAAGGTTCCCTTGATTATACCGTCCCTGACCGCCTTGTCAAATTCCCTTTTGACGACAGCGTAGCACCACTCCCTTGAGACCTTCCCTTGTTTTCTCCGTATCACCTCAAGCGTTTTCATTCTCACGAATTGGTTGCGACCCATATTGACCATTTCGGCGTCAACCCTGAAATTTGCGTCACAGGACTCATCCACGTCGCTTTCGCTGACATTGTAGAAAGACTTTGCGTCCGCGCTCATCCTGAAACCGCTGCACATTTTCAGACCGAAAACAACCGAGTCCCTTGAACCGCCGTGCTTTGACACAATCTCCATCAGGTTGTCCAAAAGTTCGTCCGACGGGTTTGTCATAAACACATCCACAACCGAGTCTATGCTTTCAAAGGTGCAGGTTTCCACTTTGGTTGGTTCCGTTTCAGTCCAACAGTCACCGTTCCTCCAAATCGTGCAGAACTCCCCGAAGAACACCATCTCGTTCACGTCAGGCGTGAAGAACATATTCTTAATCTGCCATCCTGTGAACTGCGGGTCGCCTCCGAGAACAGTGGAAAGGAAACGCATAGCGTTGATGTACCGCCCCCAATTTTCATTCTTTATGAATGAATACGCCGCTTTCTTCTCGCCTCCGCAGTCCACATTGACCGTCTTCACTTCGTTTATCGTGATTTCATTGTCAAGCACCCAAAACAGTTGGACGTGCCCGTTTGTCTTGTGCACTTGGTATGAACTCGGCATAGGCACCCCCAAGTCGCCGCACACACACAACCTCTCCTCTATCTCGCGCCTTATGGAATCCATATCACCGCATCCGCACATACGGTCTATGTCGACTGCGATGATTCCCCTTGTCCTGTGTGTCGAACCTGTGGAACACTGCAAATAGTTCCTGTGTTCCTTTATCAGGTCTATGATGTGCCTGCCTTCCGACTTCACCTTCACACGGGGCACGTTCTTGCTTTTTGCGAAATCCGTGCAGGTGGAGTAAATGTGGAATTTGGAATTTTGTTCGGACACAAGGTTCCTGCTCCTTGTGTACAGAACTTCGCCTGTGTTCACGTCAATCAGGACTGTGGTTTTCTTCCCGTCCGCACGGGACACCTTTGTATGGATGTCCTTTCTGTCATACACACCGTTCTGCGTACGGACAAGGCAGGTGTAGTCGCTGCGTTCCGCATTGGGTATTATTATGTTTCTCGGTATTGCCATAAAAACGGATTAGACGAAGGTTATATTGTCGCTTGTTTCGTTTGTTTGCTGCATATAGGCAGTCCCCTTCACAGGGAACGCCGCCACAAAATAGTCATTGTCGCTTGTGGTCACGACATATACCCCCTCGTCCACATCCTTCTTTACCGTGCAGGCGTTGAAAGTGAACCGTTTAATCATATTGTAGGTGTACACGTCCACATACGGAGTCCTGTTTTCCCTGTTCTCTATCAGTATCATCTCTGTTTCAGTTTTGTTTTTCAGGCGACCTGCCTTCCACTCCCCGAAGGGAGTGGAAATTTGCGGGCGTTGCGTGGCAGGGAGTTGGTTTATGTTCCGAAGAACGATAAATCAAGCAATTACAAAAATACAAATACTTCAGTTTTTATGATTCCATTTGTCCATCAGCGCCTTGAGTTTCTCATCGTAGGAACCTGTATAGACATCACGCCCTTTCGGTTTGTTTTTCCTTTTCGGTTTCAATGCCTTTTTATTCGGCGCACTTTCCGTTTTGGTTTCAACTTTCGGTTCGGCATCGCAAGCGCATTCGGGACATTCCCCAAGATATTCGATGCCGTGTTTCGTGCAGAATTTTTTAATCATATCAGAATGGATATTAGAATGTATTATTTATATTCTCATTCACCGACAAAATTCGAGAACCCGTTCCTCTTTTCAATCTCCACCACATTGTCGGCATAGACGGAATCGAGGTTCGCGTGGTGCACTATGTATATGCTCAACCCGTTGTCGTCTGCAAACTTCTTGAAAATGCGGAGCATATCGTTGCAGGACTCCACATCTATGTTGGTCAGAACCTCGTCAAGGAAAAGTATGTTTATGTCAGGCACCCTGCTCTTGACAATTTGCAGGAAAGCGAGTGTCACGGCAATGTCAACCTTCTTCCGCTCGCCTGTGGAAAGGGTGCTGTAGGGAACCTCCTCGCCAAGCGACCAGATAGAGCACGCATACCCTGTGTCAAAGACAATCCTGTAGTTTATCCCAAGTTGTGTGCAGGCGCCCTCGACATATCCGTTTATCATAGGGACATAGATGTCCGAAATATACTGCTTCAGACCGTCGTTTGAAAACACGCCGCATACTGTGTTCATCACTTCAAGTCGCTTGCAGTCCTTGTCTATTTCGGACTGTTTCGGGGCGATTTTGGCGTGTATCTCGTCGCACATAGCACGGAGGTTGGAAATCTGCTCTTCATACCCCAAATCGCGTTCTTTTCGCCTTGATTCGAGTTTCGCCTTCTCTATCCTCAACGAGTTTATCCTGTCCCAAATATCCTTTTTCTTTGAAACAGCAATGTCGAGTTTGTCCCCAATCTTCTTTTCCCGCTTTCCGAATTTCATAATGTTGTCCGTCAGGTTTTTTGAAGCGTCTTTCAGCGTGTTCGCGTATTCAATGTGCTCCTGTGTGTTGAGGTCTGAACCGCAAAGCGGGCACTTGCCGCTCTCGAAAAGTTTTATTTTGTCCCCGACCTGCTTGAGTTCGGAACGGAAACCCGAAATGCTCATCGCATTGTCGGAACGCATACCTTCAAGCGTTCTTATCGTTTCCTCAATGCTGTTGTAGTCCCTCACGCTTTCGGTTATCAGACCTTCAATGTCGGACGCATTGGTCTCGTCAGGTTCGTCTTTCGCCTCGTTTTGGCGATTGACCATAGTGGATATGCGTCGCTCCATTTCGGACACGGTTGTGTTGTACCCCTCTATCGAGGACTCTCCTTCCGATATTCTGCACTTGATTTCCTTCACACACTCCCTTGCCTTCGCGGAGGCGGTGTTGATGATGGAATACCCGAATATCCTGTCTATGAGTTCGCACTTTTCAGACGGCGACAATTTCACAAACGACTTGAAGGTGTCCATAGAAAGCGCGATGGTGTTCTTGAATATGTTATACGGGGTCTTGTATATTTCCGTTTCAAGATACGCCTGCACATTCGCCTTGCCTGCCGTGTCGATTGGTTCGCCGTCGACAGTCACCGCAAACACACTCGGCATAAGACCCCTCCGTATCACGACGGAACGACCTTCGGCGACAATGCTTATGACGCCCTCGAAATGCCTGTTCACCCTGTTTGGGATGCTTTTCTGCGTGAAACCGTCAACCTGACCGTACAGCATATATACAATCAGGTTCGGAATGCTCGACTTTCCTGCGCCGTTGCGACCGCACAGCAATGTCAGACCCTTCTGCTTCTCAAAGTCTATCTCACGCCAAGAGTTCCCCCACCCTGCGAAATTCCGCCATTTAACATTCAGTATTCTCATCCTGCGTCACTTTCTTGCGGTAAACAATGCGTCCGTTGTCAAGGTCGTAGGGACTGATTTCGATTGTAACCGAGTCGCCGGGCATAACCCTGATGTTGTTCTTGCGCATCTTGCCTGAAACATAGGCGATGAGTTCCTTTCCATTGTCAAGCACAACCTTGTACTTGCAGTTCGACAGGTCGTCCGTTATGACGCCGTCCATTTTGATTAACTGTGTTTTTGCCATATTCTGAAATATTTGATTTGTTTTAATATAACAAAAAGAAGGACATTTTTTACACAAGACGTAGAAAAATACACAAACTGCATATTAAAAACAAAAAACGATATATCAATGATATATCACACATAAACGCAACATATATCAAATTGAAAAAAGGAATGTTACAAGCAAAATCTCCAAATTCTAATTATATCAGTAATATGCCTGGTTGTCTGCCTTTTTTTTGGTCCACTTTTTTGAATTGTTTTTTTTTTTTTGCTTTGATATTTTTTTTTTGGATGTTTGTATGGTTGGATGGTTTGGATAGTCTGAATGGTCTGTATCTGTTTTATTGGTTTGGAATTTCGATATA